TGAATATGATGAAAATGGCAACGTTGTGGAAACAGATATGTCAGGAGGTAATGTTGTACAAAAAGCTATCGAAGATGCAAATGCACATATGCAAAATACTTTTAATTTAATTCCTCCGCAAAAAATAAAATTAGGCCCTGTTGAAAATTTTCAAGATTATCAAGATGCATTGTTTAAAGAATTAGATCAATTAAAAAATAGATACAAATTAAAAGATACTGACAAAGTAACCGAGTATCATATTGCATGGTGGAGAGAAGTTATAAAATCAAAAGCCTTAAAAGATAATTATAACATTCCAGAAGACGTTTTAGAATTATTAGTAAATAGATGGGCATTTTATAACAAAAGTACATCTATTACAAAAATTAAAAAAATGATCGATAATGAAGAATTCTTAGAATGGGTAATTTCATTTGACAAAAAAGACTTTAAAAAATATCAAAAACAAAATATGGAACCATTTGAATCTATATTTTTAAAACTAGGCGCAGAAGTGCTAAAAAATGCTTCTAACTTTTTAGCAGCAAACCCAGCTAAATCAGTTCAGGATATTAGAAAGAATTTGGCAGCAGTGCTACGAGATGTGAAATCATCAAATAATATTGCAACATTAGATAAATTAAAGCTTGAATTAGATCGAATAAAAAGACTAGGCGGATTTGAAAAAATTGTGCCGCTAGAAGGCATTGTATTTACATATGGAGGCGAAACATATAAGTTAACAGGCGCATTCGCACCTATAAATCAAATATTAGGTACATTAAAGTATTCTAGATAATATTTATATAAAATTAAGGCAAGAAAATTATGGCTAAGAAAAAACATAAAACACCAACAAATACGAAACATAAATCGAGAAAAGATCTTAAAGATTATACATTAGATAAAGATATCGATAATATGGTACCTGGTTCAACAGGAGAATTACAACCTGGTGATAGAAAGGATGACAAAGAAGTTATTGATGATATAGAAAATATGGTTCCTAAAACAAAAGACTCAGATACAATATATCCAATTAAAGATATGGAAGATGGTGATCCAAAAATGTCAGCCAATGCAATGAAAACATTTAAAAAAAATATAGAAGATGATGCACAAGATCTTATTGATACATTATCTAAGAAAGATGGTGGATATATGACTCAAATAGAAAAATTAACTAAAGAACAAAAAGAAAAATTAGTTAGAGAAATTGTTAAAAGAAAAGTAGCTAAATTTATAGTAGAGCAAGAAGAAAAAGAAGAGGAGCCATTAGCCGACACTCCAGAGCCAGAAGCAGCTCCAGAAGCTCCTGCTATTCCTGCCGATGCAGCACCAGAAGCAGAAGTTCCCGTAGAAGAACCAGCTCCAGAACCAGAAGCAGAAGAACCAGCTCCAGAAGCAGAAGCACCTGAAGCTGAGGCAGAAGCACCTGAAGGTGACACAAGAGTTCAAAATTTTGTAACAGCATTACAACAGAAACAAAATTTTATACAACAAGTAGAAATGGTAATGAAAGTTGTAAATCAATTATTAGCTGCAGATGATACCCCACGTAAAAAAGGAAAACTTACATTCCTAAATCGTGTAATAAAAAGAGCAATTGAAAAACAATAATAAATAATTAAATTTTTATGGCAAAATCAAATAAGTTACAAAACGTTAAAGCTATCAAGCAAATGCTTGAAGGCACTCATAAATTTCAAACAAGAAAAACACACGGATATTCAGATAGTAAATCTACTGCAGACCGTAATAAAAAACGTGCAGTAGGAGATGTTTGGGAAGAAAAAATTGGAACTACTCTGTATCGAATAGAACAATTTGAAGGATTTCGAACTAAACGACCAGCTGGATCACAAACTGCAGAAATACGAGAATATCTTAATTCATATCCAAATTGTCAAAAAGATTGTTGCAAAACAACTTTTAATCATATGGATGCAAAAATGAAAAAAGCACATGGTATGTGTTATGATTGTGTAATTGACATGGAACATAAACTCCGGGTAGAAGGAAAATTTGAAGAATATGAAAAAGAGCGAATCCATGCAAGTGCCTTATCTTGGCTAAAAGATGCAGAACAAGATGTAGACGCATTAAAAAAAGCTTTCACACAAGCTTCAGAGTTTGTTACAAATGCAGATGGGTTAACAGAATCATGGGCTGCTCAAATGACAACAGAAGAATTTGAAGAAAAAGTTGAAAAACAATTTGAAAAATTTAAAGCGGAATTTTTAGCAAATATAAATAAAGATAAAGAAGAAGATGAAATTGATTAAAAAATATTGGAAATTAATAATAGGTATATTAGCTGGTATATTCGGTGCGATATTTATTTTTTCTAAAAAAAGTACAAATAAAAAATTACAAAAAAATAAACAAAAAATTGATTCAAATAACAAATCAATACAGAAAATTGACGGAAAGCTTAAATACGTTACGGATGAAAAAGCAGAAATCAAAAAAACAGTTAAAAAACAAAAAGAAAAAATAGCAACTATTAAAAAACAAAAAACTACTATTCCTAAAAAAGAAAAAGTAGTTAAATCTAAAAAAGAAGCAGTTAAATTAGCAAAAGCAAATATATTAAAAAGATCTAGGAAATGAAACATTTTTTTATTATATTATATTTAAGTCCAGCATTAATTTTTGGCCAAATGGCTGATACATGTTTTACTAGTAATCAAATAATAGAAATATCAAATACATTAGATTCATTACATTATTTAGATTCTATTAATAATAAAATTATTTTGGAACAAGAAGTTTTAATTACTGATTTAGAAAAAATTATAAAATTAGATAGTTTAGAAAATTTATATCTAGAACAAAAAACTATTTTTCTAAATGATAATATAAATTTATATATTGAACGTGAAAAACTTCTAAAACCAAAATGGTATGATAATAAAATAATCTGGTTTAGTACAGGTATATTAACTACACTATTAACTGGAAAAATGATCGTAGAAGTTGTTCAATAATGGCAGAAAAAAATATAAAACAAATTGTTAAAGAGCAATATATAAAGTGTGCAAATGATCCTGTATACTTTATGCGACAATTTTGCTATATTCAACATCCCATAAAAGGAAAAATAAAATTTAATTTATTTCCATTCCAAGAAGAATCATTATCTACATTACAAGCAAATCGATACAATGTAATTCTTAAATCTAGACAGTTAGGTATATCAACTCTTTCTGCAGGATATGCATTATGGTCAATGTTATTCAACGAAGACTTCAACGTTTTAGTTATAGCAACAACCCAAGACGTAGCAAAAAACTTAGTAAGTAAAGTTCAGATAATGAATGAAAATTTACCAAGTTGGCTAAAAACTCAAATTGTTACTAATAATAAATTATCATTAAAATTTGCAAATGGATCAGAAATTAAAGCAATCTCAAGTTCATCTACAGGCGCACGATCTGAAGCATTATCATTATTAATAGTGGATGAAGCCGCATTTATTAGAAATATTGAAGAAATATGGGTAGCATCCCAAGCTACACTATCTACAGGTGGAGGAGCTATAGTATTATCAACACCAAATGGTATTGGTAATTGGTTTCATCAAACATGGGTAGACGCAGAAAATGGCGTTAATGGTTTTGAAACAATTAAACTACAATGGAATCTACACCCAGAACGAGATCAATTATGGAGAGATGATCAAACTAAATTATTAGGAGAACGAGGTGCCGCTCAAGAATGTGATTGTGACTTTATATCATCTGGACATACTGTAGTAGATGGTTTAATTCTCCAAGAATTTGAATCAAAATGTCAAGATCCGGTTGAAAAACGTGGATTTGATAATGGGTATTGGATATGGGAATATCCAGATTATACAAAAAATTATATTGTTGTAGCTGATGTTGCACGTGGCGACGGTGCAGATTGGTCAACGTTTCATGTAATTGATGTAGAAACTATAACGCAAGTAGCTGAATATAAAGGTAAATTACCTCCAAAGGACTTTGGTAACATGCTAGTAACTGTTGCAACAGAATGGAACAATGCATTATTAGCAATTGAAAATGCCAATATTGGATGGGCTGCTGTACAGCCGGCATTAGATAGAAATTATGAAAATTTATTTTATACATATAAAGACGATGGTTATGTCGATCTAGAAGTTCAACTTTTAAAAGGGTATGACATGAAAGATAAGACTAAAATGGTACCTGGGGTTTCAACTACATCGAGAACTAGACCATTAATGATATCAGCACTAGAAATGTATATGCGTGAAGGAACACCAATAATAAAATCAAAAAGATTAATTCAAGAATTATTTGTATTTGTATGGCTTAATGGAAAAGCTCAAGCTCAAGTTGGATATAATGATGATTTAGTAATGGCTTATGCAATAGGATTATGGTTAAGAGATACTAGTTTAAAATTAAGACAACATGGAATTGATTTAAATAAGCGAGCTTTATCTAAACTTCAAAAGACAGATACAACAATATATACTAACAAACAAGATCGACCAAGTGATAGTTGGAAGTGGAATAATGGCCATGACGACGAAAATTTAACCTGGCTTCTGTAGTTAGTTATATTTATAATAAATAAAAAGATAAATCATGGCCTCATTAAGAAAACGTTTAAGTAACTTATTTGCTACAAATGTAGTAGTTCGTAAATTTGGAAAAGACCGATTAAAGGTAATCGATACAAACAGGCTACAATCTACAGGTAACATATCCCAATCAAAATTGTATGATCGATATACAAGATTACATGGCTCGAATAGACATAGTATGGGAGGTCATGGCGGATATGATTCAAATTATTACATGCAACAAAATCGTATGCAGTTATACACTGATTACGAAATGATGGATAAAGATCCTATTATATCATCAGCATTAGATATTTATGCTGACGAATCTACATTAGCAGATCAATTTGGTGATATACTTACTATTAAAACAAATAAAACCCATATTCAAAAAATATTATATAATTTATATTATGATGTATTGAATATAGAATTTAATATGTGGCCTTGGATCCGAAATATGTGTAAATATGGCGATTTCTTTTTAAAATTAGATATAGCCGAAGACATAGGCGTATTAAATGCCAGACCACTTTCTTCATATGAAGTTGAACGTTTAGAAGATTATGATGAAGCAACAGGCGAATATGATATTAAATTTAGACACGTGTCATCAGAAAATTTAAAATTTGATGTTTTCGAAGTAGCTCATTTTAGATTGTTATCTGATTCTAACTTTTTACCATATGGTAGATCTATGTTAGAAGGAGCTAGAAATGAATTTCAAAAACTAACAATGTTAGAAGATGCAATGCTTATTCATAGAATAATGCGTGCTCCAGAAAAACGGGTATTTAAAATTGATATTGGTAATATTCCACCAAATGAAGTTGATTCATTCATGGAACAAATTATTAATAAAATGAAAAAAGTTCCATATGTAGATAAAAATAATGGAAATTATAATCTTAAATTTAATTTAAATAATATGTTAGAAGATTATTATTTACCTGTCAGAGGCGGAAATAGCCAAACACAAATTGATACACTCCCAGGAATGACATTTACTGGAATAGAAGATATTGATTATGTAAAACATAAAATGATGGCAGCTTTGAAAATTCCAAAACCATTTTTAGGGTATGACGAAGGAGTTGAAGGAAAATCTACATTAGCTTCAATGGATATAAGATTTGCTAGAACAATTGAAAGACTACAAAAAATTGTTGTTTCAGAATTAATTAAAATTGGAATTATACATTTATATTCACAAGGATATGAAGGAGAAGATTTAATAGGATTTGAATTAGAACTAACTGCCCCATCTATTATTTATGATCAACAAAAAGTTGCCTTGATGAATGAAAAAATACAATTGGCAACTGCTATGAAAGATTCAAAATTAGTTTCTGATAAATATATTTACGAGTACATATTTAATATGTCTGAAGATGAATGGTTAGAAGAAAGAAATAATGTAGTAGAAGACCTAAAATTAAGATTTAGACAAAATCAAATAGAGCAAGAAGGAAATGATCCTACTTTAACAGGAGCTTCATATGGTACTCCGCATGATATGGCTTCATTGCATATGAGTTCAGACGACGAAAAAAACAAAGATAAAGGCGGAAGACCTCCTGAAGGAATCAAGTATGGGCAACATAAAAATCATATGGGTTGGGATCCAACTGGTGGGAAAACAGTTAAACAAGCTATGAATACGACATTTCAACCAGACCCTCGATTTAGAAAACAAAGATCTGCAGTAGCCACTGAAAATGCTGATATTCTTAAAAAAATTAATCGTAAAAGCTCAAAAGTTATCAATGAAACAGATGATGACAATAAAAAAAATAGGTCAATGTTAGATGAAAATAATATTTTATAATTTAAACGATATTTATATGAAAAGGACCATGTATTGCCATGAAAAAATTAAAACATTCTAAATATAAAAATACTGCGATACTTTTTGAAATCCTAGTTAGAAAATTAACCTCGGAATCAATGACGTCTGATAAGTCAGTTACCATTGATATAATTAAAAAATATTTTGGTAAAAATACTGAACTATCAAAAGAATTACAATTATATAATTCATTAGTTAAGGAACAATTTGTATCAGAAGCAAAAGCATTGGATTATATTAGAACATGTAAAGATGTACACGTTAAACTTAATAAATCATTATTAAAACGACAACGTTATAATTTAGTTAAAGAAATATCTAATAATTTTGTATTTGAAAAAATTTCAAAAATACGTATAAATAACTATAAAGCATTAGCGTCTATATATATGTTATTTGAATATGAAGACAAAGATAATCCTAAACAATTATTAGAATGTAAAAGTAATATTGTAGATCATTGCATGTTAACATCAAAAGTAAATTCTAACAAAGATAAAGTTATTGAAACATTTAAGAGTCAAAATAAAGATTTAAGGTTATTAGCATATAAAATGTTAGTAGATAAATTTAATGAAAAATATTCTGGATTAAATGAAGAACAAAAAGAATTATTAAGTCAATATATTACTCACGTCAACGATTCAGAATCATTAAAATTATATTTTGAAAAAGTAATACCGTCTATTAAAACTCAATTAAAAACAGAGTCTAAAAAAATTACTGATAAAGTAACAAAAATAAAAGTAAATAAATTATCTGAAATGTTATGTAATGTAGAGACAATTAATTTAGTTAAAGAATCTCATGTTTTATCATTATTGCGTTATTATGACTTAATAACAGAATTAAAAAAGGCAAACAAATGAAATCATTTTTAAAAGAAATTGAATCTAAATTTAAAGAAATCAATGAACGTGATTGGGATGAAGACGGCGAACAAGAATCTCCTAGAGATGAATATATGGGCGTTAAAGATAAAGCTATTAAAAAAGCAATGAAAAAAGAAGATGCTAAACCTGATTTCTTAGATCTTGATGATGACGGTGATACAGAAGAAGATATGAAAGATGCAGCAAATGAAGTTATAAAAACTGATGATGAACAAAAAGCATTGGAGTTACAAAAGCAAGATCCTGAAGCTGATATTGAATTAACAGAAGACGAAATTGACGAAATGAGTACAACAGGAGGCGTACCTGGATATCAAACCCCAAATGCATTTTCAACTAGAGCACAAGCTAAAAAGAAAAAGAAAATGAAATATGAATCAGTTCAAAAAGCAATGGATGCAAAATATGCTGCACTTATTGAATCATATTCAAAATTTGCATCTGGCAATCCAAAATCGACTCCAACACAAACAGTTAATGGTACTATAAAAGAAGTAGCAAAAAAATTACAAGAGATAGAAAAATTGGTTAGATATACATCTAGATTAAAAAATGAATCTGGTATAGCCGGGTCAACATATGGCAAATCTACTCATAATGCATTAAATAAAATATCAGAAAGATTATTAAAAATATCAGAACGTATCAGGAGTTTAGGAGAATAATATGTCAAAAGCTTTATTAGTAGAATATATGCCATTTAGCCCAATTGGTTCATTAACAGAATCAAATGGAGCCAAATTTGGAGTTCCTGGCGGAATGGTTGTCCAAGGCGTATTACAGAGAGCAGGAGCTAAAAATCAAAATGGTAGGATATATCCAAAACATATATTAGCTCGAGAATGCCAAAGGTACCAAAAAGAATATATTGACCAACATAGAGCTTTAGGAGAATTAGACCATCCAGAATCATCAGTAGTTAATTTAAATAATGTATCTCATAATGTATTAAAAATTTGGTGGAATAATGATGATTTAATGGGAGCAGTTCAAGTACTAGATACTCCGTCTGGAAATATATTAAAATCATTATTTAAGTCTGGTATTACATTAGGAATATCAAGTAGAGGGTTAGGTAGTGTTAAAGAATTATATAAAGAATCAGCAGTAGAAGTTCAAGAAGATTTTGAATTGATATGTTGGGACTTTGTTTCAAATCCATCAACTAATGGCGCATTTATGAAACCAATGAATGAATCTATTAATAAAAATAATAATTTAAACAAATATAATAAAGTAAATAGTGTTATCACATCAATACTGTGTGATGATGGAAAATGTAGGATATAAATATGAATATTAGAGCATTAATGGAAGCATTGGATAATGAGCCTCCAAAAATAACAAAAGAAGAAAAACAAGCCTTTTTAGAAGCAGTTAGAGGATTTTCACAATTAGGTGAAGGTGTATATGGAAAAACAAATCTTAGAGAATTATGTGAAAAAGTAAAGCATATGGTTGAAATGGCTAATCATGTAACTCTCTCAGAAGGAGATTGGTTTGATGGTATAACTGTTAATAGAAACATGAAAGAAATTTCAAATTCATATAAAGTATTTGAAAAGACTGCCCAAGAAATGTCGCAACTAAGAGAAAGACTAGAAGCTGCGTTTGAAGATATAGGCCAAGGTTTAGGTAGATATTTTGAAATAGATTAATTAGGATTATTGAAAAAAATTAATTATAATAAAGGTAAGTAATGTCAAATTTAAATGATATGTATAGAAAATTTTTCGGTATAACTACAGTAACCGAATCATCAGAATTAGAAGAAGCAGATTTATTAAATAAAATATCTGACTATCGTGGAGGTGTATTATATAAATTAATAGACCCGGCAACAGCTTTAGATGTTAAACAAGATATTACACAATTTGCTGCAAAAAAGAAAATGCATATTATAAAAACAAAATTTGATGATGCTGCAGGAAAAGGATTTTTTTATTTTAGACTCGGAGAAGATCCAGGCAAAGAATCACAAAGAATTCAAGGCTTTATAAGTCAATTACCAGAAGTTGAAAAATTTAAATTTACCACACTTAAACAACCTAGTCCTACAGAAGCTCCTGTAGAAGCCCCTAGGCCAGTACAAAAAAACCCAAATATACAAACACCATAATAAGTTATACATGAATAAAAAACAAAAACACCACCAATCAGTTATTCCAGGACATGCAACAGGAGCAAAAGTAGTTAACCGTGATATTAATTTTGCATTGCGAATTTGGAAACGAAAGCTAAAAACATCTGATATTTTAAATGATCTTAAAGAAAATCGAGAATATATAAAACCTAGTGTAAGTAAACGACAACAAAAAATAAAAGCAATTTACATACAACAGATAAGATCGATGGAAGAACAATATTAAATAGCACATATTTAAATTATATAAGGCCCTAGCAGAAATGTTAGGGCTTTTTTACTGTTTTTGTAATTGGTCTATATTTATTGTAAATACGTTATCGATCTTATATAACGTCACTACAATTAATTATTCTATTAAGATTCATAATAATCTTATTTCCAAAATAAATTTAAGGAGAAACAAAAATGGCAAAATCAGATTTGCTTAAAGAAGCAATCGCGGATGCTAAAGCTGTTAAAGAAACTGCATTAGCCAACGCAAAGATTGCATTAGAAGAAGCTTTTGCTCCTAGAATACAAAGTATGTTATCTGCAAAATTAGCTGAAGAAGAAATGGAAGCCGAAGAAGAAATGATGGCTCCAGAAGCTCCAGTTGAAGAACATGAAGTAATGTATCAAGATGATGAAACAGGCGCAGAAATGCCGTCTGACGATGATTTAGATATGAGCGGAATGGGTGATGATATGGATATGGATGCCGGCGGAATGGATGCCGAAGCAGAAATAGAAGTACCATCAGAAGCAGAACCAGAAATGGAACCAGAGATGGATCCAATGGCATTAGCCGCTGGCGAAGACGACATGTACAATGAAGATCTAGAGTTAGAAGAAATTATTCGTGAATTAGAAGAAGACTTGAATGAAGAAGATGAAATGGATGCTGAAGCAGAACAAGATTTGACTACCGAAGGGGAAGAAGATCAAGACGAAATCAACATCGATGAAATCATTGAATCAATTCTTTCAGAAGATGACGATGAAAAAGAAATGCCAACTGAAGGTAGAGGAATGGTAAAAGATGAGGATGAAGATCCTAGTGATGAACATTCAAATCCTAAAGAAGGTAGAGGGTCAAAAGAAGAAGAAAAACTTGAAGAAGAACTTACAGAAGCTTATGACACCATCGAATCTTTAAGAGACACAATTAACGAAGTTAATCTTTTAAATGCAAAATTATTATATACTAATAAATTATTTAGAAGCTTTGAATTAGACGAAAATCAAAAAATGAAAGTAATTGAAAATTTTGATAGAGCTGGTAATACAAGAGAAGTAAAATTAGTATTTAGTACATTAGCAGAAAGTTTTCATGTACCGGTCAAAAAGCGCAAGAAAATTGTAAGAGAAGGAATCGCTTCTAAACCAGCTGGGACAACTGCTCCTAGTGCGACAACTAAAAAAATAATTAACGAAGGCAATGAATTAGCTAATAGATGGAAAAAATTAGCTGGATTGCTTGATTAAAAAAGGAAAAAGAAATTATGGAAATTTCATCATTATTAAATGATCCAAATCCATCCCAAAGAAATGCTGCCAAAGGGTTAGTATCAAAATGGGAAAGGACAGGATTATTAGAAGGCCTCAAAAGTGAGACCGAAAGATCAGGAATGGCTCAACTTCTTGAAAACCAAGCTAGACAATTGGTTAAAGAAGCATCTGCAACAGGTACTGCAGCTAATTCTGAAGAATGGTCTGGTGTAGCTCTTCCATTGGTAAGAAGAATCTTTGCTGAATTTGCAGCAAAAGAATTTGTTTCTGTACAACCAATGAATCTACCATCAGGACTAGTATTTTATTTAGATTTTAAATATGGTACAGCACAACCAGGATTTTCAAATACTGGCGGTACATCTAACCCAATACCTTATGGGTCTCCAGATGCTAATAACTCAATGTTTGGTGTTACATCAGACGCTGCAGATGCATCAGGCGGTCTTTATGGCGCTGGTAGATTTGCTTACTCAATTAACGAAGCAACAGCTTCAACTGCAAATGGCGCATGTACAATCTCAGCTGCTACATCAGCATCTGTTAATTTTGATACTTTATTTACTGCCGGAAGAGCATCAGTTAACAATGGTGACTTAGCACAATTTAAAGTATTAGCTGTACCAACTGCATCAATCGCAGGATTTGATGACACTGCAGTTAGATCATTTGTATTATCATCAGGATCCTTCCACGTAGCAGGACAAACAACATTCACACAATATCCAGCATTTACAAAATTAAGTGGTGGTAATCTTGAATTTGTAATTACAGGATCAGGCGCAGCATTAGGCGTAACAGGACCATATGCAGTAGCATATAGCAAACAACCTACTGATGTTACTAGAGGTGATTTTGAAGACACGAATCCATTTGCTGGATCTGGCGTAAATACTGGTATCGATAATGGTACTGATATTGACATTCCAGAAGTAAATCTTGAAATGCAATCAGATGCAATTGTAGCTAAGACTAGAAAGTTAAAGGCTGTATGGACACCTGAATTTGCGCAAGATTTAAATGCATACCACTCAATTGACGCTGAAGCTGAATTAACTTCAATGTTAAGTGAATATGTATCAATGGAAATTGATCTTGAAATATTAGATATGTTAATTAACGCTGCTCCAACTACTGAGTATTGGTCAGCAATATCTAATCAATTCATTAATGCGTCAAAAACAGCATTTGTTGGTAAAGACGTATCTGGTGGAGGGTATTACAATACTCAAGGAGAATGGTTCCAGACACTTGGTACTAAACTTCAAAAAGTATCTAATGCAATTCATCAAAAAACCCTAAGGGGTGGAGCGAATTTCTTAGTTACATCTCCACAAGTAGCAACTATCTTAGAATCTATTCCAGGATTTGCTGCAGACACAGATGGTAACAAAATGGAATTTGCCGCTGGTGTTCAAAAAATTGGTGCTATTAATAATAGATACACAGTTTATAAGAACCCATACATGAAAGAAAACGTAATCCTTATGGGATATAGAGGAGCGCAGTTCCTTGAAACAGGAGCAGTTTATTCTCCATACGTGCCACTTATCATGACTCCATTAGTGTACGATCCTGTTAACTTTACTCCTAGAAAAGGCGTTATGACTCGTTATGCGAAGAAAGTTGTAAGACCGGAATTCTACGGAAAAGTATATGTATCAGGTGTAGATCAAATTTAATAATTAACTAAATTTAAAATTTATTAATTAACAAATTAACGATTGAGTTTGGAAGGGATGATTTTTTCATCCCTTTCTTACTGTTTTGATATTTATATAAAAAGAAATAGTAATCATGGCAGTCCCAAGAGTAAAATATTCAATGCAGATGAGAATTCGTTATAAAGGCAATCTTGTTGATTGTTTAGATCGTATACGAGCAATACGAATGGTTTTAATGGTTCATATAGAACAAGACTTAGGAAAGGGAGCAGAATTAATAACAGTTAAAATTATGACCCCATATCCTGCAAAAAAATCATTTCATGCAATTAGAAAGATGTGCGTTGGTAAAATTGAAACATTAGAACAAATGCAATTGCTAGAAACTACTTTAACAAAACTTAATTAATATTTATAAAAAAAGGCAATTACAACATGGATTATAGTGAAAATAAACCCATATGGCCCGGAAGTTCGTCATTTAGTGTAGGAAAAACTCCATTTGGATTTTTTGATAATGACGTAATGTTTCAGCAACAAGCAGATAGTTTTGCAAACCATGCAGCTCAAAATGTTGGATATCCAATAATGGATGTTGAATTATTAGACATAAATTTTTATAATGCATTCGAATCAGCAGTAATTGAATATTCTAATCAAGTTAATCAAGTTAATATTACAAATAATTTATTAAATACATTAGGCATTAATACCGGCTCTAGTTTCTTAAATGATTCCGGATTTTCAGATACATTAATAGGAAGCTCATTATCTTATATAACAAAACTTTCAAAAGCATATGGAACTGAAGCAGATTCTGGAGGAAATGTAAAATGGTATTCTGCTTCTATAGATATTAAGCCAGGCCAGCAATCATATAGTATACGTACTGCAGTATCTAAATCATTGGGAATTGAATTAACAAATAGTAGTTCAATAGAAATTAAAAGAGTATTACATCACGTTCCTCCAGCAATTGTTAGATATTTTGATCCTTTTGTTGGTACAGGTTTAGGTTCACAACAATTATTGGATTCATTTGACTTTGGTGGCTTTTCACCATCTGTTAATTTCATGATGATGCCAATACATCAAGATCTATTAAGAATACAATCAATTGAATTCAATGATCAAATTAGAAAATCACATTTTTCTTTTGAACTACACGGAGATGATATAAAATTATTTCCAGTACCAGGCACTCAAGGAACTGCAGCAACACCATATTTTAAAACAGTTTGGTTTGAATTTTTATTCGAAGAAGATAAAGTTAAAGATGCGTTGTTATTCGGAAATACTGCAGTTATGAATAGTGTAGTAAGTGATGCGTCAAATATTCCGTATAAATATCAAAAATATTCTAAAATTAATGATATGGGCAGAGCTTGGATATATCGTTACGGAGCTTCGTTAGTAAAAGAAATGTTAGGATATGTAAGAGGAAAATATTCTTCAATACCAATTCCAAATTCAGAAGTAACATTAAACGGATCAGATTTAGTATCACAAGGGCAAACAGAAAAAGAAACATTGATTACTCAATTACGAGAATTTTTAGAAAAAATGACTAAAGAAAGTATGATGACAAGACAACAAGCAGAAAACGATGCAATGAATGAAATTTTGTCAAAGGTACCAACAAAAATTTATATAGGATAATATGGCTTTATTTGGAACTCAAAGAGACGCAAAATTTCTAGCATCTATTAATGCAGAATTATTAAATGCAATAGTAGATACAGAAATAGAATTTTTTAAATTGGTTGTTGAACAATCCAATTCAAATATATATGGCGAATCTACATCTAAATCATATTTTAATTCAATACTAATACCAGCGTTAATTACAAAAGAAGGAAAAACTTCTAATATGGATGATTATGGACATTCATATACACGTACGGCTCAATTTGGAATATCTAGAGATATATTAGTAAAAGCAGATTTCTATCCAGAATCTGGAGATATTGTAAAATGGGATAATGAATTTTATGAATTAGATAATGTAGATGCAAATGAATATTTTGCAGGAAAGAATCCAGAAACTTGGCCAAATGGCGATAAATTTGGATATAGTGTATCTGTTTTATGTGATGCTCATGTAACAAGACAAACCCCTACTAATATTAGAAAAATGAGATTTGGATCTCCAAATGATGATAATTCATATAAAGGATTTGGTTAATGCCTAGATACCGTATACAAAATATCGATAGAAAAACAAATAAGCCAGAGTTAAAAAATTCAGAATCTACACGCCCTGACCCAATTTTAAATCGTGCTAATCAAGTTCGAAGAGATGATGATGTTGTACGAACGCCAAAACGTACCGTATATGATATTGATTATGCAATAAAATGGTTTTTAGATAATGAAATACAGCCACAAGTTGAAGCAAATGGAGAATTAATAAATGTTCCTGTAATTTTTGCAAATGGTGAAAAATGGGATAATGTAAGAAGACTAGGATATTTACGTGATGAAAAGGGAATGTTGCAGTCGCCTATCATAGTTATAAAAAGAAATTCATTAGCAGAAAGAGACCAGTTAAGAAAACTAGATATTAATAGAGCAGCGGCCGGAAATGTATTATTTTATAAAAAGAAATACAATAAACGAAATAGATATGAAGACGATGTCAACCCAGTATTTAATACCCAACCAAAAGAGAGCGATGAAATTTATACAATTAACGTGCCAGAATATGTTGATTTAGAATATGAATTATTAATATGGACTGATTTCACTACACAAATGAATACAATTGTAGAACAAATTATGCCATTTGGAACATTTGCATGGGGCAATGAATTTAACAAATATAAAACATATATACGAACTTTGAGTTTCGAAACAGTTAATACGGTTGGCGACGATCGAATTGTTAGATGTACGGTACCATTAACAGTTAATGGGACATTATTGTCGGAACAAGAATTTAAAATGTCTACATTACAAAAAAGATTTTCTACAAAGATATTATCTTGGGATACTATTATAGATTTAGATACAAGTATATTATTTGGTAGTACAACTATACCGCAACAATTATTAGAACAAAAACAAAATATTATTTCTGGAAATGCTGTATTAGTATCAAATGACGGCGGTAGTGCTGGTGGCGGTGGCGGAACTATCGATGCAGCAACAATGCTATACATAACTGAACTATCTGATATATCAGGATCTTTTTCAGACGCAGACACTATTGCAGTTACAGGTTCAGCAGCATTAAATCCAATAACATCGGCAGCTGCTACTAAAAATGAATTTGATGTATATATAAACGGACAGTATATCGATAAATATTTATATGAATGGACACCTTCAGTATCGGCTGTACAGACATTAGACTTTAATACCGGTTCGTTAGGATATGAAATTGCATCATCTGATACAGTTGTAATTAATGGTAGATGGAGTACTAGTTAATGGGAAGATTATTTAATAGCAAACAATTTAGAAATGATTTATCATTATCTGGATCATTCTCTGGATCTTTTCAGGGCGATGGATCATTATTATCAAATATTGGAGGCGGGATACCTGCAATATCAGCTTCATATGCAATAACAGCTTCATATGCAATATCAGCATCACATGAAATAATAAAAGAAATTTCATCATCTCACGCTAACACTGCAGACACTGCATCATATATAAGTCCGTTACAACAAGATGTTGATTTAACTGGTTCATTATATGTATCTGGATCAATTACAACATTTGATATTAATATGTCAACATGGACTTTAGGAGCAGACGGCGGTAGTAACTATTACTACTTTACCGGACCTGGAGATTTAAATGGCACAGAACAAAACCCAGATATACAGTTAACTAGAGGACAAAAATATAGATTTTATAATCCTATGAATGCTCACCCGTTCCAAATTCAAGATTTAGGAGGTAGTGCATTTAATACAGGGATTATAAATAACGGAGTACAATTAGGATTTTTATCATTTGATGTGCCAATGGACGGACCAACCCATCTAAAATATCAATGTACAGCACATGCTCCGATGGCAGGAAATATATATATTGCAGATGCGAGAGTAGCTTCGGGTTCTTTTTCTGGATCTTTTCAAGGTAATGGTTCCGGCCTTACTAATATACCAGCATCTGGTATAACTGGATTAAATTTATCTAGAATTGCGTCCGGATCAGCTACTGCATCAATTGCTCCCGATAAAGGATTTATTGTTAATACAAATGCTAAGATAACAGGATCATTAACAATATCCGGATCACATAATTCAGATATTCTTTTACCAAATGCTCCTACAAATGCTATTAGAATATCAGGCAGCAACGATCGTACGAGATTACATATATATGATTCGGTCGAAAATAGCACGCCTGTATATACAGAAGGAGCTGGAATTGTATTAACAGGTGGAGATGATGGGTCTCAAGCAACATTAGAATTATCTGCAGTTGGATCTGGCAACGGCGGCGGAAATAATGAACAATCATATATTCATTCTAACCAAATGATTACACTTACCGGTGCTGACAATGATGCTGGATATCATGTTAAATTAGCAGGGGCTTTTGGAGGAATGTTTTTAACTGCTAATACTAGTAATACTATAGGACATTTTTATAGTAACGGTGGTGGCACACCAGCTGGTATTCGTCTAGGACAAGTCAATTGGGCACATATTAAAAGTACTGGTAACGCAGCGTATGTTAAAATAGGAAAGAATGATACAGAGGATTGGCAAGATATAAATAATACTAGAACAATATTTTCTGGAAATATATCAGGCTCTACAACATCAACATCATCCTTTGGAACTTATTTAGGTGATGGTTCGCAATTAACAGGAATAATTTCATCATCATACGCAGTATCTGCATCTTATGCAATAAGTTCATCCCATGAAATAATAAAAGAAGTATCTTCCAGCTATGCTGATACTGCTTCATTTGCTCAAAGCGGAAATGGTGTTTTTAGTGGAAGCTTTAGTGGTAGCTATGTAGGTAATGGTTCTGGCATTACTAATATACCAGCATCAGGGATAACTGGATTAAACTTATCTAGAATTGCAAGTGGTAGCGTTACCGCATCAATTGCTCCTGATAAAGGATTACAAATCAACACTGATACTCAAATAACTGGTTCATTAACAATATCAGGATCTTTTATTCCGCAAAAAGGTGATAATATTATTATAGGTAAAGGTGCTGCAGGATCATTAGAAGCTGGAGGAGAACGAAACATTATAATGGGTGAAAGCTCATCGCGAGGATTAACTACTGGAGATGATAATATTACAATTGGATATCATGCTGGTAGAAGAGACACTAACACAGAATCAAAAAATATATTTTTAGGTTCTTATACTGGCGAGTTTGGAGATCAAAATAGTAGTATCTTGATTGGTGCTTATAATGGGCGATATGGTAATGGTAGTGCTAATGTTTATATTGGTAATCAAACTGGTACCGGACATAGTGGTGATAGCAGCACATCAAACTACAATGTATTTTTAGGAGCAGGTATTGCTAGCTATTGGGGGCTAACATCAGCAACTAATAACGTGGCAGTAGGATATCAAGCTGGCAGATATTTTACCGATAATGATGGTAATACATTAATTGGATATCAAGCAGGACACGATCTTCGTTATGGTGATTATAATATTTTAATAGGTCACGAAAATGTGGGTGTTAATAGTACCAACTTTAATAACCAGCTTAGAATTGGAAACGGAATTATTCATGCAATTTCTGGATCATTAACAACAGGAGATTTAATATTTGCTAGTACAGCATCAGCAGCATACTTTGTAGGGGATGGTTCACAATTAACAGGAATAACTTCTGGAATATTCCATCAAACGGGGTCATATTATGCGACAACAAACGATCTACAGATAACTGGTTCATTATTAGTAACAGGATCTATTACTGGCGTACAAGGCGTAACAAATAGCCTAACGGCATCATATTCGATCACATCGTCTCATGCGGTAACTGCATCATATGTTGATATCGAATCATTACCATTAATTAATCCAATAGTTAAATATTATAACGTTACCGAAATAACATCATCAGGAGCGACAGTACCATTGCCAGATAGTTTAACATTTGTTTCATCATCTGTATATGAATACCTAGAAGTATTTATTAATGGATTAAGACTTCGTTATGATATGGATTTTCTTCCTACATCAAACACAACAATAAAATATTTAGTAACAATCCCATCAGGATCAGAAATAACATATAAATCATTAAAAAGGCCGTAAGTTATGCAATCAATCGAAGCACTAGAAACTATAATGACTCCAGAAGTAACATTACTATATGCACTTAGTACTGATACTACAATTGAGATCAATCAAGAATCACATACAATTTCATTAACACATAATTATAATAAAGACGATATTATAACGTTATTACAGTCTATACAAACGTCAATTGATAATTACAAAAAAGCAGAAATGGACAATATAGCTTATATTAAAGACTTTATTAAATGGTTAGAATTAGTAAAAGAATCAATTCAAAATTTTAATGAAACGTTATAATGGCAATAATACAATCAATATATAATCCAACTACCCAATGTTGGAATCCGTTAGACCCTAAAAACTGGGAAGGTGGAGTAGTACCTGGTAAGGAAGATGTAGCAAGATTTAAACGAATGGCATCCGTTTATACCTCCTATGAAAATAACATCTATTTAGGCGCCACAAGCAAAAACAATAGTAATGCATATGACGGAGAACTGATACTACCAATTCATTTTAATCACCCTAATTATTCATATTCTTCTAGTAAATGGAATATAATACAAAGACAATTCCCAGGAATTGTTAATGATATACCTGGTGGTACCTATGCTCAAAGTGCATATGCATATGGTGCAAGTGGAACTGAATCATATTTTAGAGGAGCATACAATAATGTAAATGGTAATAGTACATATGGTACAACACATAGTTACAATGCAACCTCAGAAAATCAATGGAACTGGTTATATCGTGACACATTCAATGTAAATAACGCTGACCGATTGCCTAATAGATACTTCATGTATGCTTCAACATATTATTTGTATTATGATGGTGTCAATGATACATCATTTACTATTGATGGGGTAACAATTGCAGAACCATTAGGATTAGTCGGAGAAACATATTACACAAGAAGTAGAGCATTTGGTGTTAGCAAAGAAGATTGGCTAGCAGCTAATGAAGGCTATCCAATGACTGATAGAATGGTTGATTTATTTACTGGATCTGCATTACATGTTTCAAATGGAGGAAGATGGGAAATCCGTGGTCCTCATAACGCTCGGGGACTAACAAATAACAATAACGCATACCTAAATAATTTAAACTGTTTCACTGTATTTACAACTACTGGTAGCGAATATCGAAACTCGAATCATACTAGTGGACCGTCATTTGGATATGTTAATGCTGCTAGTTATAATATGACTAGAACTGACACTAGTGGTTACCTCCGCGCGGCACATGCATATGGCTTTGTAACAGGTGGGTTTAGTGGAAGCGGAGACACATTAAGAAATATGGAATATCCTATATGGTTTCCAGAAGGAACTGCTAGTATTAAATACGGAACCCCATATACTTCTTCAAATAGTGGTTATTACTCAAAATTCATAACTGGCTCAGGCCATATATATGCATATACTGCTAATATGTTTTACCAAGGCCTTGGACCTGGTAATCATCAAATAGTAAAAATTAATCTTCAAGATCCACAAACAAGCTATATGCGTGGAATAAATATTGATACAAATTACTCTTTATATACTACAGAATCTGTGATACATGTTCCATTGTATGCTCCATTAACTGGATCGAATACTTATAAAGTCAACGGTGCAATGTGGAGAACTAGCAATACTTTTTATAGTGATACTTTAATGCAACAATGGGAATTAACAGGTAGTCAGCATTGGGAGGTAGGACGTATTGAAATGGGCGGCTTTACCCATTTTCATGTAAAAGATCAATCAAAAATTACAATACATGATCTAGAAGATAGTACATATTATCCTAGTATTGATATGTACGATTATGCAGTTCGATCAACATTATTAGTAACAGATCAAGCAACAATACATTTAAGTTCTAGTAGAACATCATTAGTTCCTAATTATGAATCAGGAATATATCAAAGACAAAATTATACATCAGTAATAATTTCAGGATCAGCAAATTATTCATCGTCTATACTAACAGAAGCAGCTAGCGCCGGCGACACAACAATACGAATTACCGATGCACAAAATACTTTTGGAGTAGGTGATTATATATCTTTAGAATCGACTGGATCAATTAAAATACATGCTAAAAATACTGATTTTGGTTTAGACTATATTGATGAAAATGATCCAAATACATGGTGGTCAGCTAGTTCAGATCAATTTGCAAATAGACACGCCAGTCCACAATTCAGCGTTTACAATCGTCCAAGGACAGATGCAGTTGGCGGATATACAAGTACTGACGGTAAATATTATATAGAAAGATCATATGATCATGCATTTGAAACAGATGAAATTGTACAAATAATGTCAATGAGCGGCGATTATATTACAGTAGGTAAAATGTATGGAAAAGAGGGAGAGATACAATCAAATATGGGATTGTATACACATAATGATTTTACAGAAACATTTAAAGAAGCTCCAGATTCTAATTATATTGGATCTAAGCGTGTTGTATTAGTAGATAGTACACATTTAAATTTCCAAACAGGTGATAAATTAGTTATAAGTGGTAGTGCATATAATGTATTACATGCTACTACATATTTATCGCAATCACATTTTTATGAATTTACATCATCAAATCAACCAGCATTAAATCAAGTATTTGATCTATTAGAAAATGATTATTCTGCATCTTCCATCTGGCCAACTAATTCTAGCACATATGGTATAACACAACCTAGTACATATTTCACTGAACTGTTCATGAAAGATAGACTATTAATAACAGGATCATATAGAGGAAGTAGACATTTTCCTGACTCTGCATCTTTTAATAGTAATGCATATAATGCTTTAAATTATGCACAAAAATCAGGATCGAATCAAGGATACCGATCATTACAATTGGATCCGACTCAAGCATATACTTGGTATAATGTACATCCATCATATAGAATGGATAGAACAAATGGAAGCGTCAATCAGACATATAGATACCATTCTATATATACCACTAATTACATATCAGGAGAATACCAATTAAAAGATACCTCAAATTTTCAAAGGGGAGAAATAATAGTTTCTGGAAGTTTGCTAAGAAATGGATTATATGATCCTACATCGAGTCAAGCAATGTACACATCAACATTTTTTGGCGTAGTAAATGGATGTATTCCATTCTCACCACCTAGTCGAAAAGATAGTTATGGAAGTACTTATGGAGATCTAGATTATGCATATCAAACTCCTTGGCCATATATGGATCGAACAACCATATCAGGAAACTATGGTGGCCGAGTAGTGCAATCTGCAGGAACAGTTTACTCCCAAGGATTTAACTTTGGAAACTTTCCTTGTTCTGCTTCTAATATATCAGGCTCAATAAATCTTTATTCTCAATATAATAATCCAGCAACGCCATTTAGATATCAATATCGACAAAATGCTATAAATTACAACGATGTAACTAGCACTAATTTTGATATGCGGCCTGTTGTAAATAATTTAACTGCTAGCTGGCATTCAGTAACTGCATCATTAGAATCACAAAGAGGTAGTAAAACAGGCGGTAGTGCTCATTTAAGAATAGTTTTTGATGATAATCTTAAAACAACATATTTAGGAGATCCAAAAGGTAGAGAAATTTTAATAGACAAAAAAGAGACTGAAATGCCTAGGGGAAGGCTTGGTCTAACTCTAGGACAATATGGATCGATTCATAGCGTTAATATTAAAACAAAATGGCAAATGTTAATATTAGATACACAAGATTCATTTACATATCGTGACAAAATAAAAGAAGGCGGATTGTTATATAATCAATATGCAAATAAACGCAGTAAATTTATTGCAACAGAAGTAGTTGACGCAAAAGGATTTAAAAATTTATTATGGGACTATGAGTATAAAAAAGGCGACACATCTATTTTACCATACATGTATGCAACATGTTATACTGGTACAACCGCTGGTGGCACTAGTTTACCTAGTGTTAATGCATATCGATATTCATCTGACAGATATAATAAAGGAGCAACATTAGTTCCACGTGGATCGAATAATCCTAGCTATTGGAGTTATGGTCAATCAAATGATAATTTTTATATTATATATGATTTTAGAACCCAAGTAGAATTTGATACAATTGGAATGGTATTTTCTAAAGATGCATATGGGTTTGAAAGAGATACTAGTAACCAAATGAATGATATTACATTTCAAGTTTGCGATGATATTGGCGTAGCTACTCCAGCTTGGCAAACAGTAGTTGGACTTTTAGATGATACAAGAAGATCTACATATAGAGGCGCAATACGTTATTATACTTTCCCTTCCGGATCCGTAAATAAACGTTATGTAAAATATAAGTCACGTGGCGGAACATCTAATGCTTTATATTATAGGCACGCTTTCTTTGGAGCATATAATTTTTCTGGATCATTAGATAATGCTCCTCCATCTGCTAGTTGTGTTGATGCCTATGGCGGCCCAACTTCTTCTTTATGTCAAGTAGAATTAGCTAATGTAAAAAACTTTGCAATTGGAGATCAAATATTCTTTTGGAGTAAACAAATGAATTCCACCGGTCATATCGCAACTGCTACAGATAACTCAACTTGGCAAAATTATACAAACGTACACAATATGACCGGGTATTATGATAAATCAACTCCGGATGAGCAAGCTTTAGGAGGAGTTAATCGTTATTATGATATAATAGCTATTAATAATAATATAGTAACATTAGACAGACCAATAACACATGAACATATTGGTGTTGGTACAATGGCATACAAATATAACAGAGGACAAGTAACATTAATTGGAGATAGAGCAGCCCCATTCTTTATATATACATATTCAAGTGATAATGTAACTCAACAATTATGTAATGTAACATTTAAAAATGGAGCAATATATAATTATAATGGTAATGAATATGAAGGTATACGAACTTATGAAGATATAGGAATGTTCTTAAATCAAGAAAGTTATGTTTCTCATATGAAACCTGGGTTGTATCGTAATATTTTAACTCATAATACATTACAAGCTATCCCAACAGCAAATCCATCTGCTCCATCCCAATTATTAGCATTCAATGTTTTTATGACATATGGAAGCACTACTTATTTAGGATTTATGTATCCAAGAAAACAAAAAAATGTAATTAATTTTTGCGTAGCACAACATCGTATAACCGGCGGTGTTAATGTACCTATAGATCAATATGGATTAGGTACCTCGCAAGCTACTGGAAAAGTATATTTACAAAATACATTTATGATTGGAGGTTATCAACGTAATCATGCTTTAACAGGCGGAATTCGTGTTGATAGAGGATATAATGCAATATCAGATTTATCAAATGTTATACATACTAGTAATAATATTTTTCCTGAAGAATACAATTGGAACTGGAGAGATAATTATCTTGAAAGCGCCGTTAATGGCCCTTTAATAGATTATGAAATGAATACAAGAAATAATTTTAAAAATAACACAAATAATGTATTTTATTATCCATCTGCAGCAAATCCTAGAATGCGCAGCTCTCAATTGGGGTACGTAGATACCTATACCGGCCGAGGCCAATCGACATTAGGAACATATCCAGGTCAAGGCACAAATCCAATCTTCTTCAAAGGCTCAGACTCTAGGAGATTTGGAAATAGAGATTATGTATTAATTAAAGCTAGTAATACAGCTCAAGTTCAAATTGTTAAAACTGATACCTTTAAAACCGATGGATTATATGAATTATATTGGAGAGGAGATACATTACCAAATCCAGATTCTGGCGGAACAACAGAAACAGCTAGACATATAGCTTGTCATTTTGAAGTATTAGAAGATAATACCCCAGTACGTATAGATTTTAATTTTATATATAAAACAACATTACAAGCTATGTTCGGCGACTCAGCATATTCTAGTTACGCCCAACCACAATATAATGCTTATGCTCAATCCCAACATGAATGGATATTTGAAAATCAAACAACTAATACTATTTTAGATGTTATTCGATTAAATCAATTAGACTTAACTACAATAGCTACCAATAAGCAATATACATTAAATAAAGGTACATATACATTTTCATTTTATGTTAAAGGACAATATTATATGCCCATAGGATTGATTTGTTCATTTAAAGATTTAAATTTTAAAATTGTAACTCCAGATGTATCAAAAATACATATACAATACAGCAATATGGATTTCTTAAAATTATTTGATAATCAAAAACATTATATAACATCACAGAACACTCCATTTACAAACTCCGCAGGAAGAAATAGAGTATTGCAACAAACATCTGATTTAACACAAATTTATAAGTTCAATAAAATTAAATTATGATATTTATTAATATATGAAATACCAGATACTAAATAACGAAAAAATACAATTTTTTAATACAATTGGACACCTAATGGGTGAAATATTTGTTTCTGGATCTGGAGATTTAGTTATATTACCAAAATCTGGATCTAATAATGATATTATATTAGGAGATCAAAGTACTGCAGGTGATGTTGAAATTGGACTGCCGGCTGCAGAATCAACATTAAAATTGATGGGTGGTGGTAAAATATCTGCTAATGGCAATATATTAACGATTGGAGATTCTTCATTAGGCGATACTGTTATATTCGACGCAAGTCAATTCTCCGGATCTTTTTCTGGTTCATTCCAAGGAGACGGATCTGCATTAACTGGTATTAGTGGCGGTGGCGGAACAACAGTAGTTGCAAATCCAGGTGGATCACCAGGTACTGCTTTAACTACTATTACAATTGCTGGAGCTGATTTTTCAGTAGGAGGCGGATCTGCAGCTGCAGGAACTGTATCTAGCTCTGCTCAAATAACTGCATTTGGATTCGTAACAAGTTCGGCAACTGCTTCATTTGTAACTAATTCACAAACTTCATCGATGACCGTTTTAAGTTCAAGCTTTGCAACAACAGCATCTCTTTTATTAGGAACAGTAGTATCTGCGAGTTTCGCAGCTACAGCTTCATTTTTAATTGGAGGAGGAAGTACACCATCAGGAACAATATCTAGTTCGGCACAAATAACAGCCTTTGGATTTATTAGTAGCTCAGCAACAGCATCTTTTGTAACCAATTCACAAACAAGCTCATTTGTTGTGAACTCACAGACATCTTCATTTGTTGTAAACTCACAAACATCATCGTTTTTAACAAATTCATCTACAGCTAGTTTTGACAACTTAACTATAACAAATTTGTCAGGTAGCGTAGTACCTGGTAATGGATCAACATCATCAATTGCAGTAACAGTAGTCGATCCAGGAGGAGGTAATAAGTATTATCTAGATGGAACTATAACATCGTCTATAAGTCTAACTGCAGGAAATTCATATAAATTTGACCAATCAGACGCATCAAACGGAAGTGGAGGAAGCCATCCGCTAAGATTTTCAACCGACACCGGTGGATCATCTAATTATTCAACCGGAGTTACTATTGCAGGAAGTCCTGGATCTGCAGGAGCATATACGCAGATATCTGTAACTAATTCTACTCCTACTCTATATTACTATTGCACTAACCATGCAAATATGGGATTGGGAGGAACACTATCTATTATCACAGGGTCTGTAATACAAAATGGATTCTTAACAGTATCTGGTAGTGTAAATATTAGCGGATCATTAAATATAGTAGCAGGAAACGTATTAGCAACTGGCACAGTATTAGGTTCAAATTTATCAGGAACCAATACAGGTGATCAAGATCTATCATCATATGCACAAACAGCAAATGTAGTAGCAAATAGTGCAACCGCTTCGTTTGTAGTAAACTCGCAGACATCATCGTTTGTAACCAATTCACAAACTTCATCATTTGTAACCAATTCACAGACATCTTCGATGTCGGTATTGACATCAAGTTTTGCAGTTACTGCATCTCATGCTCTAAATATAATAACTATACCAGCTGGTACAGTATCTGGATCAACCCAAATTAGTGCATTAGGATTTGTTACTAGTTCAGCAACTTCATCATTTGTAACCAATTCTCAGACGTCTTCATTTGTAACCAATTCACAAACTTCATCATATGCAATTACAGGATCAAATACATTTAATGGAAATCAAGTAATATCAGGTAGTTTATATATATCAGGCTCCGGAACAATTACAGGTTCATTAAATGTATTTGGAGGAATTAGACAAACATCAGGAGTAGGAGCAAATGTTGTTTTAATAGGTAATTCAGCTACTTTAGGAACAACTGCAAATGCAGAAGGCGCAGTTGCTATAGGAGATGGAGCTTTTGCTGATATGAAAGGTATTGGTATTGGCGAAGTTGCAAGAGCTGGATTAGATTCAATTACAATAGGAGCTGGTGCAGGAAGTGGTACTAGTACAGGTAGAGGTAGTATTGCAATAGGAATAAATGCTCAACCTACTGCTACTGCTATAAGTTCTATTACTTTAGTAGCTAATGATCAAAATGAAGGCACAACAACAGTAACAGAACGTAGAACATTTGGGGTTTATCTAGAAAATTCAAATAATGACTCTCCCAATCTTAAATTTATAGTTGGACCTACAAGTCAATCATATTGGAATGGTGGAGGTAATTTTGGACTTAATAAAACAAATCCTAGATCCACTTTAGACGTAAATGGAAATACAATATTATCGGGTAGTTTATATATATCAGGCTCCGGAACACAAGGAGTTACTATATTAGGTACAGTTTCTGCATCTTTATTTTCTGGAAGCTTTATAGGGAATGGATCTGGTTTAACAAATTTACCAAGCGCTGGCGGAGGAAGTATATTCCACGAAACTGGATCATATTTTGCAACTACTAACAATTTACAAATAACAGGATCATTAACAGTATCAAGCACCGCATCAGCTGCATTCTTTTCAGGGTCTGGTAAACATCTATCAATCCCAGATCAAACTAAAATATTTGTATGGTATCAAGGAATGACGTAATGGGAATCAGTGCAAGAAAAGGCAATGGCGGATTAATAGGCTATGATGCTAGATCTAATGTAACTAGTTCTCTTGCTACAACTAGCTCTATAGGCATACTTTCAAATAGAAAAATTAGATTAGAAAGATTAGGAGGAGATTTACAGCCGATCTTTCCAACTGAATTTTTATTTGAAGATACATTTGCAACTGGTGATTTGTCAAAATGGACAAACTTAGAAGAATCAACAAGTAAAAGATGGATATGTGGACAAAACACAAAAGGCAACGATGGAGCTGTAAAAACAATACCATCAAGCTCAACTCATGCTGCATATGTTTCAAGTGACTCTAGTAATAACACATATGTAGCAAACACAGAATGTCATATGTATTTTGATTTTGATATACCAGCTGGAACTACAAGCTTGACTCTCACATTCGAATGGATGTGTTATGGAGAGAATGGTAGTGGAGTAAGTAGTTTTGATTTTGGTTACGTAGGATTTGCTGACACCACATTCACACCAGTTGCTGGTACTGGATATGGCCTCACTAATGGCTCAAATTATGAAAGACTAGTAGGCACTAACGTAGCAGCTAATACTAATAATGGAAAATTTAATAGTGAAGACTCTAACTCTAGAGCCGGCACTAGTGCAGCAAGAAATGCATTTTATGGAGAAAGTATAACTATAGATGGAAGTGAAATAACTAATGGTAGCTTATGGACTGTAGGTACCACTCGAAGAATTATATTTAGTTTCGAAGCTGACAGTAGTGTTCAGTACCAACCAGCTTGGACTATTGCAAATGTAAGATTAAAGGCAAATTCATAATGGGGAGAAGAGGCAATAGCGGATATACAAATCCAGATTTTAGATTTGGCGGAATAGAGACAGGTTATAGTGGCTCACTTGGACTTACACAACATTATCTTACACGAAAAGATGGAAATCTATCAGCAGGCCTTCAACCAGCGCCTGGATATTCGGTTTGGTCTAAATCAACATTTGGTGTAACAAAAGATGGATCTAACAATGTATCTCAATGGGATGATCAAAGTGGTAACGACAATCATTTTAAACAAGGAACATCTGGAGATTATCCACAATATGAAGCATCTAACCCAGTACTAAACAACTTACCAAGTATTAATGCAGCAAACGGCGACTCCATGGAAACAGATGATGATTCGAGTTTAGATGCTAGCGGAGGATTTTGTTTATATGTTGTAGCTAAAAGAAATTCATATCCGTCAACATTTTCATTCTTTGTCAGTAGAACAAACGGAACAACATGGAGCACTGGTTGGGGCATATATTACTATGCCGGCGTATTGAGGTTCTTTATAGACTATTGGAATACGGCATCAAAACGAATAGAGCTAGATAGTCCTGGAACATCAGATGTAAATATATACAAATTTCAATATGATGGATCTACAATAGCAGCAGCAATTATAGGAACAGATGCTGATTCTGATTCAAAATCACTTTCTACAACAGATCTAAACGCATCAGGAGAAGGAATAAGTTTAAATAGAGGTGGTTCAGATGCATATGATGGTGATTGGGACTATGGAGAAGTTCTTTGGTATCCGGCAACTTTAAGTGCAGCAGGCCAAGAGATAACAGAAAATTATTTAAAAGATAGATATAATATATCTTAGTAAAGGAATAACATGGGATATTTAAAAATAGGAAAATATTATGGAGCTAATCCATCAGCACCAATATACCAATTTAAAGAAACACTCGATACTGATTATTTAGACATTTCTTGTGTTGAATATTGGTTTAAAATTGGAGAAGAAGCTGGAAAAGATTATATATACCAACGTACGGGTTCAATGGGGTATATAACTAATAATGGAGGATTTGATGCGTTAACTGAATATGATAAGCCTTATGCAGCCCAAAACTTCTGTGTTGATAAAACAGATAGAGATAAATTATATACAGATTCTGAACAAGAGTCTTATTGGGCAACTTATATTGTAAATTCACAAACAGCTAGACAACAACGTTGGAACAAGGTAAAATCTTATATATCCTATCGATTATCAAAAGATCAATCAAATGAAATTGCAAATGATACTATAATATTGAATGAGAAATATATTTATTATGGTATAGAATCAAAAGCATTAGATAATATTGATGGTTTATTTGATTATGTAGAAGGAACAGCTGCATATAGCAGTACTGGATTTCCTTCGAAGTCATATTATACAGTAGAATTAAAAAATCAAGTTATGAATTTGCTAACAGGAACATATAATACTGATAGCTAAATAAAAGAAATGGAGAAAAAATGGAATATTTAATTACAGGATCGTATATAACATCAGCTTCAGCTGCAACATTAGTAACTGCAGGAGCATCAAAAAAATTATTACTTAAAACTATACATATAACTAATATTACTAGTTCAAATGCACAAGTTACTTTAAAGTGGAAAGATACTAGTGCAAGTAATAAAGAATATTTCATAGCTAAAGACGTTGTTGTACCGCAAGCATCATCATTTCAAGCCATTGATGGCACAATGGTATTAGACAATAATGATTTATTAACAGCACAATCTGATTTAAGCGGTAGTCTACAAGCTACGGTCTCATATATGGAAATTGATAATTCTGAAGGATAATATTTTCTATATATATTTATAATAGGAGAAGATTTATGAATTATTCAAATAGAACATATGCATATGCAAATACATCGACAATTGGCAATGTAGATTTTACACAAGTTATGGAAAAGTCTGCAGATACTGTTAGAAAATCAATCGATAAAACACAATTTATTTTAAAATGGTATACTGAAAAAGAGCCTACATTTATCACAAATAATAGCGTAACCTTAACTTGGCGCGGGTCTCATTCAGATAGTTCAACAAAATTAACTAGCTCATTTTGGACTGACACTGGTTCAATGCCGTAATTTTACAAAAAATACTTATATTTATTAATAAAGAAAAGAAATAATAATGGCAAATAAATTATCAAAAACCGGAATGTCTGACGGCAGTTTAATTACTGCAGCACAATTAACACAATCAATCGATGCATTAACTGCAGAGCATGCATATAATATATACATTTCGGGATCTACATTCCATACAGGATCATTTGACGTAAAAGGAACATCATCAGCTGATTATTTTTCTAGTACACAAGGAAATATAAGTCCATTAACATCATCATATTCAATATCATCTTCATATTCAATATCATCTTCACATGCAACGACTGCAGTAACATCAACAACATCAAGTCATGCATTATCCGGAACTGGTAGTTTTGCTGGTAATCTGTCAGGAACGTTAACTAGTAACTCAGGATATATAACATTGACCCATGTTTCAAAAAGTTTACATTATGATACTGACACAGCAGCTGGTTCCGGAGGAGTACCGTTAGGTGGATTATATAGATCAGGAAGTTTAATAAAAATTAGAATGTCATAGGATAATAAATTTTTTTTTATTATATTAAAAATAAAGGTTATAATTATGGAAACACAGAAATTAGAACAAGAACATTTAGAAAAAATAAACACATTCAGAGAACAATACACAGAATTAAATTCAAAAATAGGAGCAGTAGCTACTGATGAATTTATTGTATCTGAACAATTGAAAGAAATTGAAAAAGCAAAAGATGAATTTTTTGACGAATTAAAGAATTTAAAACAAAATGAAGAAGAATTCATTAACGAACTACGAGAAAAATATGGTGATGGGCAAATTAATATACAAGATGGTACATTTACTTCAGTCCCAGTACCTGTTTCATAGTTTAAAGACATATTTATAAATAAATAAATTATATAGGAGTATTTTAATGGCCGAGAGAATCGTATCGCCTGGTGTTTTTACCAAAGAAAAAGACCAATCATTTTTATCACAAGGAGTTAGGGAAATAGGACCTGCTATTGTTGGACCGACACTAAAAGGGCCGGCTTTACTGCCAACTGTTGTTAATCAAACAGAATTTGCTGCCAAATTCGGAGGATATACAGAAGACTCATATCTACCTATTGCTGCAGACGAATATTTTAGAAATGCACAAGGTGGTGTTATGACTGTAACAAGATTACTTCATAAAGGTGGATATCGTTTAAAAAATGGTGTTTTATGTATTATCGCAAGTAGTGGATCAATTGAGTATGTAACGCATGTATTACACCCAGGCCAATCAGTAAGCTATACAGCCGCTACTGCAGAAACAGATGACTTATTTGAGAAATCAAAATTAGTTTCTGGCGAATCAGGAAGTTTTAGATTATTAATATCTGGATCTTATGCAATTGACCCTTCAACGCCTGGATATTCAGGATATGATATTCCAGTTGACGGCACAGGTGCTGGCTATATTAGTATGTCAATACAAACTAATGATTATACAGATGCACTAGGTAACATAGTTCCTCCAATTGGAGATGTAATCGATGACAATTATAAAACAACATCTAAGCCAGTATATATACAATATGCAAATCCTAATGCATATGGTTTAATAGCGCATAAAAATATGATTACTATGTCATTAGGAATCATACCAGATTATCAAAATTTAACAGATTATAGTGAAGCTTCAACCCCATGGATCACATCACAAAAAAGTAGTGGTGTAGTATCTAATTTAATGAAATTCCATACACTATCACATGGAACAGCTGAAAATTATGACGTTAAAGTTGCAATATCAAATATATTATTAGGAACTGAAAATGGAGACCCAGACGGATATGCTTCATTTGCAGTAACTGTTAGAAAAGTCAATCAAGTACATATTCCAGATTCACCATTTATAAATGAAGATCGAGCAACGGTTGACACCGATATAGAACAAGTAATATTAGAATCATATTCAAATTGTAATTTAAATCCTAATTCGATAAATTATATAGCTAAAAAAATAGGTACACAATATAGGACAATTGATAATGCAGGTAAAATTACAGATCATGGCGATTATCCAAATAATTCTGAATATATAAGAGTAGAAGTACCTCAAAGTGTTGAAAAAGGAACTATTAATTCATCAAAAATACCATTTGGATATGCAAATTTAGTATCACCAGTTCAGCAATCAGGTTCGGCAGCAGAAGGAAAAAATTTAGAAAAACCAATATATAAATCAAATCAATTAGATGCTTTATCCCAGTATAATCCAGCTTTCTTATATGGATTTGATTATACAGATGTACATAATTTAAATTATTTAGCTCCATTACCAAGTTCAGGATCAGCAGTTGGCTCAGGTTCAGCAGCATTCTACCTAGGAGACATGAAACAAGACTCAGGAGCAGATTTTGGTACAGGTGCTGGAGGCGGAACTTATTCTGGAAGTATTGGAGATTCATTGACAGGCGGAACGTTTGCAACAAATATTAAATTGTCAACTAGGCAATTTATTGTTCCATTCCAAGGAGGATTTGATGGAGCAAGACCAAATCTTCAAAAATTATCTGGAGGCGATATAAAATCTACTAATACATTTGGATTTGATTGTAGTACAGCAGATACATCAGGTACCGCTGTTTATAAACAAGCATTTAATGCATTAAGCAATACAGACTTTTTTGATATTAACATGTTATTAACTCCTGGTATATTACATTCACAACATCCTGGGGTAACATCGTTAGCTCGAAATATGGCATTAAGACGACAAGATACATTTTATGTAATGGATTCAAATAAATTAGATGAGAATATATTAACTACAACTAATTTAGTTAAACAAGTTAATTCTAATTATACTGCAACATATTATCCATGGTTGAAACGATTTGATGGAAGTAATAAAGATATTTTCTTACCACCATCAGTATTAGTAATTGGAGCATTAGCTAAAAATGACAGATTAAAAGCTCCATGGTATGCACCAGCCGGATTAAATAGAGGTGGTTTAGATACCGTAATAAAAGCATATGATAATTTATCACAAGCAGATAGAGATGAATTATATATTGCAAGAGTTAATCCAATCGCAACATTCCCTAATCAAGGAGTATGTGTTTGGGGTCAAAAAACATTGCAAGATAGACCAAGTGCATTAGATAGAGTAAATGTTAGAAGATTATTAATTACCGTTAAGAAATTTATATCATCTGCAACTAGATTTTTAGTATTTGAACAAAATACGGCAGCAACAAGAAATAGATTTTTAAGTATTGTTAATCCATATTTAGATAAAGTAAAACAAGAACAAGGGTTAACAGCATTTAGAGTTGTAATGGATGGAACAAATAATACTCCAGATATAATTGATCAGAATAAATTATATGGTCAGATATTTTTACAACCAACAAGAACTGCAGAATTTATTGTATTAGACTTTAATATTATGCCAACGGGAGCAGCATTCCCAGAATAAAAATTAAAGTATACAATATTTATATAAAAAGGAATAAATAGAAATGGCCATACAACAAAATTTACCAGGTGTAGATAATGATGAATTATTTAACCAAGCGTTTAATTGGGAACCTAAATACTCCAATCGATTTATAATGTATATAGATGACATTCCATCATACCTTATTAAAGCAGCTGCAAGGCCATCGATGACAAATGGAGAAATTGTATTAGATCACATGAACATTGACAGAAAAGTTAAAGGAAAGTCTAGGTGGAATGATATATCAATTACATTATATGATCCAATTGTACCTTCCGGAGCACAAGCTGTAATGGATTGGGTAAGAAAACACCATGAATCATTAACTGGTAGAGATGGGTATTCATCTGATTATAAAAAACAAATAACATTTAATTCATTATCTCCAACGGGAGAGTTTATTGAAGAATGGACTTTAAATGGAGCATTTATTTTAGATACTAATTTTGGTCAAATGGATTGGTCAAATGAAGAAGCAGTCACAATTGAAATGACACTCAAATATGATTATGCAGTATTACAATATTAATATTTAATTATATTATAATGGGAGTAGTTTTACTCCCATTTTTACTGTTTAGTAATATTTATATTAAAGTTATAAAGGAATACAATGGCAAAACACACCGATCGTTATGATAATGATAATTTAATAAATCTAGCTAAACAAAAATATGAAACTTCACAAAGAAGTACATTACCAACAGAAATTGTTTATTTACCAAGCAAAGGAAAGATATATCCAAAGAGCAGTCCTTTAAGCGAAGGAAAGTTAGAAATGCGATATATGACTGCATATGATGAAGATATATTAACAAATACATCATATTTGGAAGACGGAATCACATTAGATAAATTATTAGAAGCATTAATTATTACAAATGTTAACGTTAATGATATTGCATTAGTAGACAAAGATGCATTAATAATATCTGCAAGAATTGTTAGCTACGGAGCTAAATATCCAGTATCAATTATAGATCCAAATACAGGCACCACGTTAACTAGATCAGTAGATTTAAAAAAATTAAAATATAAAGACTTTGATGTTGATTCTGATGATGCTGGAGAAATAACATATAAATTACCATCTGGTACTATTATAAAATATTCATATATATCAACTGCCGATAACAAAGACATAGACACAACTAAAAATATTTCTTCATTTTTAATGAAAGTGATTAAACAAGTAGATGACTCTAGAAAGCTTGGTGATATAGAAGATTTTATCAAATACAAATTTCTTATACAAGATTCGAAAAGCTTTCAAAACCATGTTTTTAAAAATTCTCCTGGTGTAAATTTTGAATATGAGTTTGAAGGTGAAGACGGAGGCACCTTTACTGCCGGGTTTCCGCTTGGATCAGACCTTTTTTGGCCTTAGTCCAAAAGATAGACCAAAACTACATGATCTTATATTTGATTTAGTTTGGGTAGGAGAAGGTCGTTGGGATTGGAATACCATATATAATATGCCAGTTTTCTTGAGAAACTTTTATGTTAAAAAACTTAATAAGATGTCTGCAGACAGAAAACAACAAGTAGAAGCCACAAAACAATCAAGTACTTCTAAAAAAACAATCACAAAACCTCCTTTCTAAATATTTATATAAAATAAAGGACGGTTAATGAACTATGTTTACAATCACATATTAATACAAGATTTAAAAAACTTACCTAAACACGGCCAATCTGAAGCTGAGAATTTAAATGAACAATATAAAGAAGCATTCGAAGCATATATAGATGAACGATCTTTAAACAAACAAATATCAATATTAGAAGTTCTACAATCAAGAACAGAAGACCTGATAAAATCAGTTACTGTTCTAGAAGCTCGAGCTTTAGGATTGCAAAAAGCATTTAATTTAACAACGGATACATCCCGAAAACAAGCAATTGAATTAGATAAAGTTGCAATTGCTTTAAAGGTAAACGCAAGATTATCAAAACAATATACTTCAGACATGGCAAAGTTTATGCCAGGTCAAATTAAAAATATAACGGCTAATAAAGAATACAACAAAGAATTACAATTAACAAATGATTTCTTAAGAAATCGTTTAGGCTTAGATGCTCAACAAGCATTTAGTATTAGAAAACTAGCTAATCTACAAGGCAAATCAGTAACAGAAGTAATAAGAGATGCAGAACAAATAAATAAGGAATTAATTGATGAAGAAGGATATGCCGGCGGAATAGTTGATATACTATCAGAGATGGCCAACTTAAATAGTGATATAGCTATACAATACGGCCGAGGCATACCTGGACAGTTAGAAAAATCTGTAATAGCTGCAAAGAAATTTGGGTTAACATTAGGTGATTTAAATAAAACCGCCGGAGCCATGTTAGATATAGAAAGTGCAACCACCTCAGCTGTTGAATATCAAATATTTACCGGAAAAAAATTAGAAGGACAAAAATATAAAAATGTAGCAGCTGCATATAACCAAGCTACCATCGAAGGTGATTCTGAAAAGCAAATGGATATAATGGTAGATCTTATAAAAACACAAGGTCATGAATTAAAAAATAACTTTAAAGCAAGAGAAGCCACTGCAAAATATCTTGGAATTGAAACCAGACAAATAACAGATATGTTATCAATGATGGAAGAATACAACAAGCTTGGTCAAATGAATGTAGAGCAACGCGAAGGTGAATCGGATGAAGACTTCGAAAAACGAAAAGCAGAGAGGAAAGGCACTGGAGCTGGTGTAGGCGGAGTATTAGACGGTACCGGCGGTAAGACAATTGAACAATATATAAAAGAGCTATCAGATCTGAGGAGTACTCAAACTACCATTGAACGAGTTGACGATGCACAAGAAAACAGAAAAGCTGTTATGTCTGTATCGGCTAGTAACAACGCATTTTCTTCAGCTGAAGTAGTTGACACCGCTAACAACCTAATGGATAAATTGGCTGCAGGTCTATCAGCTGAAGACGGAATAGTAGAATTTGCAATTGGAACTGCAACTATAGTTGCCGATGTATTAAACTTAGCCGATACAGGTAACGCTCTAGTAACCGCTTTAAAAGAGAAAGATACCGGATTTGATACAGAAAGTCCCGATACTACTGCTGCAGTTGATACGAAAAATGATGCATTCATACGAGTTAATGATACTATATTATTTGATCCAAATGATAAAATTAATATAATGGCATCAACAAGCCAAGGTTCATTAGATAAAACAACTGCAAACATGGCCGGAGGTTCATCAAATGACACATCTAATATAGGTCAACAAGTAGCTACTGCAATAGCTGGTATGTCATTTGTTGTTAATAATAGTTTTAATGGAGAAGAAATAATAACTGCAATGGAAATAATCCAGGGAAATAAAATGAACGCTTAAGGAAATATATGCCAATATTATATACAAATACAAACCCATATCAACCTAACGGATATACACCAATTCAATATGGCACAGGCAATGGAGTTCAAGGAAATGAGTTCCAGACCAATTGGCGATATCAACCTAACGGCATCTTCACCAACGTCGGCTTAGGTAATGGACCAGATAACCCATTCTTCAATACTTTCCCATACCAAGATAACGGATATGCACCAATCCAAGTAGGCACAGGTGCAGGCCCAATTCACAATCAATATTTCAATATTTTTCATTATCAACATAATGGACCTTTTCCAATTCAATATGGTCAAGGAATTGGACCAGATAACCCATTCTTCAATACTAATCCATACCAACTTCCTGTTTCTGATCCATTAAAAGATGGTCGAGGAATTGGTCCAGATAACCCATTCTTCAATACTTTTCATTATGAAGATAATGTAGGTACGCAAATACTAAAACCAGGAATTGGTCCAGATAACCCATTTTATAATACTAATCCATATGGGCCAGAAGGAAAACCAGACCCAGAAGTAGGCACCGCTGATTATGCAGACCATTACGCAGAATTGCCAGTACCAGAGACAGTATTTAAACAACCAAACACATTTAACTTGATTGGCACATATCCTAATGCCGGCACTAATCCGGATATTTCTTCGAAGATTGGCATCTCGGAAATGGGCGGTGATATCAATGGCGAAGATATTCTTAGATCATCTGGAATTAGTTTAGCTAGTGGATTAACTTCAAACACAGCTATTACTGGATTGATTGGGGGCGGAGGAAAACAACGTACATCATATAAATTATTATCAAAAGATAAAATAAAAACTATACAAGATTCATTTCTACCATACTATGATTTTAGAAGAGAAATTGGAACATTAGGAAAAGACACAAGAGTCGACGGCGCCGCAGCATTATTACGAGGATCTGCACTAGCCGGAGCATATTCAGCAGCTTCATTAGCACCAGGCGGAGCATATAGCGTTTTTAATTTAGAATCAACATATGGCTTTGGTAGTTATACTGGGTTTAATCCGCAATCAAAAAAAGATTTTACATTAAGAAGTAATGTAGCAACTAGATGGCAACCTTCAGGCGACAACCGCAAAGGCGGATTTATACAAACTATTAATCCTATAGAAATAGCTACTCAATTTAGAGGAGATAAAGTCAATGTAATAGATTTTGGACAAAAGTCTCATGGCCAAATTTACAAATGGAGGCCTCCATTAACTTTAAATGAAACATCATTTGGAGCTGCATTAGACGCACTAGGATCTGGAACTACCAGAGACCTTGTTAAATTTTATTTTACAGGTCCTAAATTAACAGCTAATCCTACAGAAGGAACAAAAGATGATGTATTAGTTTTTAGAGCTATGATAAGTTCATTAACAGACACATTTAATGCATCATGGAATCCAGTAAAATATATTGGAAGGGCAGATCCTAATTACACATACCAAGGGTACGGCAGACAATTTGACGTTAACTTCACAGTATATGCATCCGATCGAGACGAAATGAAACCAATGTATCGTAAATTAAATTATTTAGCTTCATATACTGCTCCTACATATTCTGACGATACTTTAACAATGGAAGCACCATGGCTAAGAATAACAATCGGAGATTTATTAATACATCAACCTGTTGTACTAACTAGTGTATATTATACATTTGTAGATTCTGATACAACATGGGAAACAAATTTAGTAAAAGATCCCATGATGATGCAAGCTCCATTTAAAGTGGAAGTGTCAGTACAATTCAATGTGATAACAGATTATTTACCACAAAAAGGCGGAAGAATGTATTCATTAGCTTCTAGATTTGATAAAAATAGTGTTCCGAAAGCTGGTGGCCACAATTGGTTAAGTGATGCTGAAGGATCTTTATTGTCAGAGAATTTATCAAATAAAGACAAGTTTATAGAAGGGGTTAAAGCAGCTGCTGAACCATTTACAGATGCGTTTAAAAAAATAACAGGAGTCGGAGACTAATATGTCAAGTAGATATGCAAATTCAAAAACGATAAAAGATAAAAATGGTAAACGTAAACTATCAACCGTAATATTACCAGTTGTTCCAACAACTAATCTAGATACATATATAATAACTAGTGGAATAGAACGGTTAGATAAATTAGCATACGATTTTTATGATGATGCCACATTATGGTGGATCATTGCAGAATCAAATAGTTTACCAAAAGGTACCCTAATTATTCCAGCAAATACTAGATTACGAATTCCACCTAAAGGAAATATACAAGATTTAATAAGTGACGAAAACAATCAAAGATGAGCGATATATTTTATTCCCAAGTTAATCGAAAGTTAGCAAATGAACTTGAATTAAGAGGCCAGGCAGGAAAAACTGGTCGTAGTACCAAACAATTAAATTATATGTTGGGTAAAATTGCAAATGTAGAATTAACAGCATATCAAGCAAAAGACAATCCAACAGAAGAATCTAAAACGATATCAACTGAAGATGTCCCTTTATATACTCTAGGAGGTAAAAAGTTAAGATCAGGCCTGTTTATGCCATCTGGAGAAGATGGATATTTAAATCGACATTCCAAAAGGCCAGAACCAGTTATAACCGGTGTTACAGTTAATATTGCAGATAATGCACAATTTGCAATAAATACTTCTACTGTAACAATATTAATTCAAGATCCAATTGATTTAGATGTAATAGAAAGAATTTTTTTTAAGCCAGGTCGTGTAGTTAAATTAACAGTACAACATCCAGAATCTGCTATATTGAGTGAAGACGAACCTGGTCTTCCAGGAAATGCCCTATCTAAATCAGAATTAGTAACGTCAACAAGGATTTTACAAAATGAATTTCCTGCAGAAATGATTGATGAATTTTTAAAAATGGATAGGCTAGTATTTACTGGATTGGTAAGCTCGTTTAATATAAAATATAATGATGACGTATCAATAACAGCTACATTAAGTTTACGAGCAACTGCCGGCACCTACCCAGACGCATCATTTTTTATAACCAATCCAGATATAGAATTATTAACTAGAGACGAAACAGTTGATCAAGAAATCGGATCAGCTGATACTTCTCAAAATTTTCATGAATTTATTCAGAAAAAAGTAAATACTGAATTAAAAGATTCCAATGACGGATACACAAATCCTATAGAAATTCCAATTTCAAAAAAAATTACTATAAACGAAGAAGATATAGCCCTGAATGATCGTTCTATATTATATGGTTCATTAAAAAAGCAAAAAAAGGATAATGCCGATGCAGTTAAATCAAAGAAGCCTGAAGATACCTTTATAACATTAGGATTGTTAATTGACTATCTAGATGACTATATAGGTGCCGTAATTAAAAATAATTCTACTACTATAGGAAACCAAGATTTATTATTTTGCAATGATCAATTATGTTTTAGTAATTATTATGAACATTTAGTTTCTGCAGATCCAACTAGAGTATTATTATGGCCTGGAACCAATGATTTTAATACAAATGTATATAGACAATTTCCTGAATCGCGATCTGGTATAACAGCTTATAGCCAAACCTCTCCAAAGACACCTGGTTTTTTTGAAAATAGAGAATTTCAAAAATTTGATACTGCGGGAGAAGACGCCGGTATGACAGAATCAAAAACATATGGTCATCCGTCAAGGATTTATATTAATTTAAAAGTAATAAAAGAAATAGTAGAAACATTAACAGCTGAATCAACTGCGGAAAAGCCAACTACAATAAAACAATTTTTAAATAAAATTAAAGAAGAAATAGGACAGCAGACTTCATATGCTATAAGAATGGCATTAATACAACATCCTGATATTCCAGATGCACTGTTATATTATGATACTAATTATCTAGGAAAAGATAAACAAGCCGTACCAGAATTTGAAATTCCTGTTTTTTCAGGTAAAGGCTCAGGCACGGTTGTGAGAGAATTTAAATTAGGATTTGACTTACCTGATGCATATAAAACAACATTGATCGGATTTGCTGGAACGCAACCTTCTGCAACTTCATTAACGGCATTTAATCCATATATTTTTAGCGATTCTGAAGAAGCAAAAGCTATACGTAAAGATGAATTTGAAAAAAATTATATTGCTAGTTTAATGGCTATTAAAAATGCAAAAGAAGCATATGGTAATGATCAAAGTGAGTCTAATATAGCATCATTGCAAAAGGCAATATCTGGTCATATTGCCTATCCCGATGTATCTCCAGAAAGTGCGTGTAATATAAATGCTCCAATTTGGCCAATGAATTTAGAATTTACAATAGATGGTATAAATGGATTCATATACGGCGATGTTTTATTTTTTAGAGGATTACCATCTAGATATAATCAACAATTTGTTTTTAATATTAGTAAAATAAAGCATACGATATCAGACTCGGGTGAATGGACTACAAGTATTACCTGTTTTGCAAGATCACGTATATTAGAGATAACATAATGAGAAACAAAATATATTATTTAAATGATGAAATAAATAACGGATTATTTACTACCGGTAGTGAATGGATGTTAGAAGATTTAACAGAATACAAAGGATCTTACCATTCTTATATTACAGGCGAAGTATATACCGAAGCCGCATGGAATCCAATAACATCGAAGCCATTATTAAAATTTAAATTAAATGAAACAAATACTGTAGAATATAATACATTAAAACCTAATATTAAAACTTCATATGATTCAGTAACCCAAAGCCAACCAACTATAAACAATGAAGATATAAAAAAGCAATCGATAACAAGATATTTTTTACAAAATGTATCATCACGAATTATATATGAAGTTGATAAAGAACAATATGAATCCCATTCAACGCAAAAAATAGATGCTAATTTGTATACTGCAGTTAAATTAACATGGTTTATCGCAGGACTTAAAAATTCAAACCACCACAGAAATCAACTTACTAGTATCAAACAAAAAGCAGTATACGAAAAAAATGCAGAGCAAATTGAAATTGCTGCAGCCATAATGCCAAATATACGAAATTATCTAACTAATTTAGAAGAATTTTATTTTGATACCTCATATATATCTCCACCAGATATAAATGGATTAGAATAAATTTGGATTTTTATAAATAATTTATTATTATATTAATGTATGATAATAATAGACGATTCCGCAGAACTAGATTCGTTATTACAAGAAATTAAAAAAGAAGAAGTTGTATTAGTTGTTCCAATATTAACAGACCACCAACTTCACCCCTCAATCAATAAAATATCTTGTATATACGTATATTCAAGCAATGAAATTGAATTCATTGTTCCTATACATCATACTGAACAAATAACCGGGTTTAAAGAACATCTAAATAAATTACTCGAGCTAGAATCTATATTTGTTCATGACAAAAAGTTATGGTTACAAATGGGCGGAAATAATACAGTTTTTGATGTAAAAAGTTTGTGGTGGTATACATATAACGAAGCATATGATGATAATCATTATTATACCTCTGCCCATAATTTTTATTGGAGAAGGCACACTAATTTACAACATGTTAATACAATTGTCCCATTAATGAAACACGTAGAAATGTGTCAAAAAATACGAAAGTATGCATGGCCGATGATTGTTAATCAAAAATTATCAGAAATTAGATCAACAGAAAGTGGATATGCTTCATATATTCGATTTAATATGATTTATCCAAGAATATTTGCTGAAATTGAATCTAACGGAATACAAGTTAATGATTCTTTTAAAATGAAAGAGTTAATTACTGACGGACGAGTTTATTCAAATTATCATTATCATACAACTACAGGTCGTCCTTCAAATGCATTCCGTGGATTCAATTTTGCAGCAATGAATAAACAAGACGGCACTAGAGATGCATTGTGTAGTAGATTTGAAAACGGAGCATTAGTTGAATTTGATTTTGATGCATATCATGTAAGACTAATTGCAAGACTAATTGGATATGAATTGCCACCAGGATCTATACATACATATTTTGGTAAATTTTATTTTGGTACTGAAACGTTAACATCAGAACAATATGAACAAAGTAAACAAATAACATTTAGATTGTTATATGGCCATATAGAAAAAGAATTTTTAAAGATTCCATTTTTTCAAGAAATAAATGACTTTGTGTATTCATTATGGAGTGAATGGAAAAAAGATGGATATATAGAAACACCATTATTAAAAAGGAGATTGTATAAAGATAGTTTGTCTAATATGAATCAAAACAAATTATTTAATTATTTTCTTCAAGCATTCGAAACAGAATTTACTGCAAATCGATTAAATCAATTATCATACTTGTTAAAGGGGTATAAAACATGTATTATATTATATACATATGATTCTGTGTTATTTGATGTCCCAATTCATAATGCTAAAGAAATATTACCAAAAATAAAATCATGTTTAGAAGGAGATGATTTTCCTGTTAAATGTAAAGTAGGCAATATTTATAGTAAAATGAGTGATATCAAGTTATGATAGATAAAATTATAAATGAATGGACATACCAATTGGAAGTTGGGTATCCAACAAAAGAATCAGATTACGAAGTACTTCGTTCTGTGTTACAAGAAACCAATATGCTTTCTGAACAAGAAATTCATAACACAGTATTGCAAGCACAAGGTATATTCGAGTCAAAAGAAAATACCGATCGTATTAAAAATGATATACAATCATTACAAGGCGCAGGACCAAATCCAATATATGTTTCCACAGATAGTCAAATCATTATTAATAATTTTAATAAACGATCTAAAGAATTCAAATTAGGCGTAGCAGATTATTTGAGAGATAATAATATAGAAAGTGATATCGATAACGGATTTCTAGATTTAACTATAGACACGTCTACATCAAAATTTGCAAAGGATTTAAAATTTAACGTTCCTAAAGCTAGCGCGGATCAATATATGGATTTTAGTAATCCAGAAATGTTCCAAAATTTTATATATGATGAATATGGAGCAGACGGACAAGAATTCAACGGATTACCAGAATTATATAAAGCAGTTAAAGAAAGTCCTAATTCAAACGAATTAATGAATCTAATAACAGATTTAAATAAAAAACCACTTAAATCTGGAGACTATGTAATAAAAGGTATAGACGCTGAATTATATAATTTAATTAATAGAACGGTAAGAATACCAAACGGACATTATTCAGAGTTATGGTTTGCAATTAAATTTAATGGTGAAGTTAAAGGCGGTGTTGCTGGAGAAAGTATAGTATCAGACATAGATGTAGGCGCTGACGGAGTATCTTTAAAAGATTATGAAAAAATTTCTACCGTTGATTTTGGTAATTTAACAGCTGATACTGCTATATTATTAAAAACAGCTGTTAATTCATTTGAAATGTTAACAGGTATGCAAATTAATAAGTCGATGACGAGAGATTCTATCAATGCAATACTAGATAATTTAGATTCTGAAGAGTTAAAAAATGACATAAGATCATTAATGCAAATATCAAAAGATACTGAGATAAAAGTTATACGAAGATTTGTTGATAAATTACAAAGATTTATGCCAGACGGTAATCCAGAAAGAATTGTAGAAAATTTTTGTGCGCAATTAGATAACACAATTAAAGCAAAATTATCAGATGGAAATGTAAGATGGTGGGGTATTATTAACAAAGGTGTATTATATTTAGAAACTAGTGATGAGGTATATAGCGCACTTAAATGTAAAAATAATAGAATATCACCTGCAGTTGGAAATTTTAAAGGATTTCATTTATTTGTAAATGGAAATAGAATTAACGCAGCTATTAAAGATATGAGATTAGCACAAGAGGGGTAAATGTGAGAACGCAACTATTGTGCACATTTGCACATAAAACTAATTTAGAGATTGTTACTGAATATATTAAACAAAACTTCGAAATCCCAGAAAATAGAATTTTTATTTTTGCAAATTATGCAAAGCGTAATGAATTATATTGCACATTTAACGCAGAAGACAATGGATACAGAGGTAAAAATACAATTTCAATACACAGAAAAAAAGAAACAAATACATTATACACAGTTAATGCATTAAATGAAGTTATTAAAGATCTAAATAATGGGATATTAGATAAAACAATGATTATTCCATGGGATGCATTTGAAAATTCGTTTATATTATTAGACGATCCTGGGTATAAAAGAATAGACTTAGTATTTGTACGAAGAATTAATTTTTAGATATATTTATATATAAGGAATAATATCATGATTAAACTAAAAAAATTATTAAAAGAATCATATGCTTGGCAAAGGCGTAATGAAAATGGTTCTTTGCCGACATTAGAAGAGGTGCAAGCAGAATATAATCGATCTAAAACTAATGAAGACTATAAAGATAATAAAAACTATCAACCAAGTATTGAAGTAGTAAATAGAAAAAGAGATGGAAATGGATATCCTATTATAACAGTTAAAATTGATGGAGGCAAACCATTTGATATTGAATTTGATGATCATGAAGAGGTTGATGACCATGGATATACAAAAGCAATTTGGTTAATGGGAGTAGACGAAGGCGGTGGCGAATGGGGCATGGAAGGATCTATGGCCTTCCATGGAGAAATAGAAGATTATGATATTGACACATTAGAAAAAGAAGTTACTGGACCTAGATCGATGTTTCGAGAAAATGAGGAAGACGACTTACATCGGGTAGACATAGATAATATAAAAAATACGTCAATAAAATTTGAAGACATTGATCCAAAACAATATCCAAAATTTACAGATGCATTTATTTCATATGCTGAATTTGAAAATGGAGATCCATTAAACGATGATCAAATGGAATGGCTTATGATGAATGAGCATGATTGGGTATATCAACGACTACAAGATTATCTATATTAGGAACATGGTATTATGAATAAATTAAAAGAAAATATGCGAAGGTTTGGTACCAAGAATTTAAATGAACAAGATCTAGATTCTAATAATAATGGCTATCCTGACGAATTTGAATCTACTAGCGAAAATAATAAGTTTGAAGAATGGCTCAACTCTTTATCAAGTGCTAATTCTCCTAGTAAATATCAAGATTCATTTCCTGTACGTGGTGGTACAACCTGGGGAAAATTAAAACAAGAAATGATCAATGCATTTAATGCAACAGGGAATGCCGATTCAGTTTTCAAAAGATATGGAATGTACAGAGGAACAAATAACACGTATATGATTGGAGGATATGTCGGTGATAAGGTAACTCTAATATCCACTCTAGGCGAATTTATACAAGCTTCTACAGGAATGGGAACTACTTCTCCTAAATGGGATTATTCTAAAAACAGCGGAACAGCTGGAACAACCTATAAGAATTTTTCAAATCAGGTTTATCCACCTGGTAGCCGAATGGATTAATAAAATAAAAAATTAAACAATTAACTTTGAATTAACGAATTAATTACTTATAATATAATTAATAAATAAAACAAATAATAACAATTAAACACTTAAAGGAAAAACAATGAGTTTAGATTTAGACGCCATTAGAGCGAAACTTAACCAATTAAACACGACTAACGACAGAAAAAATAATTATTTCAGACCAGAACCTGGTAAGCAAAGAGTAAGAATAGTCCCTTACGTTCACCGCAAAGAAAACCCTTTTTTAGAAATGTATTTTCATTATGATATTGCAAAGCGTAGTATGCTTTCGCCTATCACATTTGGTAATGCAGATCCAGTAGTAGAGTTTGCTGAAAAATTAAAGAAAACTGGCGATAAAGACGATTGGTTAATGGGTAGAAAAATTGAGCCTAAAATGAGAACATATGTTCCTGTTATCGTAAGAGGAAAAGAATCAGAAGGCGTTAAATTTTGGGGATTCGGAAAAACAATTTATTCTGAATTATTATCTATTATAGCAGATCCTGATTATGGCGACATTACAGACTTAATGAATGGTAGAGACATTGATATTGAATTTACCCCATCAGAAGGACCTGGACAATATCCAAAGACTGCTATTAGAGTTAAACCTAATACATCTGCAGCTACTGAAGATAAAGCAATTGCAAAATCAATATTAGATCAACCTAAAATAACAGATCTATTTCCAGAGCCGACATATGAAGAATTACAGCAAGCATTAAATGATTGGATGAATCCAGAAAGTGCTGACTCTGATACAAGTGCTGCTCCAGCAGCTTCAACTGAAACAAAATCGAAAGACACTGCAACAAAAACACCAGAAACAAAGACTGATGTAGCAGACGCATTTAACGATTTATTCAATAATTAGGAAAGTTTATTATGGCAAAGAAAAAGAGCGAACTGGAAGATTCATTAGCTTCAACTCTTGCAGATAGCATTAATAAACAATTTAAAGGGCAAAATTATAAATCGGCATTCTTCTTAGATGGAGATGCCGATGCTCCGACAAATGTTAATGAATGGATATCTACCGGATGTTCAATGTTAGATTTAGCTATTTCAAATCGTCCAAATGGAGGTTTTCCTGTTGGTAGAATTACTGAAATAACAGGACTTGAGGCTTCGGGTAAATCCTTGTTAGCAGCTCATACCTTAGCAGAGACACAAAAGCGAGGCGGATTAGCAGTATATATCGATACAGAATCAGCAAGTAGCGCAGAATTTTTAACGGCAATTGGTGTAGATTTAAAAACTATGCTATATGTTCCATTAGAAACAATCGAAGAAATATTTGAAACTATTGAGACTATTGTTGAAAATGTTAGAAAGTCTGACAAAGATAGATTAGTAACTATAGTAGTCGACTCAGTCATGGGTGCATCTACTAAAATTGAAATGGCTATGGAATATGATAAGGATGGATATGCAACTTCTAAATCTATTATATTAAGTAAAGCTATGAGAAAAGTTACCAATTGGATAGCTAGAGAAAGAATATGTTTAATATTCACTAATCAGTTAAGAACTAAATTAGGCGTATCGTTTGGAGACCCATGGACAACAGCAGGAGGAAAAGCTTTACCATTTCACTCATCAGTTAGACTTCGTTTGAAAAATACCGGAATGATTAAAGCTAGAGTAAATGGAGCTGATCAGGTTGTTGGAAATAAAACCAATGTACATGTTGTAAAGAATAGAATGGGTCCTCCTAATAGAAAAATTGATTATGAAATATATTATGATAGTGGAATTGACAACTATGGTGGTTGGTTAAATATCATGAAAAATTTTAAATTAGTTTCACAATCAGGAGCTTGGTATTCATTAGACGATGTTGATCCAGACACGGGAGAAGTTCTAAGTACAGTTAAATTTCAAAGTAAAGATTTTATAGAAAAAGTAATAGAAAACACAGAAATGAAAGACAGATTGTACAATCGAATTTGCGAAGCATATATTTTTAAATATCGTGCTGGTGTAGATGGCGGTATTGATGATGTAGTAGTTGATGAAGAAGTTATAAACGAAGAAGGATAATGAATAAATATCAAGAATTATTTAAGCAACTTCAAATTGAAAAAGAAAGTATTCCACAAGGGCCTGACGATCATTTAATGATTTTTGACGGCCTGAATACTTTTATTAGAAGTTTTTCTGCAACGCCATCTACCAATGAAGATGGAGAACATATAGGAGGCATTACTGGATTTTTATATAGCATTGGAAAATGTGTTAGAGATTTTAAACCATCTAGGTGTATTATTGTTTTTGATGGTGTAGGTGGATCTAAGCGAAGAAAAAAGATTTACAAAGATTATAAAGGTAATCGTGTTAATAAAACAAGGTTACGAAGACATGATCATCATATGCCTAGTATTGAGCATGAGCAAGAAGCTATGCGACATCAATTCAGCAGATTAGTTTCATATTTAGATGCATTACCAGTTACCTTTTTATCAATGGATGGAATTGAAGCAGATGATACTATTGCATATATTACTGAAATGTATGAAGCTAAAAGTAAAAAAATAACAATTGTATCAACTGACAGAGACTTTTATCAATTAATTAATGATAAAATTCAAATTTGGTCACCTATTAAAAAGAAATTGTATGATACAGAAAAATTATTAGATGAATTTCAAGTACACCCTAAAAACTATGTATTATATAGAGCATTTACAGGAGATAAGTCAGATAATATTCCTGGTGTAATGGGTATAGGGCCAAAGACATTATTAAAACATGTTCCTAATTTGAATCAAGAACAAGAATATAAATTAGATAATCTTTGGGAAACATGTAACAAAAACATTGATGAATCTAAAACATATAAAAAGATATTAGATAATGAAAATATAATATCTGACAATTGGAAACTAATGAATCTAAAACTATTAGATATTCCAGCACAAACAAAAAGTAATATTAGAAAAATAATGGAATCGACTGTATCTGAATTAAATAAAGTAGAATTTAGAAAACTATTTATGGAAGATAAGATGTGGTCCGTTATGAAAAATATGCCTGATTGGTTAAACAATACATGGTTATCATTGAGTGCCTTCGCACAAAAAACAAAATAAATTGGATTTAATATTTATTTTTTATATAATAGTTTATGACAGATAAGTTAAGTGAGTATGGATGGTCTTTTCAGGTTAAAGTTTTGGCAGCTATGTTTGTGGATAGAACATTTCTTCAACAGATTGCTGATATTATTCAATCAGATTATTTTGAATCTGATGCTAATAGTTGGTTATTAGATATATTAATAGAACATTTTCGAGAATATAAAACGCCCCCTTCAAAAGACGTTTTAAAAGTTAAAGTTACTGAAATAGACAATGATATTCTTAAAGCAGCAATTTTAGAACAATTAAAAGATGTATTTCGATATATGGAGTCAGATGATTTAGACTTTGTAAAAAATGAAATACTAAAATTTTGTAAGAATCAAGAAATTAAGCGAGCTATTATGGATTCAGTTGGACTACTAAAATTAGGTAGTTATGATGAAATAAAAAGCAAAATGGATTCTGCAATGAAAGCTGGAGCTGACACAGATATTGGCCATGAATATAAAAAAGATGTTGTAGCAAGATATACCGAATCAGCTAGGCATACTATAAGCACTGGATGGGATGTAATTGACGATTTAATGGATGGCGGATTAGCTCCCGGCGAATTAGGCGTAGTAATGGCTCCTGCAGGAATTGGTAAATCATGGATGCTTATTAATATTGGAGCTAATGCTGTAAAGCAAGGAAAAACAGTTATACATTATACGTTAGAATTAAACGATAATTATGTAGGTCAACGATATGATAGTGTAGTAACTGGTATTGCAGCTCAAAACTTAAAACATCACACAGACGATATAGAAGAAAAATTAGAAACACTTCCAGGTGAGTTGATTATAAAATATTATCCAACAAAATCTACAGGTGTAATGGGTATTAAAGCTCATATTGAAAAAACTATAATGCTAGGAAATACTCCAGATTTAATTGTAGTAGATTATGGCGATCTTTTAAAGGTTAATACTAAAAAAGATAAGCATGAAGCATTAGAAGAATTATATGAAGAAATGAGAGGCATGGCAGGCGAATATAATATTCCAGTTTGGACAGCATCTCAAGCAGGTAGGTCTGCATTGGAAGATGATATTATAGAAGCTGATAAAATTGCTTCTTCATATGGTAAAGTAATGGTAGCTGACTTTTTAATGTCATTGTCTAGAAAAGTAGAAGATAAGTTATCAGGAACAGGTAGAGGTCATGTTATTAAAAACAGATTTGGTCCAGATGGTATTACATTACCAAGTAAAATAAATACAAATAACGGTCAGTTTAATTTCTTTGAACCGCAGACTACTCAAGGTAGACAAACAACTCAAACAATGAAGACAGGCGAAACATTAGTTAAGAAAAATTTAGCACAAAAGTTTAAAGATCTAGGCGGAAGTTTAGGGTAGTAATCATATTTATAATAAATTAATAATAGGCCTTTCAAATGGAGGCCTATTTTTGTCTAAAATAAAAAAAGGAGTCATATATATGAACATTTCAAACAAAATTTTATCAGATATAACAGTGCATATGAAATATGCCAAATACATCCCAGAATTTAATAGGAGAGAAACATGGGACGAGCTCGTTACACGAAACAAAAATATGCATATTAAAAGGTACCCAAACTTAAAAGATGAAATTGAAGATGTTTATAAAATGGTTTATAATAAAAAAATATTGCCATCAATGAGATCATTACAATTTGGCGGCAAACCAATTGAAATATCACCTAATCGGGTGTATAATTGTGCTTATTTACCATTAGATCATATTGACTCATTTAGTGAGATAATGTTCTTATTATTAGGCGGTACCGGAGTAGGTTATTCAGTACAAAAACATCATGTAGCTAAATTACCACCTGTTAACAAACCTTACGCTAAAAGAAAACGTAGATTTTTAATAGGCGATTCAATTGAAGGTTGGGCAGACGCTATCAAAGTGTTAATGAAATCATATTTAAATGGTAAAAGCTCACGAATAGAATTTGATTATTCTGACGTTAGACCCAAAGGAGCTCAATTAGTAACATCAGGAGGGAAAGCTCCAGGCCCACAACCATTAAAAGAATGCATTCTAAAAGTAACAGGTATATTAGATGCTAGAGAAGACGGCGATAAGCTATCAACGTTAGAAGTACATGATATAGTTTGTCATATTGCAGACGCAGTTTTAGCCGGAGGAATTAGGAGAGCAGCATTAATTAGTTTATTTAGTGCAGATGATGATCAAATGATTGGATGTAAAGCTGGTAACTGGTGGGAAACAGATCCCCAAAGAGGTAGATCAAATAACTCTGCAGTATTAATGAGACATAAAATTACTAAATCATTTTTTATGGATCTATGGAAACGAGTTGAATTATCAGGAGCTGGAGAACCAGGTATATATTTTAATAATGATAAAGATTGGGGTACTAATCCTTGTTGCGAAATAGCATTAAGACCATATCAATTTTGCAACTTATGTGAAGTAAATGCATCTGACTTAGAATCACAAGAAGATTTTAATGCTAGAGTAAAAGGAGCTGCATTTATAGGAACATTACAAGCAGGATATACCGACTTTCATTATTTAAGAGATGTATGGAGAGAAACTACAGAAAAAGATGCGTTAATTGGAGTATCAATGACCGGTATAGGATCAGGAACAGTATTAGGCTATGATATGAAAAAAGGAGCCGATGTTGTTAAGCGAGAAAATACAAGAGTAGCTAAATTAATTGGTATTAACCGAGCAGCACGTTGTACAACCGTTAAACCAGCTGGAACTACATCTTTAGCATTGGGAACATCGTCTGGTATTCATGCATGGCATAATGATTTTTATATTAGAAGAGTTAGAGTTGGTAAAAATGAATCAATATATAAGTATTTAGTTGAAAACCACCCTGAATTAGTAGAAGATGAGTATTTTAGACCCCATGACACTGCAGTAATTAGTGTACCACAAAAAGCACCAGATGGAGCTATAATGAGAACAGAGTCTCCTTTTCAATTATTAGAAAGAATTAAAAAAGTAGCCATGGAATGGGTAGCCCCAGGTCATCGTAATGGTAGTAACACTCACAACGTGTCTGCAACTGTCAGCTTGAAAGATACAGAATGGAAAGATGCTGGCGAATGGATGTGGGATAACAGAAAACATTATAACGGGTTATCAGTATTAAATTATGATGGCGGTAGTTATACTCAAGCACCATTCGAAGATTGTTCAGAAGAAACATATAATAGATTAATGGAAACGTTAAAAGAAGTAGATGTTTCAAATATTATTGAACTAGATGATAATACCGATTTATCAGGAGAATTAGCTTGTGCTGGTGGAGCTTGTGAGATACAATAATGAGAGCAGATGATTGGATAACAAGATTATATTATGGTTTGGATATTTAATAAAAATTTATTATAATAAATTAAAAACATGGCAAAAGAAATAGTATTTGAAATAGACGCTAGAGATAGATTAAAGCAAGGCGTTGACGCATTAGCAAATGCAGTAAAAGTAACATTAGGTCCAAAGGGAAGAAATGTTGTTATAGATAAAAAGTTTGGCGCACCGCACATTACTAAAGATGGAGTAACTGTAGCTAAAGAAATCGAGTTGAAAGACACGGTTGAAAATATGGGCGCTCAAATGGTAAAAGAAGTTGCTTCTAAAACCAATGACGTTGCTGGTGATGGAACAACCACTGCTACAGTATTGGCTCAGGCAATCGTTAGTGGAGGATTAAAAAATGTTGCTGCTGGAGCAAATCCAATGGATTTGAAAAGAGGTATTGATAAAGCTGTTGACGTTGTTGTTAATGAACTTCAAACTATATCTAAACAAGTAGGCAATAACAATGATTTAATTAAGCAAGTAGCTTCCATTTCAGCAAATAATGATGAAGCTATTGGCTCTCTTATTGCTGAAGCAATGAAAACTGTAGGCAATGATGGTGTTATTACTGTTGAAGAAGCTAAAGGAACTGAAACTGAAGTTAAAACAGTTGAAGGTATGCAGTTTGATAGAGGATATTTGTCTCCATACTTTGTTACCAATTCAGATAAAATGATTGCTGAATTAGAAAATCCTTATATTTTAATTTACGATAAAAAAATATCTAATATTAATGAATTATTACCAATTCTTGAACCAGTCGCTCAAACTGGTAGATCTTTGTTAATTATTGCTGAAGATGTAGATAGTCAAGCATTAGCTACATTAGTAATAAATAGGCTAAAAGGCGGACTTAAAATAGCTGCAGTAAAAGCACCAGGATTTGGAACTAGGAGAAAAGAAATATTAGAAGACATAGCAACATTAACCGGAGGAACATTAATTTCAGAAGAAATTGGTCTTAAAATAGAAGATGTTACAATTGATCTTTTAGGAACTTGCGAAAAAGCTGAAATTGACAAAGACAATACAACTATTGTTAATGGTGCCGGAAAAAAGGAAGATATTGTTGCTAGAACTAACCAAATTAAAACACAAATTGAATCAACAACATCTGATTATGACAAAGAAAAGCTTCAAGAAAGATTGGCTAAGTTAGCCGGCGGCATAGCGGTTTTGTATGTTGGCGCCGCTACAGAAATGGAAATGAAAGAGAAAAAAGACAGAGTTGATGATGCATTGGCAGCTACAAGAGCCGCTGTCGAAGAAGGTATTATTCCCGGAGGTGGAGTTGGTTTTATTAGAGCTGGTATTACACTAGACGTAAAATCTGGTACAAATGAAGATGAAAATACCGGAATAAAAATTGTCAAACGAGCAATTGAAGAACCTTTAAGACAAATAGTTACTAATGCAGGAGGTGAAGGAGCAGTAATTGTGCAGAAGGTGAGAGAAGGTAAGAAAGCTTATGGATATAACGCTAGAACTGAAATCTTTGAAGACTTATTTAAAGCAGGTGTTATCGACCCTACTAAAGTTTCTAGAATTGCATTAGAAAATGCTGCTTCTATAGCTGCAATGCTATTGACTACAGAATGTGTTATTGCAGACGACAATGAACCGAGTAATACAACACTAAATAATGAAAGCCAATTTATTGGATAATATGTAATAATTTATTATATTAAAATAAAAGAATGAGTTTTAGTTTTTTAGATCCAAATAAAGTTGACCGAAATATGTTTTACAAATGTGTAAATACATTGTCAGATAAAGATGGTATAGAGCTACATATGCTCAATGACGCTGTTTTACTCGATTATAATAAAAACCTAGATGAATTTTTATCATATTTAATCTCAGTAGGAGAACATCTTGAAGAATATGAAAAATGTAGTCAATTGATTATACAACAAAAAAAATATAAAAAATGGTTAACAATTAATTTAGAAACTGTTAAATCAGTATCCGAATTATTAAGTAGCTTAAAATTAAAACATGATAGTAAATAATATGGCAGAAAAAAATAATACTAAATATGAGTGGTTCGATGATGTCGAATCTCATAAAATAGCAGAAGAAAATAAACATTCAGTAAATTATCATGAACCTGAACGAGATTATGATTCAGACTATAAACCAACTAAAAATGATATAGAAACATTTCCAGATTTACAAAATGGCCCTTCTTCTTTAATACAAGGAGCTCCTGTAGCTATTCAACAAGTTGGTATTCATAATTTTCGTCTTCCTTTAAAATATAAAAAGCGTGATGGCGGTGATATTGAATTAGAAACTAAAGTAACTGGAAATGTTTCTTTAGCAGCACATAAAAAAGGTATTAACATGTCTCGTATTATGCGATCATTTTATAAGTTTAAAGATGATTATGTCTTCGGAGAATTAGATACTATTTTATTAAAGTATAAAGATGATTTAGAATCATTTGATGCTAAGATTGGATTACATTTTTCATATCCAATATTACAACCATCATTAAGATCTGATAATGCTGGATATCAATATTATAATGTAACATTAGAAGGCAATATTGACGACAAAGGAACTTTTAAAAAGATACTTCACTTTGACTTTGTATATTCATCTGCATGTCCTTGTTCATATGAATTAGCAGAATATGCTAGAAAATATAGGAATAAAGCTACAGTATCACATTCACAAAGATCTGTTGCAAGAATATCAGTAGAGTTTGATGAATTAGTATGGATTGAAGATCTACAAGAAATTTGTGAAAAAGCTTTACGTACTGAAACTCAAGTTGTTGTTAAACGTGAAGATGAAATGGCATTTGCTGAATTAAATGGATCATATTTAAAATTTGTTGAAGATGCAGCTAGATTATTGTATGAACAATTAATTGAGGATAAAAGAATTAAAGATTTTAGAGTTATTTGCTCACATCAAGAATCGCTACACTCACATGACGCAGTATCAGTAATATTAGCACCTAATAGCAAATTTTCTAGTGATATTCCGCATGAATTATGGTCAAGCTTAATACATATATCATAACATGAAGTATCCAGACGCAAAAAAGCACCAAATAGTAAGTTTTATTAAATCATTTGTTCGAATATTAGGATATTGTATGTTACCATTTGATATGGTAATAGCCGCAGTAACTTTAGTAATAAGCGAAGGAATAGGAATTTTAGAAGAATTAGTATAATGGGAAAACATCAATCAAGTAAAGTTTTTGACGGATTTAGTACAGTGTTTCGTCAATGGAAAGCAGAAAATACACATTGTAGATTTTTACATGGGTATGGAATATCATTTAAAGTATATTTTGAAGGTGAATTAGACCACAGAAATTGGGTTTGGGACTTTGGAGGAATGAAAAGAGCTAAAACTCTTATAGATGGAATGCAACCTAAAGCTTGGATGGATTATATGTTTGACCATACTGTAGTAGCAGCAAAAGACGATCCTGCAGTTGATGTTTTAGAAGAAATGAATGAAAGAGGTATTATACAATTGAGATGGATCGAAGCAACAGGCGCCGAAAAGTTTGCTGAATATATTTATAACAAGTTAAATGACTTTGTTAAAACAGAAACAGATAACAGAGTAAGAGTTACAAAAGTTAAGTTCATGGAGCACGGTAAAAATGCAGCATATTATGGTGAATAAAAAATTAAAAAGACTTAAAGATTATAATAAAACAATTCCTGTATTAGAAATATATAGATGTGTTCAATCAGAAGGGTCAAGATTTGGAAGACCCACAATAGCAGTTAGAACAACAGGATGTACACATAGATGCTACTTTGGAGAAGGTGGTTGGTGTGATAGTTGGTATACAAGTATTCATCCAGAAAAAGGTACATTTACATTTAATGATATTATTAAAATATATGATGAAAATCCTCATGTAAAAGAAATGATGTTAACTGGTGGATCACCAACAATGCATCCAGCATTAGTAAATGAAATTATGCACTTTGCAAACGAAAGGGGAATATTAGTTACTATTGAAACAGAAGGAAGTCATTTTCTCGAAACTGATTATCCAATTGACTTAATATCTTTATCTCCTAAATTTTCTAATTCAGTTCCTGTCTTAGGTGCAATAACTCCTAATGGATCAGTTACAGATGAACGAATGATTAAAGTTCATAATAGATTAAGAATGAATAAAGATGCAATGCGTAAGACATTAGATTATCATAAAGATTATCATTTTAAACCTGTATGGGATGGCACTGAAAAGAATCTAAAAGAAATAGAAGAATTTAGAATTGAAATGGATATTCCTAAACATAAAACTTATGTAATGCCGGCTGGAGATACTAGAAAAACATTAATGGAGATGTATCCTATAGTATTTGAAATGGTAGCAGAACATGGCTATAATATGACAGGAAGAGATCATATTATAGCATATGACACTGAAAGAGGAGTATAATGGATGAAGCATTAGAACTATTAAATGAGATAGAAGAAAATGTTAATATTTGTTGTGCAATAACAATGGATCCTGATGAAGTTCAGGAAATGATAGATAAATTACGAAATATATTAGAAAACACAAAATAAGGAAAAGTTATGAAAATGCAACCAATGGGAGATCAAGTATTGATCCGAGAACAAGAAAAATCTGATAAAACAGAATCTGGAATTATATTAGTAGATGCTGGGTATGACGAAGAATTTGTATATGCCGATGTAATCGCAGTTGGACCTGGATTATTTACACAAACAGGAAATAGAATACCAATGTCAGTCTCAAAAGATGACGTTGTATTAATTAGTAAAAATAATTTAGGTACACAGAAAAAAGTAAAATTTGATAACATTGACTATATTCTAGTAAGAGAAATGGAAATATCAATGGTGTCAAACTAAATTTTGGTTAAATGAAAAATTATATCATATTATTTCTAATACTTGTTGGATGTAAGAAAATCGATGAAAATGGGTTTAAAACATATACCATTAAGCAAGGAAATCATAAATCAAACTATGGAATGAAATTTACTAGATCAAATTGTTTAAATTTTCAAGTAATATTTGATTCATCTGCTATATATACAACCACAGATCCTATAAATCAATTTGATATTAATAAATTATATGGCCTAAGCGATTGTGGCGATTTTCATACCGAGTCATCAATTCGAATTGGTTGGCGCTGGTTAAATGATAGTTTGGAACTACATTGGTTTAAACATGATGGTAATTTTGAATTTGATAAAATTAAATGTGTAGATTTAAATACCATAATTAATTGTAGTATACAATTCACAGATGCAGAATATAAAATTGTAATAGACAACACTCAAATATTTATTAATAGACCATGTTCCAGATCTAACAATTCTAAATATTATACATGGCCGTATTTTGGCGGAACTGAAACAGCTCCCCATGATATAAAAATAAAAATAAAAAGTATATAATATGCCAGATAACAAAGATAAGACTCCACCGAAAGGTAATGTAAGATTTTCAATTTCATTATCGGAAGAACAAAAATTAGCAAAAGCTGAAATATTAATGCATCCATATAATTTTATTATAGGTAAAGCAGGAAGTGGCAAAACATTGTTAGCAGTTCAAGTTGCATTGGATATGTTTTTCAAAAGGAGTGTTAATCAAATCATTATTACCAGACCAACTGTATCAAATGAAGATAATGGGTATTTACCAGGCTCATTAACTGAAAAAATGGAGCCATGGTTAGTTCCAATTCGGTCTAATATGAGAAAGGTATATAATAAACCTCAAATATTAGAAAAAATGGAAAATGATGAAAATATTGAATTAGTATCATTATCTCATTTTAGAGGAAGAACTTTTGAAAATTCGTGTGTAATCATCGATGAATTTCAAAATTTAACCAAACAACAGTTAGGAATGGTATTAGGTAGATTAGGTAAAGGATCCACAATGATATTAACAGGAGACCCGCAACAAATTGATTTAAAATTTAGTAATGATTCGGCAATACATGATGTACCTAAAGTTAAAGGATCTAATTTTGTTCATGCTGTTACTTTAAAAGACAACCATAGACATTCTGCATTAAATGAAGTATTACGATTATTACAATCTTACTCATAAACTTGGATAATTTAAAATTATTTCTTATTATATAATAAAATATGATTAGATATGGCTATGCGTGCGTTAACGCAACACTAACGAATAGACCCAAGAAATTAGGCGGTAGAGTTACTACTTCCCGTACGGCTAGAAAAGCTTCTTGGTATCCTAATAATTTACAACTTATTAGTGACAAAGCATTAGACAATGCAAAAGATTTACTCACTTATCTCAAATGGAATGAAGAGCATGGTATTACGTTATTTCGTGTAGGCTCTGAATTATTTCCATGGCATGATCAATACGAATTACATGATCTTCCAGACTACGAAGAAATTGCTCAGCACTTATTCGCTGCAGGTGAATTTGCTAGGCAACATGGTCATAGATTAACTACACATCCTGGTCCGTTCCATGTATTAGGTTCCCCTAGACAAGATGTTGTAGAAAAAAGTATTATTGGCTTAGAACGACATTCTGAAATGTTTGATCTTATGGGGTATGAGCCATCGTTTCATAACAAGATCAATATTCATGTAGCTGGTGCTTATGGTGATCGTGAAGCTACTGCTAAGCGGTGGATCAAGACTTGGCAACGACTATCTGACTCCCTAAAAGCTAGATTAGTTTTAGAAAACGATGACAAGGCATCTATGTACAGCGTAAGGCATCTATACGACCTTATACACCAAGAAATTGGTATTCCTATTACATTTGACTATTGGCATCATACCTTCTGTACAGGCGATTTAACAGAACGTCAAGCATTCTTTATGGCAAAGTCTACCTGGGATAAACATGGTGTTACTCAATGTACTCATTACTCTGAGTCTAGACGACAAGAGCAAAAGTTATTGATAGAAAAAATGTTGAATCATAATAATATACCATTATCAGAATTACACTTATGGCCGACCTTTGAAAAAGAATACAAAATATTTAGCAAGATCAAAGAGCCTGCTCATGCAGATTATATTGTGAATACTCCTAATACTTATAACGTTGAAAATCTAGACATCGTTGTAGAAGCTAAAGCAAAAGAGTTAGCTATTTTACCGGTATTGGAAAAACAAAAAAAATTACTTATAATATAAATATGATAGAATTTTTAGGATGGTTTAGTACAGCATTAGTACTATTAGGTTACATATGTAATGCTCGACAGTTAACATATATTGCAATGATTGCTTGGATTATAGGAGATACTGGATGGATAGTATATGATTTCTTTATTGATAACTTTAGTCATTTAGTATTAAGTTTTGTCATTATATCGATTAATGTATATGGAATGTATAATATAAAAAAAGCGCAAAAGAAATAAATGTATCAGAATATAGCATATCATAAAAAAACAAGCACAATGCACGTATGGGATGACGAATTAGGTCATAAAACTTTTAAGTTTAAGCCATATGGGTATATTCCAGATCCGAGTGGAGAATATATATCATTAAATGGAACTAAGTTAGCAAAGACTCCAGGTAATCATAGAGATAATTCAGATGCATATGAATCTGACTTAAATGAAGAGGTTAGAACATTAATAGACTTATATTATGAATCTGATTTAGTCTCGACTGGCCATGCTGATTTCTTCTTTGATATTGAAACAGCAAAAGACGCAGATGGTTATTCTACTCCGCAAGATGTTAGAACCGAAATAACATCGATAGCATATTATGACAAAGTTGGTAAAGATAGAAGAGTATTAGTATTAGACAAAGAAAATAGATTATCTGATGATATTATATATGGTGATAACTATACTGTTGAGGTATTTGACAATGAAGCTAACTTATTAATTAAATTTATTAACTATTTTTCAGAAATACAACCTACTGTTATAACTGGTTGGAATACTGATGGATATGATATTCCTTATCTTATTAATAGGATTAAAAAAGTGTTAGGTCCTAAGTCTGCAAATAAATTATCACCAGCTGGGATTGTAGAATGGAATAAGCATCGCGAAAAATATAAAATATTTGGCGTATCGAGTTTAGATTATATTAAATTATATAAGAACTTTACATATTCAGAACTTCCTAATTATAGATTAGACACTGTAGGTAAAACAGAATTAGGCAAAGGTAAAATTGAATATGATGGCGACTTAGACGATTTATTTGTTTCAGATATTAACAAGTTTATAGAATATAATATGACGGATGTTGATCTTGTATATGAGTTAGATGAAAAATTACAATTAATTAACTTAGCAAGAACAATATGTCACAAAGGCCATGTTCCATATGAAGACGTTTATTATGCATCTAAATATCTAGACGGCGCCGCTATTGTAGATTTAAAAAGAAACGGGCTGGTAGCTCCAAATAAACAATTTAGATTTGTTGAAGACGAAGAGCAGAATAAATTAGCAGGCGCATATGTTATGCCTCCAATTCCAGGATTATATAAATGGATATATGATTTAGATTTAACTTCTCTGTATCCTTCAATTATTATGAGTCTTAATATATCTCCAGAAACAAAAATAGGCGTTATTCCAAATTGGAAACAAGAATCATTATTAAGTAAAGAAGCTGTTAGTGTACAATGTAATGGCCAAACTATACCAGATATTAAACAATGGTTAATTGATAATAAATTTACTGTTGCAAGTAACGGAGTAGTATATGATACAAGAAGTAAAGGATTCTTACCAAAGATATTAGAGAAATGGTTTGACGAACGTGTTAAATTTAAGAATGAGCGAGATAATCATGAAGTTGGTAGTGATAAGTATAAATTTTATGATGCAATGCAATTAACACAAAAAGTATTGTTAAATTCATTTTATGGAGTATTAGGATTAAAGACATTTAGATTTCATGACTTAGACAATGCAGGAGCTATTACAGCAACTGGCCAAAGTGTTATTAAATTTTCAGCAAAAGTTATTAATAAATATTATGAAAAGGAAGTTGGCAAAGATTATTTTATTAACGCTAATGGCAACAAAGCCGAATTTTCATTTTATACGGATACAGATTCAACATTTGTATCTAGTTTACCTCTTATAGAAAAAAGATATCCCGGATTTGATGAATCAGATGAAAAGTTTATGATTGAAAAAACAAATGACATTGCGTCTGAGATACAAGCTCATGTTAACAAAATGTATGATCAATATGCAGTTCACTTTCATAATACATTTGATCATCGATGGCAAATTAAACAAGAATATGTTGCTAAATCTGGTCTATGGATAGCAAAAAAGAGATATGCTCAATGGGTAATCTTTAAAGAAGGAAAACCCACAGATAAAATGGATATTAAAGGTCTAGACGTAGTAAGATCATCTTTCCCTACAGAGTTTAAAACTATAATGAAAGAAACATTATGGTATGTACTCAAAGAAAAGTCAAAAAATGACACAACTAATTTAATAATGGATTTTAAAGACAAAATACAAGATTCTCCAATATTAGATGTTATGAAGAATACAGGTGTTAAAAATGTCACAAAGTATACAAAAGGTAGAAAGCCATTATCTGGATATCTGTCTGGAACTCCGATTCATGTTAAATCTGCAATTAATTACAATGATATGTTAAAACATTTAGGTATTAATAGAAGAAGTAAAGTAATTCCTGAAATTCAGAATGGAGATAAAATTAAATGGGCATATCTTAAAACAAACGCTATGGGGTTTGATTCTATTGCCCTTCGTGGTTATGATGATCCAAGAGAATTAACAGAATTTGTAGAAAAATATATTGATAGGAATAAGATATTTGATAGAGAGATTCGTGGCAAATTAGATGATTTTTATGCATCTATGAATTGGGATAAACTTCCTGAAAATAATAATATGAATAAATTCTTTTCATTTGGATAATTCAATAAAATTAATTATAATATAGAAAAAATATGTACGGTAAACATCAATGGAAAGGGAGAGAAGTAGAAGGTCGATATTCAGATCTTATGACTTTCTTCGTAAGAGATTTAAATCATAATATGCGAAGCACTTATGGTTTAGAAGTAAAATCTATAATATCATATCCTCATTATTATTTTACAATTGAATTTATGAAAAAGTCTATGAAGGACGAAAAATATCTAGAAACAATTAGAGGTATTTTAAATGAATCTAAAAGTGCTGTTACTATAGAAGCTACTAAAGACACATTAGATACAATTAAGCCGGATCTATTTAATAGATGTCATATTATTTATAGAATCAGTGATCCTTATTTAGAAATGCTTAAAGACACTGACACATTATCAATTGACGCAGGCTGGTATAGAGTTCATCAAGTAACTAAATGCAATATGATGGAAATAAGTCCAGATAACTATAAATTTGACGAAGAAATTTAATGAGTAAATGCCCATATACAAACTTTAAAACTCGGGTGTTAGATTATATTAATATACTAAGAACTCCTAGGGAAGAATATGGTAATATGCCTCCTTGTCCATTTGTTGGAGGAGAACTAGATAAAAATAAATTATTAATAGAAAAATTTGATCCAATTCAAAATACATTAATAGAAATGGTAGAAAGCTTCGAAAATACAGATTACGATAGTGCATTATTTGTACAAGTTTCTGATATTGAGTTAAAACAAAAAGATACAGCTGGTTATCAAGATTTTATTAATAAAACTTTGCGTGAAAATGGATATAAACATTTAAAGTGTATTTGTTTCAATCCAAATGATAAATTAAATATAAATGGATTTAATGCAAGAAGTTTAGCACCATATTTTTTAATTAATATAGCTAAAGCATCTGTTTTAAATGAAGCACATGATAATTTAATGAAAACAAGTTATTATAATAATATGAATGAAAAATATTTAAAATATTTACATGTTAATAAAGAAAAAATATGAAATATTCAGTAGTAGTATCATTTAGCTTAGAAGGGTTCCATTGTTGGCCAGAAGCTAAAGAAATATTTCCAGAAGTAGGATTTTTATCCGATAGTCATAGGCATATGTTCGGATTTCGTTGTTATGCAAAAGTAACACATACAGATAGAGATGAAGAATTTATCTTAATGCAAAGAAAATTAAAAAAACAATTGAGAACTAACTTTGATGGAAATATATTACAATTTGGTAGAATGAGTTGTGAAGATATAGGCGAATGGTTATTAGAACAAAATGATAATCTATATAAAGTAGAGGTTTGGGAAGATTGGGAAAATGGAGCAATAATAGAAAGATGAAAAAAGTATTTTATTTTGGACTAGAGCCTTTAAAGGCAAGATATACATATCAGTTATCAAAAGAATGGATGCCGGCAACGTTCGAGCCATATTCAGATAAAGTAGAATTTATTGATGTTGAAGGAGAATTTGATCCTGATCAGCAAATAAAGGTAGGAGCTGTATTAGATGCAGTCGGTAGAGGTAAGTTTGCTATGAGTCAATGTAGCAATTTTCTTGATATGTTAAATAAAGACGAAGTTAATAATGGCGATGTAATATTTTTACAAGATTATTGGCATCCGGGTATTGAATCAATATTATATGCATTAGATTTATATGGAATAAAGGTAGATATATATGCAATGCTACATGCTCAAAGTGTAGATGAATATGATTTTACATATCCAATGAGAAGTTGGATGCGAGGCTTTGAATTAGGATTAGATAAAAGAATGACCGGTATCTTTGTAGGTTCGACAATTCATAAAGATCAATTGCGTGAAGCAGGATTTGAATCTCCTATACATGTTGTGTCATTGCCATTGCATTTAGAAATGACTCTTGATAAATATCCAGAATATGATAAAGAAGCAAAAAAGAAATCAATAGTTGTATATTCTAGTAGATTAGATAAAGAAAAAAATCCGTTTTTCATGATGGCTGTTGCTAAACAATATTTAACAGAGTTTCCTGGTGCAGAATGGCACGTAACAACATCTGGTAAAGAGTTCAAGTCAATGTTACCTGGAGTAATAGATGCATTGTATAAATTAGCAGATGAGATGCCTAATTTTAAATTATTAAAGAATTTGACTAAACAAGAATATTATAAAGAATTAGCAGAAGCAAAAATACAATTTAATTCATCATTACAAGATTATGTATCATGGACTGTATTAGAGTCGACTGCATTTGGTTGTGATATGGTATTTCCAAATTTTAGATCATTTCCAGAATTTATACCAGCAGATAAATTATATACACCATTTAACGTAGGATCTGCAGTTATTAGATTGCATGAAGTAATGCAAATAAAACAACCAAATTACAATATAGCATATCTAGCAGATTTAGGTAGGCAGATGGAAGGATATATTGTATCAAATGGAATAGACCAAGAAATTAATATTTGGCATGAAGCTGAATATTGTAAACATTTATTAAATAAAAACGAGGAATAAACATGAAAATTGATGTACAAGGAATACAAGAAATAAAGTCGACTATAGAGACTCCATTTCAAGCTCTAGCAGAGCAACTAGATAAAAAAGGATGTTTAGATAAACAAACTACTGAAATAGTAACGTTTATATTTGAACAATTTTCAAAATTAGGCGAAAAGCCATGGGAGATAGTAGATTAATGGATAAGAATTTTATATATTATCCGTCATTATCGGCTGGGAGTATGGTATCTGCATTCAAGAAAAATACAAAATTTGAAGATGGAACTACAACTAGATTCTTTTCAAAAGAGTATCCAGAAGAATGGAGACATCCATATTTCTTAATCACCGCAGGACACCATTTCAAAAAAATGGACTTTCGGGATCAGATGGGGTTAGATGACGAGGTATTAGTATTTGGAGATTCAGGAGGATTCCAAATAGCAACTGGAGCTTTAAAATGGGATAGTACAATTCGTGAGCGTATATTTGAATGGTTAGAACATAACTCAGACGTAGCAGCAAATTTAGATATTCCACCTAGAGCAAAATACGAAAACCGATTCGCAGAATCAATGGATATAAGTTTTGATAACTTTAAATATTTTGAATCTAAACAAACAGGTAAAACAGACTTCTTAAATGTTATTCAAGGTACATATCATGAAGAATATGCACAATGGTATCATAAATTTAAAGATTTTGCATTTAATGGATGGTGTATTGGAGGCCCTAAGAAATTAGTAGACTTTATGTATGTTATAGCATTAATGCTTAAAGAGAGAGAATTTGAAAAGAAACATATAAAGTATATACACTTATTAGGTATATCAAAAATATCAGACTTCTTTATATTAGCAACATTACAAAAGCTAGTTAATAAGTTAACTGATGATAGAGTATTGTTTTCAACAGATTCTAGCTCTCCAGGACAATATCCTGTATTTGGAACATATCTTCATTCTGGTAATTATAAAACTCAAACATTTACTGAGTTATATTTTCCGAAGAATAATGAGTATAGAAGAAAAAAACATGCAAATATGGCAAACCCTGTAGTTAATATTGATACATCGAGACATGTACCATGTAGTATAGATTGTCCAGCTTGTAAAGACTTTACATATGATTACTTAGGTGGACAAACAGCAGCCGGATTAGATAGATATAGTCAAGAAGGAATGCCAAGAATGGTTATACATAATACTCATTTATATGTAAATATTGCTAAAGATGTTAGCAAACTAGTAAATAATCATGTTGAATTGTTAGAAACAGCAATTCCAAAGGACTTATATGATGTTATATTATCATTGCATGCAATGTTTGAAGATCCTGATAATGCAATGAATGTTTATGCAACATACAAGAAAACATATAAGAAATTTGGTGGTGATAGTATATCAACTACTGATGCAAATCAATTTAATAAGTTTTTTAAAATATAAAAAGGTAGAAAAATGGAAAAAAGTAAATTACAATCATTTATAAACAGATATTACTTAGCAGGCAACTGTGAAGCTGTAACTGTTAAAGCAAATGGCGAATCTGTTAATTGTGAATTAATAGATGTAGATCAAACCGTAGTAGGTAAAGTTAAATGGAAAACAGATCCATTTATGTCAGGAGAATTAGGTATTAATCATACTGGTGCGTTAACTAAAATGTTATCTGCAGTAGGCGAGAAAATTGACATTGAAGTTAATGATGCACAAGGCAAGAATTATGCAATGAAGATAAAAGAAGGAAGCACAACAATGACTTTTATGTTAGCTGATACTTCTGTTATACCTGCAGTCCCATCAATTAATGCAGAACCTGAATATGAGGTTACAATTGATATTGACGAACTATTTGTTAATAAATTTATTAAAGCTAAAAATGCATTACCAGACGCAAAGAATTTTGCAGTACAAGTTCAAAATGGTAAAATTAAATTTATTATTAATTATACAACTATTAATTCAGACAATGTTACCTTTGAAATAGGCGGTACAGCGAATGATTTAGATCCAATTTGTTTTTCAGCTGATAAGCTAAAGGAAGTATTAACTGCAAACAAAGGCGATAAAGGTATAATGCATATATCATCAAATGGATTAGCAAGAATAGATTTTACTGGTACTGACTTTGATTCAAATTATTGGTTAGTTCAATTACAAAATTAATTATGGAAGTGCGAGTAATAAATAAATCAGATAATGATCTTCCTAGCTATGAAACATTAGGAAGTGCGGGGTGCGATGTTAGATCAACTCATTCAGCAACAATAGGTCAAGGTTTGAGTACATTAATTAAAACCGGATTATATGTTGAAATTCCAGTAGGGTATGAAATACAAGTAAGACCTAGAAGTGGATTAGCATATAAAAAACAAATAACAGTTTTGAATTCTCCTGGCACTATAGACGCAGATTATAGAGGAGAAATTGGAGTAATTTTAATTAATCATGGATTATCAACGGTTACTTTAGAAAAAGGCGAACGAATAGGACAATTAGTATTAAATAAAGTTGAACAAATAGAATGGAATCCTGTATTAGCATTAGCTGACACTACAAGAGGTTCTGGAGGCTTTGGTTCAACAGGAAAACAATAAATTATGTTTGGAGTAACAGAAAATACACTTTGGGTAGAATCATTTAGACCCGATACATTAGACGGATATATTGGTAATGAACATATTATTGATAAAGTCAAAATATTCATTGAAAATGGCGATGTTCCGCATTTATTATTTTATGGTGGAGCAGGCACAGGTAAGACTACATTAGCAAAGATCATTGCAAATAATGTAGATGCTGATTTAATGTATATTAATGCATCTGACGAAAACTCAGTAGACGCAGTAAGAGATAAAATAAAAAGATATGCATCTACAGTAGGATTTAAACGATGGAAAATTGTTATATTAGATGAAGCTGACTATCTTACCCCTAATGCACAAGCAGCATTAAGAAACTTAATGGAAACATATAGTAAGACTACAAGATTTATATTAACATGTAATTATGTTGAAAAGATTATAGATCCAATACAAAGTAGATGTCAGACATTTGGAATCGCACCTCCAGGCAAAGCAGACGTTGCAAAAAGATTAGTTACTGTGTTAGAAGAGAAACAAGTTGAATATGAAATAAAAGATGTAGCAGCTATTATTAATTCTTCATATCCAGATATTCGTAGAGCAATTAATGCAGCACAAAGTCATGTTGTGAAAGGCAAATTAGTATTAGACAAAAATAGTGTTGTTCAAGCTAATTATATGACTGAATTATTAAATATTTTAAAAAATATTAAAGATAAAAAAGAATCTTTTAAGCAGATACGACAAATTATTGCAGATAGTAAAGTTAAAGATTTTACACCATTATATACATTTTTATTTGATAATTTAGATGAATTTGCAACTGGTAGTATAGCAGCATGTATATTAATTATTGCAGAATCTCAATATACAGATACTAGCGTAGTTGATAAAGAAATTAATACCATGGCAATGTTTGTTAAGTTAATGAATGAATTATAAAGGAATATTATGAACAAAAATCAACCAAATATTAATCCAGCTGATGCTGAGCCAATGATATGCTCTAATTGCAGCGGAATGTATTTTAGACAAGTAATGTGCATTAATAAATTATCTAGATTCATAACAGGACATGATAAAGACACTGTTATCCCAGTACCGGTATTTAGATGCGATGATTGTGGCCATGTTCCAGAAGAATTTCAACCAGAGGTAAGATAATGGGAGCTCCTTACCCAAAACTCCCCGTTGTTTTAGTATTTAAATCATCTAATAGAAAAAATGCTAAAACCAAAATGAAAGTATTTAAAAACAAAAATATTGACATTGTTAATGGAAAGAAAATGCCGGGCGTACCTGACAATGCGGTAATACTAGAATTAGCAATCGGCGAATCATTTATTGACACATATAAACAAAAATATAAACTATGACAAAGAAACCTGCAACTATCTTCGATTTTATTAACGGAATGACACATGAAAAGAAAGAATGGTCTAAATATACAGATATAGACAAAAAGAAATTCTCTCCTTTTATTGTTAATAGATGGTTATCAATGAAAATGGAACTAATTGAAGTAATTAATCAGTTACAAAAATATACAATTGGGTTATTATCGCCTAGAGATACTTATCGTCTCTATCACGGCTTATTACCAGCCCAGAGAACCTTTGCTAAGTACATTAAAGGAAAAAAGGAAGATAAGTATAATACTGATTTAGTTTCACAAATTGCAGACCACTATCTAGTAAGTAAAACAGAAGCCATTGATTACATTGAATTAATGCCTAAAGATAGTTGCAGTACTTTGTTATCAATGTATGGATATAATACAAAAGAAATTAAAACAATGTTAAAAGGGAAGAAATGACATTTGAATCAACAAATACAGGATCAATTAATACTCAATATCATTATGTTGGTAAATCGAGTCTATACAAATTTGCAGAAGAATGGGACTTAAACTCATATGAGTTTGACATACTTAAACGTATAGTTAGGTGCAGAAAAAAAGGATCATTCGAAGAAGATCTAAAAAAGTCAAAGGATTTAATTGATATTTATCTTACTGAACATTTGGATCAATCCGAATAATTTCTTATAATATAATAAAAATATTATGGCAAATAACGTATATACTGTTGTAAGTATAGAATCATCTGTAGAAGTTCTAAAAAATTTCGCAGACAAATTATTTACTCCAGAAGTAGAAGAAGCTGATTGGCAACTTAAAAGTAGTATAATAGCTGATAACTTATATGGATTATTATATAAAGATTATCCTAAAGACAATTTAACTAGAGATTGGATGATTGAAAATGTAGGAGCAAAATGGTGTTTTGTACACGATTGGCATATAGATGACGATATAATTGATTTAACATTTGATTCAGCATGGTATCCACCAGAAGAATTATTTCATGAACTAGCAGATTGGTTTACAAAGCGTGGTGAATTCGAAATGGAAGCTAGAAGTGAAGATGAAGCATATTTACATGTATCAGGAGGTTATGCAAATCATAATGGATCTGATTTTATTTGTGATGATGAAGATCTTCCAGAATATCCAGATGAAGACGATTTTATAGAAAATAAAGATCAATATGCTTATGATGAAGCAGTTGAAAATTTTTATGATAAAATTTCTGAAATAAAAGATGATCTTATAAATGAGTGTAAACAAGGCCTTTTAATCTACCCATAATTATGAAAACCGGATATATAAACCCAATATATAAATTATCATTAAATGATGTATCAAAAGTTCCGGCTAAGATATCATATTCACAATGGTCAATGTTTTCAAAATGTCCTAAACAATGGAAGCTTTCATATATTGATAAGTTAGCTCCATTTACTCATAGTATTGCAACATGTTTTGGAACTGCCTTCCATGAAACATTGCAAGAATATTTAACTGTATTATATACTGATTCAGTCAAGGCAGCAAATGAAATAAATCTTCACGATTTGCTATTAACATATTTGAAGTTAGAATATAGCAAAGGAGTAAAAGCAAATAATGGAGAACATTTTTCAACCCCAACTGAATTAGCAGAACATTTAAATGATGGAGTACAAATATTAGATTGGTTCAAAAAAAGAAGATCTCAATATTTTTCTACTAAAAATATGGAACTAGTTGGGATAGAAGTAGAATTAGGAGTACCAGCATCATCAGTTAATAAAAATGTTTATTGGTACGGATTTATAGATATTGTAGTTAGAGATACTGTATTAAATACAATAAAAATAATAGATATTAAAACTAGCCGAATGGGCTGGAACAAATGGCAAAAAGCTGATAAGCTTAAAGCAGCACAATTGGTTGCTTATAAAAAATACTTTTCCGACCAATTTGGAACTCCAATTGACAATATTGATATTGAATTCTTTATAGTGAAACGAAAGTTACTAGAAGAATCAATGTTTCCACAAAAGCGTATACAGATACTTAATCCGGCTTCTGGATCAATTACTAGAAAAAAGATTCAACGTGATATTGACTCATTTATAGAATTTTGTTTTGATGAAACTGGCAAGAAGCGAGTAGAACAAAATTATCTATCTATTGCTGGTAAAGGATCTAAACATTGTAAGTGGTGTCCATTTAAGATGGATTATGATAATTGTCCCAAAGAAGATAGGATTCGTCAATAATTTTTAATATAATAAATAAAAAGGAAAATATGAATGGATTATTATTAGACGCTTTATATGCAAAATACCATGCACAAAAAGCAGTAGCAGTAGCAAAGTTAGATGTTTATTTAAACAATGCAGTTGGAATAGGCGAACACCCAGATTTAGTTGCAGAAATAGATAAGTTTATAGAAAAGTTTGCAGATGCACAAGGTAAATTAGACGCACTAAAAATGATGTTAGCACATACCACAGATGCTAAAACTCCAACCACAAAAACAGTTATCAAAGGATAAATGAAAATTGCTGTTATTGGAAATAAAGAATGGCAAAATAAAAGAAAAGTACAACAAGTACTTTCAGAATTAAAACAAAAATTTAAACAAGAATTAATTATTGTATCTGGTGGAGGCTCTGAAGGAGCTAATCATATGGTTAAAAAATTTGCATTAGAATTTGGAATATCATATCAAGAATATAATCCATCATATACAGGAAGAAATTTATATTCAATGTTACCAGAGTCATATTATGGAAAGAAATATCACTTTTCGCAATTATTACATAGAATGAAATTATTGGCAGAAAATTGTGATTATATGATAATTATGAATAATGAAAATAATTTGAATCCGCAATTAAAAACAGCATATAATAAAATAAAAAAATTAAAAAAGCCTGTTGTTATTTTAGGTTGATATTTATAATAAAGTTATTATATATTTATAAAGGTTATTAATGAAAAAAAAGAAAATTCTGTTATTAGCAGACGATTTTAGATTACCTTCTGGAATTGGAACCATTTCAAAAGAAATTATTTTAAATACAGTACACAAATATGATTGGGTACAAATAGGAGCAGCAGTTAAACATCCAGATACTGGAAAAATGTTTGATTTATCTGCAGATGTTCGTCGGGAAACAGGCGTTCAAGATGCAGACGTAAAAGTTATACCATCTGATGGATATGGAAATAGAAATTTATTATTTGCAATAATTCAATCAGAAAAACCAGACGCTATATTCCACTTTACCGATCCGAGATATTGGGAATGGTTATACGCATTAGAACATGAAATTAAAACATCATTTAATATTCCATTGATATATTATTCAATTTGGGACGATCTACCATATCCAATGTGGAATGCCCCATTTTACGGTAGCTGTGACTTAATAATGGGAATTTCGAAACAATCTGATAATATACATCGAGAGGTGTTGGAACAGAACGGATTTGGGGTGTATGACTTTGATACAGAAGACAACACTAAAAAGCCAGATCCAAATTTGGAATGGGATGAAGTAATTACTGGATATGTTCCGCATGGGTTGAACCATAATATATATAAACCTATATCCGAAACAGATACAACATATAAAAAGTTTCATGATGATATAAAACTTAAAAATGGAATTGAATTTTTAGTATTTTGGAATAATCGTAATATCAGGCGAAAACAGCCTGGAGATGTAATATTAGCATTCAAGAAATTTAGAGATAATTTACCAAAAGATAAACAAGATACAGTAGGGTTGCTAATGCATACTCAAATTGTAGATAATAATGGCACAGACCTTAGAACAATACATGAAAATATTGCACCAGATTGTAAAATATTATTTTCAGAAGCCAGAATATCTTCAGTAGAATTAAATGCAATGTATAATGTTGCAGACGTAACTATTAATATTGCGTCTAACGAAGGATGGGGATTGAGTAGTACAGAATCATTGTTATCAGGTACTCCAATTATTAATAATGTTACAGGTGGATTACAAGATCAATGTAGATTTGAAGATGCTGATGGTAATTGGTTAAGATTTAACGGAGAATTTTCTACCAATCATAAAGGTAATTTTAAAAAGCATGGCAAATGGGTACAACCAGTATTTCCATCTAATCGATCTATGCAAGGTTCACCTAAAACTCCATATATTTTTGACGACAGATGTCAATATGAAGAAGTATCAGATGCAATTGCAGCATGGTATTTTACACCAGCAGAAGAGAGAGAAGAATGTGGCGAAGCTGGCAGGGAGTTTTGTTTATCTCATGGATTAACATCAAAACAAATGGGTAATAAAATGATCGAAATGATCGACTTTTTATTCGATTATCCTAAAGATAAAAGACCAAAATATACATTAAATAAAGTAGAATCAACAACATATAAAGAAATGGGTATAGTATGAAAAAATGTGTTATTTCAAGTCCAGTAGCTACACAATCGGGGTACGGACATCACGCGCGAGAATTTATTAGTCATATAATAGAACAAAAAGAAACAGAATGGGATATTAAATTACTTTCAATGCCATGGGGCAACACCCCATTTACATATCCAGTACCAACAGAATGGCAAAGTAAATTTGTTCCACTTCCATTATCAGAACAACCAGATATATGGGTTCAGATAACAGTACCAAATGAATTTCAAAAAGTTGGTAGATATAATATTGGGGTAACAGCTGGTACCGAAGGCGATGTAGGTCCAAAAGAATGGATTGAATGTATTAATAGAATGGATGTTATTGTTGTACCATCTGAGTTTACTAAACAAACTTTTATAAATACTGCTAAAAAACATAATATGTTGATATCTACTGATATACAAGTCATATCAGAATATTTTGATCAATCTATATATAAACCAATTAAAGACAAATCATTAACAATATTAAATGATATTCATGAACAGTTTTGTTATTTATTTGTTGGCCATTGGCTAGAAGGCCAATTGGGCGAAGATAGAAAAAATATTAGTGGCCTAATTAACGTATTTTTTGAAACATTTAAAAATAAAACAAATGTTCCAGGATTAATATTAAAAACTGGAGGAGCAACATATTCAGTAACTGACAAGCATGCAATTGAACATAAGATTAATCAAATTCGTGCACTATACCCTAAACAAACAAAATTACCTAATGTTTATCTATTACATGGAGACTTAACTGATGATGAAATGAATTTACTTTATAATCATACAAAGGTTAAATCAATGATATCATTTACTAAAGCTGAAGGGTTTGGTCGTCCATTATTAGAGTTTGCAACAACAGGTAAGCCTATTATAGCTCCACATTATTCGGGACAAGCTGATTTTTTACAAAAAGAAAATATTATTGCATTAATTGGAGGATTAACACCAATACACCAATCAGCACAGAATCCATTTTTAATTAATGAAGCTAAATGGTTTACTCCGGATTATGGATATGCAAAAAAAGCATTAAAAGAAGTTCATAAACAATATAATAAATTTTTACCAGGTTCTAGAGCTCAGAAAAAATTTGTTAATGAAAAATTCACTAGAAATTCAATGAAAGAAAAATATAGTAAGTTAATTGAAACTATTGATATTGGAACTAAACATATACCTGATACAACGCAATTACAGTTACCTAAATTATCGTTGCCTAAAATAAATAAAACAACAAAATCTAGTTTACCTAATTCCGGAAATACAAATATTAAATTACCAAAGTTGAACAAAGTATGAAAATAGGATATTTTATAACAGCTTGTAATGAATTTGAAGAATTGGCAAGATTATTACTAATGCTAAAAACAAATATTTCTGATACTGATTGTATAGGAATATTATTAGATGAGACAAATCATACTGATGAAGTTCGGGAATTATGTGAGAAATTTTTACTTCCCGATGATTCAATTCGATTAGCATATGCCCCATTAAATAATGATTTTGCTACATTTAAAAATACTGGCTATGAATTATTCCGTGATTGTGATTGGATATTTCAATTGGATGCAGACGAGATACCTTCTGAGATTCTAGTTAATAATTTACATCCTATATTAGAAATGAATCCTAGTGTCGAATTAATATACATACCAAGAATAAATACAGTTGAAGGCTTAACTCAAACTCATATAGAAAAATGGGAATGGCAAGTTAATAACGAAGGATGGGTCAATTGGCCTGATTATCAAGGTAGAATATATAAACGAGACAAAAATATAAATTGGGTAGGAAAAGTACATGAAAGAATAGAAGGGCATAAAGCTTTATCTCAAGTGCCACCTAATGAAGAATTAGCATTACATCATCCAAAGACAATAGATAAACAAGAACGTCAAAACGAATATTACGAAACGATTTAATGAGTTGGCTATCTGAATATATTGATTGTATTGTCTATATAAATCTAGACGAAAGACAAGACAGGCGTACTAAATGTGAAGAAGCGCTTAATAGTGTAAATATTACTAATTATTACCGAGTTCCAGCTATTAAAGATAATATCGGTATACGAGGTTGTACATTATCACATTATAATATAGTAAAGCATGCTAAAGAAAATAATTATAAAAATATATTAATATTTGAAGATGATTTTACTATTACTAATCCTTCTACATTTAAATCTACTTTATTAGCATCATTACAACAAATTGAAACAAATAATCTAAGTCCTCATATGCTTTATTTAGGCGGCAATTTATTAACTGGATATGTTGAAACTAATAAAAAGATCGATAAAAATTTATTTAGAATAGGCGGAGCAAAAACAACTCATTCATACATTGTTTATGAAAGTATGTATGATACTATACTAAACAAATATGATAACGTTAACTTTTATGATAATACCATATGGTCAGGTCCTAGCCGTGTAAATATTGATTTTTATTATCTTTCTGAAATACATCATAATCCTAATTATAATATATTTGGTTGTTATCCTTGCCTAACAGATCAAGCAGATGATTATAGTGATATAGAGCAGAAAGTTGTAAATTATAATTTATCACAATCTTGGAATTCAATATTAGAGGATAGTAATGATTAGCTGTAAACTACAAGGAGGTTTAGGTAACTACTTATTTCAAGTAGCTGCAATGTACTCATTGTCTGAAGATGTAGGTTTTAATATCCAAGATGCTACACAAGTGCATGGCAATATTAAAAAGTATCTTAGAAATATATTTAGAAAAATAAATCAAAATGTTGAAGGATTGCAATATGAGTATGATGAACCATCTTTTACATATCAACCACTACCTACATATAATAACATACTATTCAACGGATATTTTCAAAGTGAAAAATATCTAGATAGGATAAAAATATTAGATTTATATTCAATTGATAAAGCTTCAAATACATATATACAAACTAAATATGCTAATATGTTATCAAATTCTGTTTCTATTCATGTACGACGGGGTGATTATTTAAATAAACAAGATAAACATCCTGTACAGGATATAAATTATTATAATTCAGCTATGACATATTTCAATAATTGTGATAATTTTCTTATATTTAGTGATGATATAGTATGGTGTAAAAATAATTTTGTAGGCGATAAATTTATATTTATCGAAGGAGAAGAAGATTATATAGATTTGTGGTTAATGTCATTATGCAATCATAATATAATTGCAAATTCATCATTTAGCTGGTGGGGGGCATGGTTAAATAAAAATAATAATAAAACAGTAATTGCTCCTAAAAATTGGTTTGGTCCTAATAAAAAATTAGATCCAACTGATTTATATTGTAAAGATTGGTTAGTAATATGAGTAAATTAAAATTAAAAATAATAGAACAAACGTTTTGTCATTGTGAATATAGTAATAATCCTATGCCACCTGTATCTTTTTCAGATAATATAGAATGGGATAGAAACGTATCTCATAATGAAGATTTAGTATTTTATACCGACAGCGATATTATGAAAGGCGATAAATCGGGCCACCGCAAAAAAATAGCATGGTTAATAGAACCATATGTTAAACAACCCGATTGTTATGAATGGGTATTAAATAACAATCATTTATTTGATTATGTATTAACTAATGAAAAAAAATTACTAGATAAAGGCGAAAATTTCATTTATTATCCTTTTGGCGGATGCTGGATAGAACCAGAAAATAGAATGTTTCATAATAAAACTAAAATAGTAAGTATTATCGCATCAGGAAAAAGCAATGTTCCTGATCATTTAAAAAGGCATGAACTAATACAACGATGGGGCAATGTTATTGATGTTATGGGTAGAGGATATAATCCAATTGATAGTATAACTACTGGATTAAAAGATTATGCATTTCATATTGCAATGGAAAATCAACGGCGAGATCTACATTTTTCCGAAAAATTAATTAATCCTATTATGACCGGAACAATTCCAATCTATTGGGGTATGCCGTCAATTGGAGATTATTTTGATACGCGCGGGATGATTATAATGAATGATATAGAAGAATTTCCTAATATATATGCATCATTAGGACAAGATTTATATAATGAAAAATTACCATATGCTAAAGAAAATTTCGAAACTGCAAAAAAATATATATTGTCAGAAGATTGGATGTATGAGAATATTTTTACTTTAATGGGAATTATATAATGAAACAAATATTAGTTACAGGCGGCACAAGTACGGTAGGCAAGCATCTTAAGGAAATATTACCTGATGCAATTTATATTAGTAGCACTGATTGTGATTTGACAGATATAAAAATGGTTAGGTGGTTGATATCATCATATACACCTGATATAGTTGTTCATTTAGCTGCTAAGGTTGGCGGCATACAAGATAACATTGCTAAACCTGCAGAATACTTTGATGATAACATATTAATGAATACTAACATATTGAAAGTTTCTCATGAATATAAGGTCAAAAGATTTATTGGAATATTAAGTACATGTATATATCCAGATAAGGTAGATTCATATCCTATGAAAGAAGAAGTAATGTTTGCCGGCCCGCCAACTCCTACTAATTTTAGTTATGGATATGCTAAACGAGCATTAGCAGTACAGATCGAAGCATATAATAAGCAATATGGTACGGCGTATAATTATATTACACCATGTAATTTATATAGTGAATATGATAATTTTGATAATGATAATAAAATGCATTTTATTACCGCTTTGTTAAAAAAGATTAAAACGAGTAATGGTGAATTAAATTTATTAGGTACTGGAAAGCCACTTCGTCAGTTTATGTATGCCGGAGATCTTGCTAAGGTTATTAAGTTAACTATTGAAAATGATGTTACTGAAAGTTTCAATATTGCATATCCAAAAAATCAATCAATTAATGACTTAGCTGAAAAAGCATTAGGTTCTTTAAAGAAAAATTATTATATTAAATATAATAATCCAGAGCTAGATGGCCAATATCGTAAAGATGTTGATACAACAAAAATGCTATCATTATTTCCGGAATTCAAATTTACTTCATATGAAGAAGGCATAAAAAAAGTATATGATAAAATTAGTTAGCGATACAATAGATAAACAAGATATAACAGCGCTTGTCGAATGGTTACAACAAGATCCAATACCAAGACTTACTAAAGGCGAATTAACCAAGCGGTTAGAAGAAAAATGGGCTAAGAAAATAGGAACAAAATATTCTGTATTTGTTAATTCAGGATCTTCTTCTATTTTATTAACCTTAGCTGCTTTAAAGTATTCAAATAAATTAAAGAACAATAAAATTATAGTACCTGCATTAAGCTGGGCAACAGATGTTAGCTCACCTATGTTGTTAGGGTATGAAACTTATATGTGTGATTGTAATTTAGAAGACTTATCTTGTGACTTAGATCATTTAGAAAAATTATTTAAAGAACATAATCCTTCTACATTTATTTTAGTTTCGCCGTTAGGTTTAGTACCTGATATGAAGAGAGTGGTAGACCTATGCAAAAAATATGATGTATTACTTTTAGAAGATGTATGTGAAAGCATGGGATCTAAATACCAAGAACAGTACCTAGGAAGTTTTGGATTAGCATCTTTTTACTCAATGTATTTTGGTCATCACCTATCCACAATAGAAGGAGGGTTTATTAATACCGATGATGAAGATTTATATCATTTATTGTTAATGATTAGAAGCCATGGATGGGATAGAGATTTACCTAAAGATAAACAAAAAGAATTAAGAGATAAGTATAAATGCACAGAATTCAATTCTTTGTATAATTTTTATGTACCAGGAATGAACGTAAGATCAACTGACTTACAAGCATTTATAGGTTTAAGAGCTATAAAGAAATTAGATGATTATTCTCAAAGACGTAGAGTTAACTTTAAACATTATATAAATTTAATAAAAAATAATGAATTAGAACTAAAAGAAAATAAAAATGATTTTGTTTCTAGTTTTGCTATTCCTATATTACATTCAAAAAGAGATGAAATTATTAAAGAATTACAAGATAACAAGATTGAAGTTAGACCTTTAATCGCAGGTAACATGGCAAATAAACCGATGTGGTATAATGAAAATGATATACCATCATTATCAAACTGCGAATCATTAGATAAGTCAGGATTTTATATTCCTAATCATCAAGATTTAACGAAAAAAGATATGAACTTAATAATAGACATAATAAACAAATATGAGTAAAGTAGCATTAATAACTGGAATAAATGGCCAAGACGGATCATATCTGTCAGAACTATTAGTGGAAAAAGGTTATGAAATTTGGGGAATACTAAAACGTAACTCTGTAGCAGAAAATCAAACAGCTAGGATTCCGGACAGATTATTTAAACAAGTCAAATTAGAATATGCTGATATGACAGATATGTCATCACTTATTCGAGTATTGCAATTATGTAAACCTGATGAAATATATAATCTAGCTGCTCAATCCCATGTAAGAATTAGTTTTGATCAACCAATATATACGACAGATTCTATTGCAATGGGTACGCTGAATTTGTTAGAAGCTATACGGCTAACTTGTCCAAGCGCAAAAATGTATCAAGCAAGTAGCTCGGAGATGTTTGGTAATACTATAGATGCCGACGGATACCAAAGAGAAACAACACCTCTTAATCCAGTATCTCCATATGGCTGTGCAAAAGTATTTGGATATAACATATGTAGAAATTATAGGAATGCATACAATATGTTTATATCAAATGGAATATTATTTAATCATGAATCTCCAAGGCGCGGCACAAATTTTGTAACTAACAAAGTAGTAAAAGAAGCTGTCAAAATTAAATTAGGATTATCGAAACAGTTATTACTTGGTAATTTAGATGCTAGTAGAGATTGGGGACACGCAAAGGATTATGTATATGCAATGTGGTTAATGTTACAACATGATAAACCAGATGATTTTGTATGTTCAACCGGAGTATCACATACAGTAAGGGATTTAGTTGAATATGTATTTAATAAATTAGGAATGGATTATGAATGTTATGTTACCCAGGATAAAAAATATTATAGATCAGAAGAGTTAGAATTTTTAAAAGGAGATTGTTCAAAAACACAGAAGCAACTTAACTGGAAACATAAATATACATTTGAGTCTATGTTAGATGAAATGATTAACTATTGGATTGAATATTATGAAAAAGCTTAAAGTATTAGCAGTTATAGTAAATTATGGAGAAGATCAACTCCAATATTTAGAACAAGTAGTTCGAGAATTAAAATCATTTAAAAAATATAATGTTACTATAATAGTAAATAGTAATGTTAAATTAGATATTGCAGGGATTGATTATGTTAATGAAGTACGACTAAATGATTATCAGCATTTGCCAGCAACATGTAAACAAGTAATACACCATTATAAAGATGAGTTTGATGGTTTTATTTATACAGAAAATGATCATTTATGGCAAGAACATCATTTAGATAATCATATACGATATTCAGAATTATTACCAGAAAATAGAATACCAGGATTGATTCAATATGAAGAAACACCTAATGGTGATAAATCTTATTGTGCATTTTTAGATAATCATTTTATTAAGGGATCAAAAGAAAAACATTCAGATTTAGAATTTTGTAGATTATCAAATGTACATCAAGCAAGTTATTTTATAACAAAAGAACAATTATACAGAGTAATTCAATACAATCCAAAGTACTTTGAAAACTTATGTTCCCCTGATACTAAAACTATGAATTATAGTGTAAAATGTAGAGTAAATACTGATTTATTTGAATTTAGTAATTGGGAAAAAGTTATATGTATTTCAGAATTTGAAGATAATATAATACATCATTTACCAAATTTTTATGTTGCCGGGGAGAATGGCAGAGCAAAATTTTATCGCAATCATGAAACAATGTTAGAATGGATAAAGGAAATATAATATGGAATTAGATTTAAAACAGATCAATGATATTAATTTATCAGAATTAGGAGATATAATAACAGAACAAGAATTTAAACAATATTTTGTATCTGACGGAGGACGTGAACATTATAAGTTATTAGCATACTTTAGCACGTTATTCGAAAATGAAATTTTATTAGATATTGGTACATATAAAGGATGTTCATCATTAGCATTATCATATAATACTAATAATAAAGTTAAATCATTTGATCTAGGAGATTATAAACGAGTGTCTAAAAATTTAGATAATATAGATTATATACTAGGCGATTTTACCGATAGTGAGTATAAAGATCTATTAATGAAATCTCCATTAATAATGTTAGATACAGATCACGAAGGACCATTTGAACATAAAGCATATCAATATCTAAAAGATATTAATTGGAAAGGATATCTGTTATTAGACGATATTCATTTAAATGCTCCAATGAAAGAATTTTGGAATCAAATTGATAATGAAAAGTATGATATTACCTCAATGGGACATTGGTCTGGAACAGGATTAGTTATTTTTAAGTAAATTATGAAATTAGGAACAGTTATAAGTTATTGTACAAATGATGAGTCGTTTATACGAGATTGTATAGATGCAGCAATACAAGTTAGCGATGAAGTTATAGTGCCTATTAGTACTCATCTATATGACGGTACGCCCGAAGATTTAGAGTCAATAAAAAAATTATCAGAAGAATACCCAAATGTTAATTTTACAACATTTGATTGGACTCCGGGATATCATCCTAGATATTGGCACAATATGTCTCGTATTATTGGAAACCATTTATTAAAAAATAATATCGATTGGGTGTTATTTATTGATTCTGATGAAATAATCGATGTTGAATTATTTACAAAATTTATTAATAATGAAACAATTGATGATCATGATAGTTATAAATTAGGATGTTATTGGTATTTTCGAGAAATGAATATTAGATCAAAGACATATGAAGATTCTCCTGTATTAGTTCGTAAACATTTAGTACATATCGATCCTAATAATTTACAAATTGAACGAGAACAGTTACATGAAGTATTAAATGTTCCTAAACAACGAATGATATTACAAGATGGAAAGCCATTATTACATCATTATAGTTGGGTTCGAACAAAAGAACAAATGATACAAAAGGTTAAAGCATGGGGACACAATACAGATAAGGATTGGGTATCATTAATAGAAGAAGAATTCTCTAGGCCATTCAATGGTAAATGTTTTGTTAATAATTATGAATTTGAAGTTATATGAAAATAATATATAGAATATCCGACGCTGGCTATAAAAAAGAAAAGCCAGAATATATAGCCAATGAAAAATGTTTAGCTAATGCTACTAAAGTATTTAAAGATGCTGAATGGTCTATTATAGCAGATAATGTGTCTAAAGAGACTAGCGGTATGATTGAAAAGTATAAATCAAAAGATCATATTCGTTATGCTAGTGAGGGAAATGGAGCCGCTACTTTTAATTTAGCATTAGATGAAGCATTAACCTATAATGATGACGATATAGTTTATTTTATAGAGAATGATTATTTACATAAACCAAACTCAAAAAAAATATTAGAAGAAGGAATCAAATTAGGAGCATCATTTGTAGCATTATATGATCATCCAGATAAATATTTAGATCCAAGCAAAGGCGGCAATCCGTATTGCGAAGGCGGCGGAGAAGATACAAGAGTTTATCTAACAGATTCATGTCATTGGAAAATAACTAATTCAACTACTATGACATTTGCTGCAAAAGTATCTACATTAAAACGGGTAGAACCGATACTACGAAAACATACATCAACTACACATCCGAATGATTTTCATATGTTTTTAGAATTACGAGAACAAGGAGAGTTACTTATAACACCATTACCAGGCTATGCAACCCATGGAGAGACCAAATGGCTATCACCTTTAACAGATTGGAGTAAAGTATGATTAGTGTTATTATACCAACATATAAATCACCAGAATATCTAGATCTATGCTTAGAATCAGCAATTGTAGGGCAAGATGATGAAAATCAAATTATAGTAGTGGTAGATGGTTTTTATGACTTAAATAAAGAAGTTTTAGAAAAATGGAAAGATAATATAGATATCTTAAATTTAGAACAAAACGTAGGATTATGTCGAGGAACTAACTTAGGAGTATATAATGCAAAACATGATAATATTTTAATTGTAAATGATGACAATGTTTTTCCTTTAGAATGGGATATCCAATTAAACTATTGGAAACTTCAAGATAATCATATGATTGTGCCAAATCAAATAGAACCTAATCCATCTATATTTCCCCAATTCCATATAAAAGATTTCGGATCTGATCCTAAAATATTTAATTTAGATAATTATTGGGGATATGAAAATACAATCGCAAAAAAAATAATAGATGTAACAGGATCCACATTACCTATTTATATGAAAAAGAAAGATTTTATTAGAATAGGTGGATGGGATGAAAACTATGAATTAGGTATGGTTGCAGATTGGGATTTCTTTTTAAAATGTAATTTATCGGGTATAGGTTCATCTAGAATATATAATTGTCATTTCTATCACTTTGCGTCTGTTTCAGCAAATGGGGAGAAGAGACAACAAGCTGAACAATTAGGACATGAATATGCTAAATATAAATGGGGCAATTATATAAAACACAACCCAGAAAATAATTTAAAATTTATATAAGTTATTAGTTTTGATATATATTTATTAAAAAAGGTAAATATGTATACAAAAGAAGCTATAGAAACAGCTGTTAAGGCAAAAGGTTATAAATGGTTTGAAGATCATAAAAATCTAGGCTATGACGTTAATATAGTAGGAATTCGAAATTCTGAAACTGATAACGAAGTTACTAATAAATTTGACGATAAAATCACAGTATCATATAAAATAGATAGTGAATGGCAATTTCACTGTTATGATGCTACAACAGATCCTGGAAAACATTGGGTAGAAAATATAATGAATAAGCATGGCGTTGCTATTTTAAAACCAGGTCAATATAGAAGTTCTCATAAAATAAGACTTCATGGCGGAAGATATGAAGCGTTAGGACAACAAAAACCAGTAAAAGTTTACAGAGATAAGAATTTAGACGGTAAATATGATTTATCCGAAGAAAATGTAATGGAAGGCCTTTATGGTATTAACATACACAGAGCAACTAAATATGCTGGAAGAAAATCATCACAAATAGATAAATGGTCAGCTGGTTGTCAAGTAATAGCTGCTAATGATGATTGGACAGCGTTCATGAAGATAATGAGAAAAGCTAGAGCAATTTGGGGCAATTCATTTACATACACATTACTAGAGAGTAAAGATATAAACAAATAATTAAAAAGTTATTATGAATACAAACAAGTTATTGCTAAAAGCAAGGAAAAGACTCATGGCCTTTAGAGACATGTTTAAAGACAATAATGATATAAATGAAAAAAATGTTGTAGGATTTGCATCATTTGCAGTAATGGTACTATTCGCAATTGCAGATATAGTTACAGGTTGGACCGGAAATCCATTACATGTTAACGAATTTATTTATAACTCATTTTTATGGATAACTTTAGGAAGCTTCGGAATATCAGAAGCTGGCAAAATTTTTGGGAAATCAAATCCCGGTGAGGAAATACAAGAATGAAAAAACTATTATTAATATTTTTATGTATAATAAGTTTTAATGCAAACTCTCAATTTGTTAAAAAGTTTTTCAAGTACTCAACAATATATGCATCTGGTAATATAGGCCAGCCACTGCAAGAATCTAACAAAGATTGGTATGTAACACAAGATAGTCGTTTAACTGATGTAACTGAAGTATACCCGTTTGATTATAGAATTTCTGTTGGCATTAGAAAAATAGCTAGATTTGATTATGAAGTTAAACCTAATGTATTTTACGACGGCTCAGAAGAAAATGTTGGATGGAAATCTAATATAGGAGCAGTCAAAGGGTTTGAATACTTGTTTGCAAGAGATTGGGTAAGGCAATGGGGAGATAACTTTAACAATCAAAGTTATTTTTTAAGATATCTAGGCAATTGGTGGGTAGGATCAATTAAGTTTAATGAATTCGGTGTAGCTGATTTAAAATATGCTCAAGCCGATTTAAGATTTAGATGGGCAATTGGAAAGCATTTAAATTTATCAATTGGAAGCTTAGTAAGATCTCATGGTCCATATGGATACAATCCTATAGGTATATATCTTCGGGATAATGCTTGGTGGACATTAGCGTATCAATATAACTACACAGATCAACCATATCAATTAATCGACTTTACTAGTGCACAACCTGATACTATAATTGATTGGATGTGGAAAGATCCAGACGGCAATGAAATAGCAAGTTCCGATGAAGAATTTAGAACACATTATTATGGAGATATTGTAAATGATTTTCAAAACGAAAAATTATCTGAAGTTGGCGGCTTATTTACATTATCCGCAGTTATTGGAATCGATTGGTATCATTACGCTAAAAATGAAAGAGTATGGGGTCATGCTTGGGCTAATATAATACCTAGGCATAAACATATATATGGAGACGAAAATTTTAGTTATTCTCGATTTGTATCCAGAAATCCAGAAACATTAGGCCAGACACAATGGATTGATTATAATATAGGATTAATGTTTGGAGCTAAGATAAGCAAAGGATTAGGCATATTTTTAGAAGGAAACTATTTGAAGTATTGGGATAGAGTAGTATATTCTAGTAAAGTGGGTATTAATTATCAATTTAAGTAAATATCATGGGAAAACAATTAGACGAAGACACTGGGTTTAAAATAACAATAAAAACTCTAATAGCCATAGCAATAGGAATTACTACAGTAGTAAGTTTCTGGTTTGCATTTCAATCAGATCTAGATGACATCAGAAGTGAAATTGAAGAAGCAAAAAAATTACCTGATCCTGTAATCTCTAGAGATGAATATGATTTAAAAGATCAACTTATACGACAAACAATAATGTCGACACAAGAAGATGTACAAGACATTAAAATTAAAATTGATAAAATCGATGATTATATTAGAAATGGAAAAAGACGATGAAAATAATTAAAATATTATTATTAGCATTACTTCCTAGCTTAGGTGCTATTAGTGCACAAGAAACCATTACATCAACAAATTTCAAAACAAAAACACAAAAAGGAGTTACAGTTGTTGAATTTAATGCTCCATTTAATAAACAAAATAATTTTGCACAGTGGAAAAGATTAGAACATTGTCATTATTATAGAGTCTGTATACAAGGAAGTCCTGATTTAAAAAAGAAATATAAAATATATTCTTATCCTACGATATTAATATTTCAAAATGGTTATGTAGAAAATAAATTCAAAGGTAATATTATGTTAGAATTAGATGCTACCTTCGAAGAAATACAAAAATCAATTGACGAACTATTTTTAGAGAAATTTTAATATAATTGAATATAGATAAGGTTAGCAAAAAATAACTAGGATAATTTATGTTTTTTTATTATAATAAGTTATGAGTTATAGATTAATCACATTTTCAGTATTATTATTTTTATTAGGACATATATTTGTTTGGATGCAATTAAATGGCCCAATACTTTGGCCAATGTTAAAAAAATATAAATTTTTATTAGCCATTATGGGTATTCCAATAACTTATATATTCATGGAAGCTACAAGACTTACAATTGAAGGGTTTGAAGGCTTATTTTGGCCTGGTAGATTTGTTGCATTTGTTTGTGGTATTACTATTTTTACATTATTTACTTACTTGTTTAAAGGCGAAGCTATAACATTAAAAACTGCTACTTCATTATTATTAGCATTTTCAATTATAATAATTCAATTGTTTTGGAAATAAACATATTTATATATAAATAAAACGGATATATATATCATGAACATAGAACAAATAATATTAGAAGAATATTCTAAGCTACAAGAACAAGCAGCGTATAAGCTTAGACAAGGATTACCGGCCGGATATAAAGAAAAAAACAAAGAAATTGATTCTGGCGGAGAAATGTCAATCTATGCAGTAAAATTATTTATTAAATTTTTTAAATTTCTAAAAAAAGAATATCCAGAAGTATCTATAGAAATTACTGCAGGACATGATAAATTTCATGATAAATATAATTCAAGCCATAATACAGGAGAAGCATTAGATTTTGTAGTTACTAGTAGTTCTGCAGATAAAGCCAAAGTAGCACAAGCATTAAAACAATTTAAATCATCTAATTCAGATTTTTCATATTTAGACGAATATGAAACACCGACTGAACACGCAACTGGTCCTCATTTTCATATTCAATATAACGGTGCATCAAGTCAAGGTAACATGTTAGCAAAGGATGTTACTAATATAGATTCTGCAGAATCTAATAATGATCCAGAAGGATGGAATTTTGTTCATCCTATAGCTAAGATTAAAGATGAAGATGAATGGACAGCAATAGACTATTTTCAAACAGTATTAGACTTCGCAGGATTTATTCCTGGGTTTGGAGATATATTAGATATTATTAATGCCGCAATATACTTTGGACGAGGCAAATATATAGATGGTGTCTTATCATCAATAGCAGTAATACCAGTAGCAGGAAGTATTTTAAGTAGTAGTTTAAAAGTAGCATTTAAATCAATCGGAATGGGTAAAGTTACTAGAGCGTTACGTAAAGCTACAAAAGGTAATCCTGGAGATATGCAGAAAATATGGGAAACGATGTTGAAAGATGGTTATATTGATGGAGCTACATTAAAACAATTTGCTAAAGCAGGAGATCAAGTAGCCGGATTATTAACAAAAAGTGTTAGAAAATTAGAAAAAGCCGGGATACCAGTTCCAGACGTAGCATATAGACAAATGGATAATATTGCTAACACTATAAGAACGATCGTACCAGAAGAAAAGACACTGTCTACAATGGCAAAAATAGCTAAAGGTACAGGAAAAGTTATTAAAACAACTGCTAAAGGCACATATAATATTGGTAAAAGAATTGTTGGGTTACCACTACGTTTAGTTTTATCTCCAATAACAATTCCAGCGTCAATGCTTAAAGCATCAATAAGAGTTGTAACAGGCAATCTTGGAAAAGGATCGACTAGTTTATTAAAAAGATTTGTTGGTAAAAGTGGAGATAATATAGCTGATATGGAAAGAGCAGTACGATCATTGTTTAAACGTAAACTTGCTGCTAGTCCTTTATTGTTAGCTAATATGATAAAAACAAATGGCAATGTACTCGGTGGTAGTAAATACTTTAAAAATCTAGATCCATATACACTTGATATATTAACAGATTTACATAAAAAACCAGTTAAAGAAATTGAAGACATATTAAAGTCATTAATACAAAAAAATAATACATTAAATTTTTCTGCAGGAGATTATAAAAATTTAGTAAAAGATGTTAGTGATATAGCAGCAAAAAAAGGCAACCCATACTATAATACATTTATTAAAGATGAAGTAATTAATTGGTCAGCAGGAACTTCCCCTGGCCTTAAATTTGCTGGAGCGTGGGATGCAAAGCCATGGTATGATTGGCCTAATACGAAAGGCGTTAAGACGTTAGATGTATTAAGTAATGAGATACAAGATGCAGGAGATAAATTAGGATTAAATGATACCGATGATGCGCAGGGAGTAATATTACAATCATTGGTTATAGCATTACGATACGCTGGTGCAATTGATGGCGAAGACATGGAAGCTATTAAAGATTTCGGAAAGACCAATATTAAACCAATATTATCACCAGTAAAAACAAAACTTAGTCAACTAGCTAGTAAATATGCAACTCCAGAAAACGCAAAGGCCGGCGCCAAGGCGATTAAAGCAACAGTATATGATGATATTCCTGGATTGCAAGAAGATGGACGAGAGATCGAAGCTTCTGTAGCTACTGCATCTCAAAAATGGAATTACTTATCAACCCACGCTTCAGAGTTTTCAGCAAGTACATGGGAATTCTTAACAATGGCTTGGGAAGTTTATAAACAGGTATAACTATAGTGATGAAAATTAACGAATATCAAACACAAACAGAATTGAATCCTAAATTATGGGTTGATGGAGAATTCAATCCCAAATTACGCATACAACTGCTTAAAATTGCAAGGGCCTTTTATAAATTCCTAGGTACTGATGCAGAAATAAAAGATGTTACATTAACAGGTAGTAATGCAAATTATAATTGGACTAAACATTCTGATATTGATTTACATTTAATTATTAATTATTATGATATCAATGATAATTTATTATTAGTTCGAGAATTAATGCAAGCTAAAAAGAATATATGGAATAATACATATCCTATAGAATTCAAAGGAATGAATATAGAGTTATATGCACAAGACTTAAATGAACCACATACTTCATCAGGCGTATATTCATTATTTAATGATGCCTGGATAAAAAAGCCAGACGCTAGGGTTATATCAGTAGAAGACGCTGATATCAGTACAAAATCAAAACCATATGAATATGCTATTGATGATTTAGATCCATATGACAATAATTTATTAGATAAAATTCAAAAGCTCAAGTCTCGTTTAAAACAACTTAGACAGACTGGTCTAGAAACAGTTGGCGAATATTCTATAGAAAATCTAGCTTTTAAATCATTAAGAAATTCAGGCCATTTAGAAAAATTAAGTGACTTGGAAAAAGATATAACAATGATACAATTATCTCCTAGGCTAGAAATAAAAGAAAATAATAATATATTTTCTGCAGATGATGAAGAGTCATGGCCATCAGGACCATTTGGAAAGAAAGATGACTATGCAGACGAATCTGGCGATTCATATAAAAGAGCTAAGGATTGGCAAATTGATAAACCAGGCGAAGATGAAGCAACTAAAGGCACGGGTTATATAAAAGAAAAAAAAGATAAAAAGTCTAGTAAAATAGATATGGTACTACCAAGAGGCCAACAAAAAGTATTAAAAGCAGAAGATGCAGATTATAACAGAGGTCTATTAGTTAAACTTTTAGATAACGGCGGATATGAAATGGCATATTGGTATGACAAACCAGACAAACCTTATCCGGTTGAAATTATTGTTGATGGTAAAAGTATAAAAACAGATGGAAAAGTAGTAAAAATGAAATTTCATCCAAAAGACTACTACGACAAACAAGATAAGGATAAAAAATGAAATCGAGAGGTTTAGGTGACGACATAAAAAAAATTACATCTGCTATTAAATTAGATCAATTAGCAGAAAAAATAGCAAAACTAACTTCTAGTGATTGCGGATGCGATGCCAGGCAAGAAAAATTAAATAAAATGTTTCCATATAAAAAGGATAAAAAATGAAAACAAACAAATTAAAAGAAAATATGAGAAGATTCGGTACCAAGAATCTAAAAAAATTAACAGAACAAAGTAAAGAAAAAATGTTAGACCCAGTTGTTAAAGCATATGATGATGTATTAAAACAACAAGGATTTACCTATTACCTATTCGATCATCCATGGGATGTGTATGAATACCGTAACTCAGAAGGACTTTTGACTTTAATATGCCTCTTAGCCTATGATATGCATGTAAGAGGCAGCGCAAGTCCCCCGTCTGAAAGCGAAGCCACTGTAAAAATAATTCCAGTTGCAGATCTAAGCCAACGAGAAATAGACCCTAACAAATTCCGTCAATATATGGACCCGGGAACATCTACATATGGCCATGATGAGAAGATCTTCCATATGGATCACCAAGCAATAGAATTTACAATCCCTCCAGATAATTTCTTAATAAATAAAAAAGCTAAATTAAAAAGTCAACTTCAGAAGATGATATCAAAATACGGTAAAGCTCCCATGGATCCACGTCGACGTGGATCTGATCCACGAGAGCCACGTGGCTAATAAACTTTAGGAAATACCAATGATTAAACTCAAAGACATATTAAAAGAAAATCCAAATTTAGATATCAAATGGCCAAAACTGAAGCCGGGTGAATTTGCAATTGTGAGTAGCAATATTGTTTCTGAACAATATCACAAAAGTCGATTTGAATTACGGTTAAATATACAAGATAAATTCGGAAACACTCCGGCAGATTATATTGCACCAAATAGTATTATTAAGGATGCTAAGATTTATTATTATTCAAATGACAGAAAGTTTTGGACGCATGATGAGCATCCAAATTGGAATCAAGAATTTAGAGTTAAATTTATAGGTTCTAAATATATAGAAATCGATGGGTGGGATTGGACTCGCACACCAGGGAGAGAGCCTTATAAGATTACAAGAGAACAAGCAGAAACAATAAATTCTGCCTCAGCTGGCACATATAAAATTGATTTATCTTCTCAACAGTTTTTCGGAAGGAAACACGAATGATTAAATTAAAAAACATATTATTTGAGAATACTAGATCCGACGTTACATTAAGTGATATGTTCCATAAGAATAAAACTATTAAGCACGGTGAATCACAAATAATAAACGGACCTTTAAATTTATTTCAAAAATTATTTATATCAAAACATCCAGACGATGCAAAAAATATGAAACCGCCAATGACAAAGCCTGATAACTCATTTGGCGATAATACATCTAGAGCTATAGCAATTGTTAATGATATCAAAGATCCAAAAGACTTAACATCATTTTCATTAGGTAAAAACACAATGATAAAACTAGGAGTTGCTGAACCAAAAAAACAACGTGATTGGATTAAAGCTGAGTCTGATTTTAATAATGGCATAACAATTGTAAAAGGATTAAATAGTCGTGGATTTTCTTTAAAGGAGTCTTGTGCTATTGCCGGCAATCTTTGGGTTGAATCTAAATTCTCTCCGACTGCTATTAATAGTTCTTCTAAAGCATATGGTATCGCACAATGGTTAGGAAGTAGATATAAATCATTTATTAAATATACTGAAGATAACAAATTAACCAAAGACTCATTATCAGCACAATTAGATTTTTTAACTAAAGAATTAACAGATTCAAAATTTAATAAATACGAAGCATTAATGTTTAAGCGAGCGATGGCATATGGAGATAGTGTTGAAGATAAGACACATGGGTTTGCTGCAAAGGTAGAGAGAGCCGGAGCCGATGTTCAAAAAAGCTTAAGCAGGCGGCAAGGCGCTGCAATTGAATTATATAATTATTTTTCAAAATAATAAGGTTGTATAATTCCTAAAAAATTATTATAATATATTATGACAATTAATAACGAAACAGATTATACCGACAAATTAATTTGTAGTGCAATTGATTCAATGGAAACGTCTGACTGGACCTGGCCATCTAATTGGACTACCACACAAAAGAAATATTTTCTTAAAGAGTGTTTATCATGGTTAGAAACAAAACAAGAATATGAACGTTGTCAAATTATATTAGATGTCCAAAAAGAAATACAATAAAAGAGGCAAGTACACTGTATTCGTATTTGATGATAATGTAAACACCATCGATCATGTAATAAACCAATTGCGTGATGTATGTGGACATAACCATTACCAAGCAATACAATGTACTACTATCATACACTCTAACGGAAAGTGTGATGTTTTTACTGGTCCATATAATATATGTTATGAAATTTCTGACGACTTGGCTCAAGCTGGTCTAACCGTTGTAATTGTTAGTAAAAAAAATAAAAAATGAAATTGTTTGACAAAATAAAGCTAGGGCTGTATCATGCATCTTATCATAGAAATTATAAGAAAGCAGTTAAAGCTAAAGATGTAAAAAATATATATAAATTTAAAAAATATATTTATAAAGCAGAAGATGCATGGAGAAAAGTAATATTAATATCAAAAAAATACGAGGAAACAAATGAGTAAAAAAGCAACAATTGGAATGTCGCCAAAAGATCGATCAATGAATATTATTGATAAATTTATACAACGGTCAGATAAAAAAGAAAAATACAAAGAACGCCTTCCTGCTCGAAGAAAAGCAAAAGACGTACCGATGGACTTATGGCCATTAAAAGATCAAATTGAATATTGGGAAAATCAAACTACAGCTCAAAAATTTGATAGGAAATATACTAGTTATATCGATTGGTTTTATATGCTTGAAGAAATATCAGGACAATATCATACTACATTTATAGATCAAGTATCAAATCATAAAGAAAGACTTACAGAACTATTTAACACTAAAATGTTACCTAGAGACGCATTAGAGTTGTTAAGGAAAGAAGGAATTATTTGGATCTAAATGAAAAAAGATTTTAAATATATCTATGGCATTGGCAAACAATCTTTAAACTTTACTGAAAATGATATACGTTATGCAATGGAAAACACAAAGTCAAATTCAGAAGCAGCTAGATTTCTCAAAGTATCATTTACAACATATAAAAAATATGCAAAAATGTATACTGATTCAGCGACTGATAAAACATTATGGGATCTACATAAAAATCAAGCTGGTAAAGGTATACGAAAAGATGTAGTAAAAGCTAATTCTGGTCCATATACAATTGATAAAATACTACAAGGAGAACATCCTAATTATCCAACATGGAAGTTACGAAATAGATTGTTGGCATTGGGTATATTTGAAGAAAAATGTTCATGTTGTGGGTATCAAGAACGACGTGTAACTGATGACACTACTCCATTATTATTAGATCATATTGATGGTGACACAACTAATCATCGCATTGAAAATTTACAAATGTTATGTTTAAATTGTTATTATATGCAGGTTGGAAATCCATTTAATCAAGATAAAGAGCATTTTTGGAATTATAATTTATTAGAATAATGCATGAGACAATAGAAATATCAGGTAAGTACAGAAATTTAGTAACACAGCTGTCACGTTTGGTTTTACGGCAAATTAAAGTATCTAAACACAAACGATTAAGTTATGAAGTAGTAATGTTCAAAGAGATTATTAATCGAGACATTCCATTACATTTTTATTTAGGTCTGCAAACAAAATATTCAACTAATCTTTGTGTTACAGGAGATGCATATAATCCTACAGAACCAGTAAGTGATCAAATACCTTATATAGAAGTTTCAATTGAAACTACTGGAGAGAAAACCCATTTAAGTCATATTGCATTACGATTAGGTAACACATTAAGACATGAAATAGAACATATCACTCAAAGTGGACTGAATACATTACCAGGAAAGTATTTGCCTGATGATCAAAAATTACGAGAAACAGCAACAAATGCGCAATATCATTTGTTAGATAAAGAAATACCAGCAATGCTACATGGATTACATACTCAAGCAAAAAAAGAACGTAAACCATTTTTAGAAAAATTGTATGAATATTTAGATGAAACATATTTATTAGAAAGTGATATGGAATCTATTAAATCCATATGGTTAAGCAAAGCAAAGGAGTTAAATTTATGCCCGGAAAAATAAAAGGTATTGATGGAAAAGAATGTTGGAAAGGATACCGATATGGTGGAACATCTGATGGTAAAGACAAATGTATAAAAGTAGAAGAATATGATGTAGAAAATCGTCAAGATCTTGTAGAATTTATAGAATTTATACGTGAATATAAACCAAGCATCCAAGAAGCTGAATACAGAGGCCGTAAAGTCAAGCTAGGCAAACCAATGCGTGGTGATGTTAAAAAATTTAAAGTATATGTTAAGAATCCAAAAGGTAATGTAGTTAAAGTTAATTTTGGTCATGGTGGTACTTCTGCAAAGAAAGCAGGACAAAAAACTATGAGAATAAGAAAGTCTAATCCAAAAGCTAGAAAAAGTTTTAGAGCAAGACATAATTGCGACTCTCCAGGCCCTAGACATAAAGCTAGATATTGGTCATGCAGAAAATGGTAATAAGGAACGATATGACAAATTCAGATATAATAGAAGAAATATTATTTAAATCACATTCATTACATATACAAGAAGAAGTGATGGGATATGCACAAACACTATTAATTGACAATCCTAAAATCGGTAAAGCTACAGCATACCAACAAGCTTTCGATGAAATTTCGAATCAATAGAATATTATACTTTTTACTAGTAACGTTATTATTAATATACGTATGTATAACAACCAGTATATATAATCATGATAGATCCAAACGACGAAGATTATACAGATCACCCATATGGTGACGTATTTGAATATTAAACTTAATACAAATTTAATATTAAATTAATGTTCTTTAAATCATATTGATATAATTATTAATATGAAAAAAGTTATTATAATATTATTAGCATTATTTTTAGTTACAAATTGTAAGAATGAGTATATCATTGTTTCAACTTCAAATTGTAAATATTATAAAGGATTAGAAATTTCTCAATATCAAAGTCATGACGGTACAAATTATCTTGAAGATCTCATGGTAGTATTTCCAGATACTACATATTTAAAATATAATGAAAAATTATAAAAGAAAAATACCTAAAGAAGTACGTAGAAGATTATTAGAAAGGCGTACAAGGATCTTTACTAGATGGCTTAAAATTAATTTTGAAAAGCCTTATACTATATTCCTAGCAGCATTCTTTCCTTTTGCACAAGCATTTTTAGCATCTGTAATAGTTATATACACAGATCCATCAAAATCAAGCTGGCAATCAAATATAGCTTTATTCGTAGTTGCTGGATTATATTATCTTGCTTTTGCTATGAACTCTCAACGTGCAACCAAAGGTTCTTGGTTAGGATTAGTATTACTTGTTACCTTTGGAGCATTCGGTATTATCTGCGGAAAATTGATGCTAACAAATTAATAATACTTCCCGATAAATGTGTAACTTAGACTAGATCTATATTTATATATAAATAGATCTTTATTTCGAGGGAGCACAATGAACATTAAATTTACTACACTACTATTAATAGTTATAATATTCTTATCTAATTTAGGAATTTCTCAATGTGACAATGGTACTAATTATTATCCTAGTACTGTATATACTCCAGATGATAACATTTGGGGGTCTGCTACTACTTATAATTATGCCGGCGAAATTATTAAAGTTAACATAGTTTCAGGAGATGAATACCAATTTTCTACATGTTCGAGTTATGGTGGAGTTACCGCTACATATGATACTCAGTTAACTCTTATAGATGAGTTAGGATCAGTTGTAGATTTTAATGATGATTTTAGTGGTTGTGGTTTGACTTCTTATATTAAATATACAGCTACTTATACAGGCGTTTTATATGTACACTTAAATGAATATAACTGCGCTTCTAATTCTACTTCTACAGAAGTAAGGATATATAAAACTCCTGTCGCCGGCGGAAGTACTGATGAAGTTACTATTGGAGATCCTAATTCTACTTTACAAAACGGCAGAGTTCCTGCTTATGGATATTATGATTATAGTTGGAGTGCAGCAATATATACTGCAACTGAATTAGGCGGATTCCCTAGAACAATAGAAAAAATTAGTTGGAATGTCACTAATGGAAATTCGATGACTTTAAATAATCAAGAGATATGGATCGCTCATACTCTAGAAGAAGAATTTCCTGACGGTACAATGCCAGATGTAGGTAATGGTCCTTGGAATGGGTTTGTTAAAGTTTTCAGTGGAAGTTTACCATTCTCACCAGGATGGAACGAGATAGTTTTAAACCTTCCTTTTAATTTTAATGGATCGGAAAACTTATTAATTAAAGTAGTAAATAATCATGGATCTTGGGCTTCTAGTTATCCTGAATTTCAATATACTAGCAAAGCTAATTCAGTAGTATATAATTATGATGATGGAAGCTTCCCTCCGTCTATAGGATACAGAAATTCATATAGACCTAATACACGATTCGGATTCAGCACTGGAAATTCTTTGCCGATTGTGTTAGTTTCATTCGAAGGAGAAAATCTAGGGAATTATGTTAAGTTAGAATGGGTAGTTGCATCTCAAGTAAATAACGATTATTATACAATTGAAAAATCATTAGATGCTTATGATTGGGAAGAAATATCTATGCAATATGGAGCAGGAAATACAAACCAAGTAATGACTTATATAACATATGATGAAAATCCTAATATAGGTCACAATTATTATAGATTAACTCAAACAGATTTTGACGGCGTATTTGAAACATTTAATCCAATTGCAGTTACTATTAAACCAGAAAGGAAAGAAGTGATAAGTAGAACAAATTTATTAGGCCAGGAGGTAGATGAATTATATTCTGGTATTAGTATATTAATTTGGGATAATGGAGATATACAAAAAATAATTAAATAAAGGTTGGATATCATATCTTAATTTCTTATTATATAGAAAATAAATAAAATATAAGATATGAAAGAAGTAGAAGTTTATGGTTCCGTTACCACAGAAGACGGAGAGTTTATCAAAGTAGTTAGTACCAATGGTGATGACATTACAGATCTATTCAGAGATGATATGATCAAGATAGCATATGAAAATGGTGAAGCATTAAAATATAATGAAGAAACCGGCAGAGCTAAAAGGATCGATCCAGATCAATTGCCTAATCCAACTCCTAAGAAAAAAGAAGTAGTTAAAGATGAAGATCCAGTATTGGCATTCATTAGTAACGCTCCTGCAATTAAGCCAGATCATTTAGAAATTACAGATATCAAATGGAAGTATCTAATTAGGTCAGCAGTTAGAGGTAAAAATATTATGATGGTTGGACCTGCAGGGTCAGGTAAGACAGAAGCAGCAAAGGCATTGCCTACGGCAACTGATAGACCATTCTTTTATTTTAACTTAGGTGCTACGCAAGATCCTAGATCAACATTAATTGGTAATACGCATTTTAAGAACAATGAGACAATGTTTGATGAATCGGCATTCATTAAGGCGATAAAGACAGAAAATGCAGTAATCCTTTTAGATGAGCTGTCTAGAGCGCATCCTGAAGCATGGAATATATTAATGACTGTATTGGATGAAGGACAACGATATTTGAGATTAGATGAGAATATCGATGCACCATTAGTCAACGTAGCTCAAGGAGTATCATTTATTGCAACGGCTAATATTGGTACAGAATATACATCTACTAGAGTATTAGATAGAGCATTAATGGATAGATTTGAAGTTATTGAAGTAGACATATTATCTAAAGAAAGAGAACATGTTTTATTAAGTAAACGATTTGGTAATAAGGTTGAAGATAGCTTATTAGAATCTGTAGCAGATATAGCTGATGTAACTAGAAAAGAGTGGAGATCAGATGAAGGCAAACTAAGCACAATGATATCGACACGTATGACAGTTAGAATTTGTGAGTTGTTAGCAGATGGCTTTACATTAGAAGAAGCTGCGGAGGTAGGCATCCTTCCATTCTTTGATGCATCGGGCGGAGGCGACTCTGAAAGATTATTTGTTAAGCAAGTTATTCAGAAACATTTAGGTACCGCAGAAGAAGATATCTTTAATGTAGGAGAAGAAAAAGTAGAAGAAGAGTAGTATTAAAAAGTACGCAGCTATGCGTCAAATAGCATCTTTCATATCTTAAGGGAGTCAAAGTAGATCGATCTACTGCCATCTGTATACGGACAGCGCTGACTCCCTTTTTAAAGTATTGTTGGGTTCTTTGACATAATAAGAAAGGAAGCATATGGAAACAAATATGTTATTAGGAATCCTTATCGGAGCTGGTACTGTAGCTTTATTGGCATTTTTTGCTTATAGGGTAAAGGTATCTTTTGATAGGGTAAACAGAAATTTCTCAGATTTAAACACAGATATATACAGTAGTTTAGATCAATTTAAAAACCAAGTAGATCATATGATAGAAAACGTTGACAGAGCATTACATGAAAATGTAGATGATGTATATAGAACAATGGATTCTAGATTTGATAAAACAGAATCAAAAATAGTGGACTTAGTTAAAGCAAGAACTAAGCATACTAGATTTGCAGATAAAATAAAGTAAATTAATCTTCAAAGAACCCAACTTTTTTCTTGGAATTATGAATTACTTTTCTTATTATATATAAAAAGGAGATATATGAAAAAATTACGAATTAGAAAGACAACAGCAAATCCAATCAAAACATATCAAACGTCTGCATCTAGCTATTGGTTTGACGCTATTGATACGGATTTTAATTATAAAGTCAATAACAAACGACATGTAGATCATACAAAATTGGCCTCAGCACAAAGAGCTATAGGTAATTTTGTTAATATTGTAACAGGTAAACAAATCCCAGTACGTTTTCAAAATAATGGAGATAGCTATACTGATGGCAGGTCAGTTACTATAGGATCTAAAATAGAAGATAAGAATTTTGATTCAACCGTTGGTTTAGCATTACATGAAGGTTCTCATATTGCATTAACTAATTTTAATTTATTAGACAGTTTATCAATTGGAAGTAGATTCCATAGTCATATAGCTATGAGAGGCGGAGATCCTGATATGGATATGGTTGAATCTGATATCTTAAAGGTTAAGGATTTATTTAATTGGGTAGAAGACAGAAGAATTGACTACCATATTTATACAAGTGCTCCAGGTTACAGAAAATATTATGAATCTATGTATGAAAAATATTTCAATGCAAAGATTGTAGACAAAGCTTTGAAGTCTAATGAAAAGACAGATGAGGATTGGGACTCATATATGTTTAGGATTATTAATTTAACTAATCCTAATAGAAGAGTGGATGCGTTAGAAGTATTACCCCAAATATGGGATCTAATTGATCTTAAAAATATTAATAGACTTAAGACATCTGAAGATGCTTTAAATGTAGCAATAGAAGTTTATAAGCTAATTAGAAAGCAAGTTAATGAAAGTCAAAGTAAGAAGCAAACCAAGACGCCTGTCGGATCTAATCCGGGAGACTGTAAAGGGAAAGAACAAAAGACAAAAGGTTCACAAAATGGTAACTGTGGAGCAGCTGATACAAAAGCCGAAAATGATGAATTATCACAAAGAGAAAAAGAAAGACTTGTAAAGCAGATTGCAAAGCAAGAAGATTTTGTTAATGGTAATACTAAGAAAATTGGTAGGCTTTCTAAGAAGGATACCCAAATTGTAAAAAGTCTTAAAGACTCAGGAACAGAAAATAATCCAGTTAATACTAATATGTCAGCAGGTCCAATGTATAATGTAGATTGTATCGTTATAAAGAAAATGACTTATTCAGTTATGTGTCATATGGATACAATATTTGATTCATATAGTTTACAAAGAGGCTCAGAATCTAAAAGTTACTACGGGCCTGGAACAGGAGTACAAGAAGGTATTATTTTAGGTAAACAGTTAGGTAAAAAGTTACAATTGAGAAATGAAGAAAAGTCATTGAAGTCGACAAGATTGAATACGGGTAAGATTGATAGAAGATTGATATCTCAATTAGGATTTCAAAATGCCAATGTGTTTCATAGAATAGTAACTGATAGATATAAGAATTTCTTTATACATATTTCAATTGATGCATCAGGCTCAATGGGAGGACAAAGATTTCAAAATGCTATTAAGTCAGCGGTAGCAATTGCTCAAGCCGCATCTATGACAACAGGTATTAGAGTTCAAATCTCTTTGAGAGGAACAAGTCATCTTAATGGTAATACAGAAAAGACAGTTACGGTATATGCATATGATAGTGCAGTAGACAAAATGTCAAAGATTAAAAGTTATTTTCCATACCTTAGAACATTTGGATGCACTCCAGAAGGGTTGTCATTTAAAAGTATACTACCTTATATAAAAGCAGATGCAAAAGGCGATGAGTCTATCTTTATTAATTATTCAGATGGATGTCCAAGTTCAGTAAGTGGAGCTGCTTGGGGATATAGTGGAATTGAATTTACTAAAAAAGTTGTAAATGAAATGAAAGAGCTGGGTATTAGTGTGTTATCATATTATATTGATGGCAAATCAGACGGATATTCAGCAGATTATTTTAGAAGAATGTATGGTAAGAATTCAGAATTTATAGATACATGTAATCTTACTCAAATATCAAAATCAATGAATAACAAGTTTTTAGAATTATCAGAATCAATATAAAATAAAATGGTAACAAAAAGAGAACAAAAAGATGGGAGAGTCATTACTCTCCCAGTATATGTTAGTAATCATATAACAGACGAAATGATTAGATTATTCCTAAAGTCAGGCAAAGCAATGTCTGTTAACGCAGGAAGAATATCAGAGCAAGTAGTACTTCCTTATCTAGAAACCCATTTTGGATGTAAAGGCGAAGTAGTAGATGCAGATGGATATGATCATTTATTTACTAATGGTATTAAAAATGAACATAAGAAATTAGTCATTACGGGTACTAAGACAACTGCAATAGCAAAACGATTAGGTGAGAATAAGCGAGGCAAATGCGATACAATATCATTTCATCATCCAGCTAAGAACGCTATTTATGTTATAGACTCTAAAATATTTTATGACCATGTAGCATTAAATCATGATAAATATTGTAATACATATGACGTAATGTTTTATCGTGACATGGAACTAGAAGGCAAAGGAAAACGCAAAAAAAGTTACACAAGAACCAATACTGAAATGTTATTAAAGTATGCAACGAAGGTAGAATTATAAATGGAAGAAGTAACATTATTACAAGTTATAGGTTGGTCATTATTTATTGGATTAGCGTGTATAGGTGCATTAACATTAATGTACCTTTCGCACAATTGGATCTTAGATTTAAGACAAAGAAAAAAACGCAAAACGGTTTGGGAAATTCCAAAAAAATAATTATAATAAATTATGAAGACAGAACAAATAGAACGTAATGAATTGATAGCTAGGAGAGTACCACCAGGTGATAATTGGATCCTAGTAGATGATTCAGCTGACACAGTACATCCAAGTTTAACTGATGCATTAGAAGCTTGGTTTAGTATGGCTGGTGAAAAGGTAGAGTTTAGATTAGCTCCATTGGATAGTAAATTATATGCTATTAGATATGAAGAACGACAAGTAGAACAACCCAAACCAAAGAAGTTTAATTTATACGGAGAATGATGAAACAGTTAATAACAGAAAAAGAAATAGATATACAAAGTAAGATTGTAGCTAAACAAATTAACGATAAACATCGAGGCGACAAGACTCCAGTAGTCTTTGTTGGACTGTTAAATGGATGTTTTATGTTTTATTCTGACTTTATAAAAAATATTACATTTGATATGGAATGTGATTTCATGAGAGTAAAATCATATATTGGGAAAAAGAAACAAGGCGATGTTGAAATAACAAAAGACTTAGAAACATCTATTAAAGGTAAACATGTATATATTGTAGATGACATATATGACACGGGTAATACAGTACAAGCTGTTATAAGATATTTACAAGTTAAAAACCCATCTGAGATATCTATAGTTACATTATTAAAACGTAACGACTCACCTGTTATTAGTAATCATTATAATGTCATTGAAATTGCAGATGAATGGGTAATAGGATATGGATTAGACGATGAGAACGGGCATTGTAGAAACTATAAAACTATATACGAGATATGACAGAGATACTATTATTATTGATTGCATTTATATTATTGATTATACTACTTCCAGTTGTAATTATTTATATGTTACTGAAATATCTATTAACCGGTAAGAAACGAATGATCACCGTTTGGGCTTGTAGGACAGCAAGATCAATCGATGTATTTGCTAATGTAGAAGCTTCTGAATTATTTAATGATATATTAATTAAGTCAGGCGGATATAAATTCGGGAATAAACAAGAAACTATATCATCTGTACTAGGGAAGAATCAAGTATTAAAAACATTAACAAAGGTGGGAAATGGCCTACGAATAATATTAGATTGGATCGAACCCAATCATTGTTTATTATCAATTAATGATGATTTAACTAACACAACAAAACAATAAAGGATAAAGGAATGAGTAAATTTAAAGTAGGCGACAAGGCATACAAGCCAAAAGGGTATAAATTTCCATGTACTATTGTATCAATATTTGAAACTCTAGCAGGAGAAGTGCGTATAGTTGGAGAAATGGATAATAATATGATGTTACATATATTTAATGAAAACCAATTAGAACAAAGATGAGTGAAAAGGATGTTGTGTATGCATTAGAATTATTGCATACAGTTCAAATAAAAAGAGAATCAATTGGATTTGCTTCATTTATAGATAAAAAATTTAATAAGTTAAGTAAAACAGATAAAGAAAAGCTTTGGCAAGAATACTTGGATAAATGAAATAGTTTTCTTATTATAAAGAAAAAGAGTTATGAAAGAATATCAATTAGGAGACTCATGGTCATCAGATTTTGACTATGATGGAATGTTACAAAAAGGTATGGAGGCTAATATTAATTGGCCTATCGAAGATTTAAAAGAACTATATCATTCGTTTGAAGATGTAAATTATCATCGTGAAGCTGGATACTTGTGGGGAGCAATAGCAGAATTAAGATCTGGTAATAAAGTCCAAGCAGGAGATGACTTCGAAGATTTCAATAACGAATGCACAAAAACACTTACAGGATGGAATGTGTAATTTGTAATGATCCAGTATATGGATATGGGAACAATCCGTACCCAGTAGCCGAAGAAGGAAGCTGTTGTGATGATTGCAATATGACAGTAGTATTACCAGAAAGATTAAAACTAATATATAACGATGAAAGTAATAATTAAACATAACCCGGAATACACAACTCCAGTTGAAGTATATGATGTAGAAGATATAAACGACGCTAGGGATCTATTAGATGAATCAGCCCAAGGCTTTGGACAAGGCATTATATTAACTAATGATGAATTTGACGATATATGCGCCAATTGGTATGCTTCACAAATAGCTTGAAACAAAGATGAATATATCTAAATTGGTACCTAGTAAATGGTATTATGCTATTAGAGAATATGGCGATACCCAGTATGTACATCAAAAAAAACTAAAACCTTGTTACCTAGGAGATAATGTACATCTTCATAATCGTAATGGTATATATCATGTAGTTGATGTTGATTGGTGGTCTTTTACTACCCAAACACGAAATGGAAACACTGTTCGAAGAGAGTGGAGACACTTTAAGTGTCTAGCTGGAGGCAAATGGAATATTACTAGAGAAATAAATTACTATACAAATAACTTGGATAAATGAAATTGTTTTCTTATTATATAGAAAAAATAAATCATGAGCCAAAGTTGGAAATTTAGAGAGATGGGCAGCCGTAATAAAAAGACCGGCAAGTTGTCATACTATAACGTTACAGTGACAGATCATAAGATATCTGATTGCGAATGTAAAGCTAGAGAGTTTAGTCCATATACTCCATGTAAACATATGAAACGGTTAAAAGAAAAATTATCACATTATAATATTTAAGATATGCTAGAGAGATTACAAAAATTTGTTGATGAAATGAAATCCACTTCATCACTCATTGAAAAAAAAGTTATTATAGATTCAATAAAGAATGATGAGTTCATTACATCGTCATTAAATTATACATATGATCCTTATAAAAAGTATTATGTAACCAGCAAAACATGTAAAAAGAATAAAGATTTGCTAGGTCATTCAAATACATATGGTAGTATCTTTACTTTATTAGATGATTTGGCAAACCGAGTTTGTACAGGTCATGATGCAATCGCAAATGTGAATAGATTTATTTTAGAGAATAAACAATATGAAGATTTAATTTTTTCTATTATAGATAGAAACTTAGAGATTAGAGCATCCGATTCGGTTATCAATAAAGTTATACCAAATTTAATTCCAACATTTGATGTCGCATTAGCAACTAAGTATGAACCTAAGTTTTGTGATTTTGAAACAGAAATATGGTATGCATCTAGGAAATTAGATGGAGTGAGATGTATTATCCGAAAAGAAGGCAAAAAGATAACTGCTTATTCCAGACAAGGAAATGAGTTTACAACCTTACAAAAAGTATTAGATGATGTTAAATATATTGGAGATGAAATAAGTTTTGATATAACAAATATGTCTGGCGATTTTGTATTAGACGGGGAAATTTGTCTTATGGATAACTATGGAAATGAAAACTTCCAAGGCATCATGAAACAAATTAAAAGAAAAGATCATACTATAGAGAATCCAAAGTACATTATATTTGATTGTATGTCAATTGAAGAATTTGATTCAAAAGAAGGACATATCAATTTATCAGAAAGGCTACAAAGATTACCATCATACGATGGAATACTCGGCGACACAAAAACATTGAGTGTATTAGAACAATATCCAATTGATACCGATCAACAATTATCAGATATGATTAGCAATGCTGAATATCTAGGACATGAAGGCGTTATGCTAAGAAAAGATAGTCCATACGAAGGCAAGAGATCTAAAAACTTATTGAAATGTAAAAAATTCTTTGATGCAGAATATGAAGTGTTAGACATAGAATTTAATGACCTTCGTGTAATTAGAGAAGGTAAAGAAGTTGTAATACCAATGTTAGCTAATGTATGGATCGAACATAAAGGTTACAAAGTTGCAGTTGGATCCGGATGGAATCAAGAACAAAGAATACGGTACCAAGCAAATCCAGAACAATTGTTAGGTAAAACAATTACCGTTCAATACTTTGAAGAGACAATGAATCAAGAAGGCGGAATGAGCTTAAGATTCCCAACCGTAAAACATGTTTATGAAAATGGAAGAAATGTATAATAAAAACTTGGATTATTGAAATTAATTCCTTATTATATATAAAAATAAAGATATGAAAGAAAGTGGTAAATTAATACAAGAGCGTCTCTTAGATGCACAAAATGAATTGAATAATGCACTTCATAGTGCTCCAATAAATTATTCACACGAACGAATACAAGAAGCCTTTTCAACCCTTAAGTTTTGGTTGAATAAAAGGATGGCATATGATTTATATACAGGCAAAGTAGATCCTTTAACAAATGACCGTTCAGACTCTAAAAATTACCTTTTAACTTCAGAAATATGAGAACAATAAAAACAAACACAGACGGGTGGGATTGCGTACCCGAACTAAAAGAGGTAGCAGATATCCTAGAAGGCCTCCGGGAAGAAAAATATGAGATAGATAATTGTGTAAGGAAAACATCATTAAATGATATGGTTACACAATTGAAAGATCAATTACAAAAAGCTTTAGATGAGTTAGAGTATATCGACATAGACGTTGAATATAAAACGGTTTATGATTATGATTAATGAAATGTATTGGGATAACTTTAACGTAGAGTTATATAATAAAATTAAAAAAATAAAAATGGATAATAAAGAAGAATATCAGTCTGTAAGTCAAGCAGAGACAGTAGACAAGTTTAGACGTGTATTAATGGAAGTGTTTGATGGAGATGCAGAAGCAATGCTATCAGAAATAGAACGTAGAGCCGCTGAGTCAGAAGACTATGAGACTGCAGCACAAATGAGAGATTTGACTATTAAATTAAAAAAGTCTGATTGATTAGTAAAACTGTGATATATATATCATTATGAAATCAATTAAAGTTACCATGAAGGAAATATATGATGCTATGCGTCCTTCAGTACAAAAAAATAAAAAAAAGTATACACGTAAAAACAAGCATAAAAATAATAAAGAGTCAAGCCAATGAAATATCTAATACATAGATTACAAGGTGATTTAAATTTACAAATCGAAGAATTTAAAACCAAAGAAGAGGTAGATAAAAAACGAAAATACTGGCACCAGCAGTATCATGATGTTATAATATTAGATGAAAATGATATTAATGAATTATATTTAAAATCTAGCGGTACTAGTACAACTGACAGAATTGTACGAGATAATCCAACATGGAGCCTATAATGAAATCATCAATTAGAACATATAGAATTATATCTATCACATTAATGATACTTTGTGGAGTAATCTTAATGCATTCGAACCATCAAAAGAATAAAGCAGCAGAAATGGTAGATGAACATTTTGATTTAGTCGAAGAATATTATCACGTCTTTGATGAAGTATTAAAATTAGAACAGGAAACGTCTCAGCTATATGATAAAATAGATAGCTTGGAATGGTACATACTAGAATCAGAAAAAATAGACACAACAAATGAATAATATAGATTCAATAATTAAACGTTACTTCAGGATACGAAGGAACCGGTTAGCAAGAAGAATAGCAAGAATAGTTTTATTAAAATTTATAGTACGTTAGTACGTCTCTACGAGACATATAACATAAAAAGGAAATAAATGTCAGTACCAGTAACACCAGTAAATATTTTAGTATGTTGGTTTATAGTAGTAGCAATAGTTGCATTCATAGTAACAAAACAATCCAAATAACATTGAGTATGGATGACCCAATTATAATGCAAAGTGTAATGATAATGTTTATCATGATATTTGCCGTTGCAACAATACTTAAAGATGAATTATGAGTGATAAAACAATAATTAAATTGGCAGAAGAAATATCATTTAGATTGCTAGCTACCAAGAATCATGATGACTTTGATTGGTTGGTAGAACAGTTATCCGATTATATTGAGGATGAGCAATTAAAGATAATTAAGGATATGGAAGATCTTTATGGACCAAATAAAGCTTACGGAGTATGATAAATTCGGGAAGAGAATGGGATTGGATGGACAAGAAAAAGAAGACGGATGAGCATTGTCATTACTCCGGACTACCATCACCAACGGCATATGGCACAGATGAAGTAGGATCCGGACAACCTTCACCAGGTGACTATGAACATGCAACTCTTATTTTAAAAGAAGCATCAGCTTATGGTTTAGAATGGGAAGTCAAAGAGACAGCAGCAAAGTATGTGAAAGAAGGATACAGGTATGTTGACGCTTTTGAAATGGCATATCAAGATTGGGTAAAATGAAGACACGTGCCTTTTAATCAAAGGCTAGTTCAGTCCATAGAATGATGAGAAATGGTTTGATAGCCATATGGAAATATCTTAGCAGCAATTAAATTTGCAAGAGTGTATGAGGATAAACGCGAGACGTTGAGGTTGTGTCGCCAGGCGCAGATTAGTCGTCCTTGAGATAGCGTTCATTTAGTTAAGATTAATAATTAAGAAGGGGAAATTGCAATGTTTCCCCTTTTTATAAAAGACATTGAAATATGAAAAAAATTATAAAATTAATTAAAAAGGCTTTTGCCTATAGCAAATGGATAGAAGAAGAAAAGATCCGGATAGCAATAAAAAATAATTCAGCAGACGGTTTAAGATGAAAAAAAGACTATATATATTGAAAGAGTATTTAAAGTATAAGAAGCATATAGCATATGTAGAGAATAGAGTATTAGAAGTGAGACAAAGCATATGTAAACAAGCTATTATATATGGTGTCGTGAATGAAACCCATAGAGAGTTATATTTGAAGTACAATGACTATCTTAAGACATTTGATCCGGATTTACTTTTAGACTAATATTGGTATATTATGCATATCGAGTACTACCGGGTGTAGAAATCATATGGTATGTAGTACTCCTGGGAACCATATTGAAGGTCGATGAAAAGTGCCGTACAAGTAGAATTCACGGTACTAGGGTAATCAAGGTATGGAGTGTGTAGGTAGGCTAGACAAGAAAGTAAACCTTCCTTTCAGGCGCGTAGCAAAGTTTTTATAGGGCATACCTTCTATATCTCCTAGAAGATAGGGGAGAAGGCCAGAAGTTATTTTTAGTCCAATATACGTGCTTATTTTTAGAAGTATTTTTAGTCCAATATGTGTTTATTTTTAGTCCAATACCCATTTATTTTTAGTCCGATACCAGTATACTTTTAGAATGGTGGCTACTTTTAGTCCAATACCCATTTATTTTTAGTCCAATATGCGTTTATTTTTAGAATAATATACATTTACTTTTAGACTAATATGTGCTTTTAGATGCGTTATATAAGGTTTCCTAGCTATACAGCGTAAAGTTTTTTTAGAAAAAGGTTGGATTCTTGGAGTATTCTTCTTATTATATAGAAAAATAAAAAGATATGACAAGAGCAAGTACATTTTATAAAAGGAATTATACAAATGGTTATCAGGAGAAAATTGATTATTGGGCGACGGAATTAATGATCGCAGTAAAATATGATGACGGCTTGAATATGCAGAAAGCAAAAAAGAAATTAGATCATTTCGTACCAAAGCAACGAGAGTTTATCTTAAAGAAAAATCAAGACCTCCTAGGAGAAAGAATAGGATTGATAACGAAATAAAAATATCGCCCTGGTATATGGCATTAATTATATACTCATATCTCTAAATGGGCGCAGACTTCATATCCCTGCGCCCTTTCTTACTTTTTGGATAATAATATTGTGAATAACTTTTTTTAAACTTTTCTGGTAAAATGCTTGACACGTGTACTTTTTTTCCTTATATTTAAGTAAATTAAAAAATAAGATATATGTATAGTTTAAATTGTGATTATTATGAAAGAGAGTTCGAAACGATTGATGAGCTCGTAGATGATGTAATTAGTTCGGGTATGGATCCGAATTATGTAATTATGTATAATGGTGTCGGGACGGGCAGCGAGGTAATAGATTTTATTCAATTTTAAAAAAAGAGATATGGACCAAGTAGAATTAAATGATTGGTTAAGTAAAATAATCCCAATCATAAATCAATTAAAGGAAATCGATGTAGATGGTGAGCAGCTGCAATACATATTAGAAGAGATTGGTATGGATGAGCAGATGTATAAGCAGTTACATGTTACGTATGGCACTAATAAGGGTTGGATGCCTTAATAGAAAAATAATTTAAAAATAATTAGGAAAAAGGTTGACACGTGTTGATTTTTTTCTTATATTTAAGTATAATTAAAAAAAAGGATATGAAATTAGATGTTAGTATTAGATTTAAAAATGGGTATGATGCAATTACTAAAGCAGATACCAGAGCAAAAAAAGAAAATAAAGATTGTGTAGTTAGAGCATTTATGAATGCATTCGATGTATCATATAATGAATCGCATAAATTTGTTGAAAAGCATTTTGATAGAAAACGTAGGAAAGGGACATTTGGATGTGCTAGAAAGATGTTGAAGATGGTTGACAAAAGCATTCCTAGTTTAAATAGGAAGAAAGTTGTGCATGTTGGATCACATCCGAAAAGAGGAATGTCTGGTAATACATTATTGAATACACAATATCCCATCTTTAAAAGATCCAGACTTAATGGAGAAACGATTATTGAAAAAACATATGCGGGCTATACCGTAGGAAAGTTTATTCAGCAGCACCAGCAAGGGACTTATATAATATTAGTGGCAAAGCATGCATTAGCAGTTAAAGACGGCGTGATGATAGATAATGGAGATCAAAACGATGCGCTTCTGCAAAACCAATTAAGGGATCAGCGAAGATGTATGGAAATATTTAAGATAATTTAATTTAAAAATAGTTAGGAAAAGATTAGGATCCTAACTTTATTTACCTTATATTAGTGTATATTAAAAAATAAGAGATATGAAAAAAGAAAATTTTAAATACAAAAAGGAAGTAGCAGAAGCTATATCATTAATGAATAATGAGCTGTTTAAATTTAGACATTCCCATGGGTTAAAGCAATTAACTAATGAGGATGCGCTGTTAAAGAAAAAGGTCGAGCAAATACAATTCGATTTCTGGAAATTGCAAGATGAAATAGAAGCACAGTTATTATATAAAAAATAAGAGATATGATTAAATTTGAAGAATTGAATAGAATTTTAGAAAAAGTAAAGCAGGCGCCTGGTAATGATGATGTGACATATGAAGTGCAAGGATATAAGACTGCATATGATTTATGTGATGAGGGTTATGATTACTCGACGGTAACTTTAAAGATGGGATTATTTAGTAATGTGTATCTGGATGACATCCCGTTAAAACATTTAAGCATAAGCCAATTCCAGGATGTGATCACAATGATATTCTCAGTATCACATTATGAAGAGAATATTTTCCAGACAATTTAAAAAAAAGATTTGAAAAATAAATGGGAAAAAGGTTGACTCGTGTTCTTTTTTTCCTTATATTAGTGTATATTAAAAATAAGAGATATGAAATTAAATGGAGGATTATTAAGTGAAGGCACATCAGAATATGTTAAACTGAGAAAAGCGTGGAAAGCGTGGAATGCCAAATGTCACCCAGAAGACCGAATTGATTGGGAAGACTATTATGACGAGCACAAAAAATAATTTAAAAAACTT